GGACCAGTTGGGCCAGTCGCGCCCTGAATGCCTTGTGATCCCGTAAAGCCAATTGGACCTTGCGGACCAGTTGGGCCAGTCGCGCCCTGAATGCCCTGCGAGCCAGTGAAACCCTGCGATCCCGTAAACCCCCTAGAACCCACAAAACCCGGTCTACCAACGATAGGCCCAGCATTTACCCAAGAATCACCGTTAAATATCCAAAGATTCCGTGATCTAGCATCAAGAACTGCAAAACCCGAGTATCTCTGGGGGAATGCTTCATTTAACACCTGTTGGGGGTCATTTGGTGGATTAGCATTAACATCAGCAACTGTGCCTTGTAGACTGATTTGTGTCTCTACTGCTTTCTCAAAGATAGTTACGAAATTATTTTCAATTTTTTTAAAGGCATCATACAAAGTATCACTATTTGATACTTGATTAGGGAGCCCTACATTAATTGTTTCTCTTCCGTTAATACTCATCATTTTCTCTTTTTATTGTATTTATCTATAATCGCCGGTTATAATGTAAAGACTTAACTTCTTCCGTAAACCCTAAATCAATAATAACCAGTCTTCCTTGATACAGTCCCCAGTTTACCGACCAGCCAAAATCTATTGGATCTATAGTAGTGTTTGCAACTAAATCAGATACTTGGTCAACGTACTTTTTGAAACGTTGAATTTCTTCTCTTGTCTTATTGTCTTTTTTTAGTGATTCAATTATATCTGAATATGACGACTCAAAATTATATTGTTGGCCCAGTTGCGATCTAACTGCCATTACTAAATCATATGGGTCACGACACCCAAGAAGTTTAGCCAATTGCTTATTGGATTTTATTTTCTCAGCTTTTTCAGTCTGTATCCAAGTTGGGTTAGGATTCTTTTTATCATAGTCAATCAGAGGAATGACTATATCCATCTTAGCTATAAAAGAGTCAGTTAATATATCAACCTCGGCTGCGTTTTGGGCCATGCCCTTTTTATTTTTGGCTACCTTGAGAATCGTATCTCTATCGTTATCGGGGATTATAAAGGCCACCCTGGAGCTTCCAGTGCCTATTTGTTTTGCTCTAAGCTTGGCATATTGAACTCTTTTGGCGAAAGACTTATCATGACCTAATTGTTCTTCATCCCAGTCACTTGGGAGAGCCATTTCACCAATTTCGGTATTCTCTAACGTAAGTTCATTTATTTTCATTTACGATACCTCAAACATCTTTAAGACTAATGCAAGTCCGTCTTTTACCTTTTGCCTGTCTGCTTCTGCTCTTGCTTTAGCATCAATAGTTTCGGCTTTGTCTCTTTTCGTGTTGTTAATGTCAGTTTGGGCTTTCTCAATGTACCTGGTAATAAACTTTTTTATGAAGTCTTCATAGTCTGTAAAACCTGCCAAATCTCCGTGCCCAAACATATTGTTAAGCTCTAAGCTTTTTGCGAAACCCTTAACACCCTGCACTAAGTTACTTATCTTGACATTGTTAATATCAATGCCTGAATTTTTCTTTAGTTTGTCATCAATCTTGGGACTGGCTATTTTCTGTCTTGAAGCTAACCATTTGAACGTATCTAAAATGTAGGTTGATGGGTTATTAGTGATAGTTATTAACTCAGTATCCTTACGTTTACTAAAGGGGACGATTTTGTTGTTTGAAAGCTTTAACTGTACACCAGCATGTTGTATACTCATATTCATGATTTCCCCGAACACACTAAACATATTACCAGTTAAAAGCCCTTTGATACCTCTTTCAGGAGTTACACGGGCTGCACCCCAGTCAGCTAGACGTTCGGGATGCCACATAAAATCAACCTGCACATATTGGTCTTCTCCTACCTTAAAGATAGGATGTCCTGTAGTGTTTTCTGTAGGATGTAAGTAGTCTGGTTTGTTAGTTTCAATAAACTGGTCTACAAGCTTATTCCAAAAACTAGAAAATTGTGAGGGGCTTTTGTTTTCTTCTATTTCAGGCGCAATAATTTGAATATCAATATCACCGTAGACTTTATCATCATTATCTATATCATAATAGGCTGTGCTTCCTGTAGGTCTACCTATTTTAATGGGAGGTAACTTCATAGTAGATAACCAACTATTAAAGTCAGCTTCAAATTCCTTCATTAAAGATAGGACAATTTTTACAATAGATGGGGTGATTACCGTTTTTTGCGTGGCAGTAGAGGCCCAGCCTCCTTCTATCACCATTTTTTTGATAGTTCTCCAAGCATGTTCTTTTAGCTTTGGTTCTCGGTACATTTTGCCAACGCCGATAGTATAGTCAATATTTCTACCTTTGCTTTCAACAAAACCAAACTGTTTATAAAACTTGACTAGTCTTGCTCTTGAAGTTGTTCCACCCTGTTTATCTTTTACTGTTGTCGTGAGAACAATTCTCTTTTGTTTTTTATCTGCGTAGTCGGTAAGCATCTGTATAGCTTTTGAACCAAGCCCTTGTCCTCGCTTGCCTTTACCGACTATCAAACTATGTAGAGTAATTGTGTCATCATTTTCAGTTACAATTACTGATTGTAAACCTAGTTTAGTTTTAATCTGATCTTCAATGTCAATAGATTCGGAAAGAATATCCAAGATTTTCATATGGGCTTTTCTCCCGTGAGATACGGGCGCGAAAACCATAAACGGAACCACTCGTCAGTGCCAGGTTTGATGTTGTACTTCTTTTGAAGCTCTCCCTTTTCATTACCTGTTATAGATATGTTGGAACCCTCGAGGGACTGAGTGTCAATTCCCGAAAGTTTTTTTAGTTCGTTAATTTCATCATCGTTTTTGCTCATACTATTATTTATCTAGTATGAGCCTAAAGTACTAGAAAATGACTAGAGTAGCGTTAGAACCGCCTTACAATGCGTCCTCGTGACAAATCATATGGGGTAAGTTCAATCTCAACTGTGTCACCCATAGTGATTTTGATGTCGTTCTGTCTCATTTTACCAGAGATATAACCTAGAACAACATGATCATTAGGTAGCTTTACTCTAAAGTTGGCATTTGGTAGTATTTCTACTACTTCGCCCTCTAGTTTCATCACATCTGCTTTTGCCATTAGTTCTCCAACTCATTTAATACAGTCATTTTGGTTAAATTCTCCTTCTCAAGCTTTCTGTATTGTTCACCCAATTCAACTAGAACTTGTTAGTCTTTTTTTAACTCTAATTTAAGAATAGAATGTTTAATCTTTCTTGTATTACAATGACACAGTAACTTAAATATTACAAGGCTTGTAAATTAAAGTGAAATTCAATATCATACAAGAATGATTAAGGTATCTACTATTAGACCAGTCTGATAAATTAAGTTTTGTGTATAGTGACATTATATCTTCTTCAGGTATAATTCACCGTTTTCTTTTATGTCGATTGTAATGTTATCACCTTCTTTCCAGCCCAAACTTTTTAGTAAAGGCATTGGAAAAGGAATAATCAAGTTACCTTCTTCATCTTCCTGTGTAATTACTTCATATCTTGTTTCATTCATGCTTGTTGCTTTCTACTAAAAACTTCTGATAACTTATCTTCTAACTTGCTCACCGGATCTTCGTCGTTCTGAAACTTAATAGCTATCCCCCCATGCTCTTCCCAAGGTATAGTATTGCCCTTATAATCATCAATCAAGATGTTAGGGGTACCGTCTGCTTGCTTAGCATACTTGAATTTTTCATGTTCAAAAATTACTGCCGGTGCATTGGGAATATGCTTTGCTAACCACTCTTTCTTTCCACGGATGCTTCCCATCTCATCAAAGTTCAAAGGGCTGCTTAAAATCACATAATTGTCAGTGTATTTTTCAATGATTGAGATAATTTCAGATACATTAGGAAAAGCAGGAATACTACGGAATAGATGATAAGCGTCGCTGTTCTTGAAGAATGCCTGCCACTCTTCGTTAGTCATATGCGCATAATGCTCTACGTCATGAATTTCGGCTGCATAATTGTATAGGTCAGATAAAACACCATCGAGGTCAAGATACACAATAGGGTTAACTGACTTTTCTTCTAGTGGTAGCTTAGTTACTTTCATTTTCTAAAGGTTTCAATTCGTTAAAATTATCAGGGAAATTCCGAGGAATGTAATCTTTAAACATCACAGGAGTTCTGTCAGGACAAATTTCATTCAATGAATGTATTCTGTCTTCGTATTTTAACCTAAGTACCATAATTTGCTTGTCAATAACTTTTTCATCTTTGTGAGCAAAGCCAAGTATCAACCTTTTTGCAGTTTCAATTTTCTCTACTATTAGTTTTTTATTTAGTAAGTTGTCTGTTAGAATAGGAAAATCCCAATCATTGTCAGTAACAAAACAGTAATATTTAAGATTCATTATAGTTTCCAAATAGAAAAGATTAGATAATCATTCTTATCTTCAAAGTAGAAGAGGTATCCATCATCTACTTCCATTAATTTCCAGTCGCCCATACAATTCTTTTTGCACCAGTCCATAATAGGGCCCAGCTGCCCATATTCAAGTTTGACAGGAACTTCATAATAGTGTTCAAGAATCTCATTCATCTGTGATATTTATGCTACACCCAAAGGTACAGCATATATTTACCAAACAACTCTAACCCCTCCCGAATACGTTGATAGTGTAGCTCATGTCCAACTCGGTCATACCAATACTCGTTTTTTGCACGGAATATTTCAAGTTTGTCGGTTGTAGGACTAATGTAGTCCATGGTCTCAAAATCAACCTTGGGTTTAATATGGTGGTAGTTTGAATCCCAGTCACCTGTAAGAATTTGCTGAAAACTCCATATCATCTTGTCAAGAATTTCATTCCATTCTTTTTCTGCCTGCTCATAAGGGGTAGCACTATCTTCGTGAATGAAATCAAAACACATCTGGTTATAATCTACCACTTCAATGCCCTTGATAAGTTCTGAGGGGATAGAAGGTGCCCTGTCTTTGTGTTCTAAAAGTAATGGCAAAATTATTCTTGCCAAAGTTATCTCAATTGAATTGGTATCCCATGGATCAATTCTTATCTCGGCCCGTTGACCAATGTTGCGATAGTATTTTGAAGTTTTTACTTTCATTCCACAACCTTAATTTTTCCGTTAATACACCAATACTTCTTGTTTGTAATTTCAGGAAAAAGAATAAGGGCAAGAGTAATTTTCTTTGCATCATAAAGCTTCTCTGGTAATTTGTCAAGGCTATCTGACTGACAAACAAAGTTTTGGGTATCTTTCTCGTAAAAATAAAAATTACCCTCAATCTCTTCGCCCACAAGAACAGGAATAATTGCTCTGACTAGAACATCATTTATGATGAACTTTACTTGTTTGGCTTTCTCAATAGCTTTGCCACACAAGAACATAATGTAGCCAATTACTATAACAGCAAGAATTTCAAAACCTGACATAACTATCCCTTATAGCTTCATTGATGAATATGAATGGTTGGCATAAGCATGTTTCTGTTCGTCTTGTCTAACACATTTTATCATGTCAGATAGTTTTGCATCATTGGCTAACTTATAATACTCTATAGCCAAACGGGGTGCAGGAATATCCTCAATTTGTCCGTTTTCAATCATTTCTAAGTATGAAGTGTAACTTTTTACTGCCTCTTCCTCAAAGAACCCTATCATAGTATGGGCAGTTTTGGGGGAGACTACATAAAGAATAAAGTAGAAATTCCAAAATATAGCCTGAGCTACAAGTATCAACATTCTTTCAATAAAATTGGGCTTTGCAATCTCAATAAAGAACATGAGGTGCATTCTTTCGTTTTCAGCTTCTGCTAATAATTCTCTGATCATTGAATCGTAACGATGATCCATATTACGCAAGCTTTTTAAGTGTATCCACATTCCAGCCACCATACCAGGAACACCGGCAATTGTTTCTAAAACAACTGCTCTATGACCATATCTTTTTTGGAAGAATAGATCAGCTAACAATCTAAAAAATTTAGTTAACAAACGTGCTATAAAGTCAGACATGATATTTCTCCTAACTGTATTTAAGCAACAATTGTAAATTGAAAATAAATTGTAGTAACTCGGTAACACACTTAAAGATAGATGTATAAAGGACCCATAACAAACTTCAATCTCTTGACCAACGAACTCCGTCAAATTTCTCCGGCATATTATCTAAATCAATTATCCTTAACTTAAAGTTTTTAGCTTCGGGGTCATGACCGAGATAACCCCTAGGATTACATGCAACAAAGGTATCACCTACATAATAACAATGTGGATCATGCATATGTCCCAGTGTCCAAAGCTTAATCTGAGGACGATCATAAATGAAGTCAAACAGGTTACTTGCATACCCGCCATTCATGTAATATTCTTTTTGGTATTTGGGGTGCACACTTAAAAACGTAGGAGCATGGTGACTTACTACAATATATTTCTTTGTAGCATCACTATCTACAATTTTCTGTATATAGGAAACGGTGTCTTTGTGATGCTTAAACGCATCAATGGGAGAGAAACTACGATAGTTTAGTTTACTGTTACGAATAACTCTAAAATCATTTATCATGTTCTCAAGCAAGTGCATAGTAATAGGGTCACTCTTATTCATGTCGGTCCAAAGAGTTCCACCAACAAAAACATAACCGTCAATCTCTATACTATCTTGTTCAAGGAAGTGAATGTTAGGAAATGCCTTCATTTCTTCATAAATCCAATCATAGAAGTCAGGATATCGTCCATGATAGCCTTCGTGGTTTCCAGCTACATAAACTACATGCTCGTATTCGCTGCTAACATGATTAAAGAATTGACGGTACTCGGACGCAGCCCGAGCATGGCGACTTGTTTTTATATCATCTGTCAAGGCATTTTCGCTCGTGGGATGTTCATGCAAACTATGTGCGACACAGATATCGCCGCTAAGGATTAACACCTTTGCTTTCTCAGTGTTGGATAAGGTGATATTACGAAATTCAAGGTGCAAATCTGAACAAAGGGCAATTTTAGTCATAATAGTAAATTTATTATAATACAGTATTATAAAAATGTCAAATATCAACCAATATTTAGGGTAGTAAAATGCTCCGATATTATTTAGGATTGAGAATTATAAAAGCTGTTGGGTCAGGTTAGATATCCATAGTTACTATTCTGGGACATATACTCATTAGTCTTACTTGAAACCAATCTACCCAAATGCAGGTACAATCAATAACTTTTCAGGTAGTCCGTTTCTATCTTTTTCGACAGCTTTATTGTGAATGAACCAGTTATCAGGGAATTTTTCTGCGTTTTTTCAACTTACCCTCATATGCTTCTGTTTATAATGCTACGGCTGTTCTTTAACGGACATAAAATCCGTTAAAGTTGGGAGCGTTGACTGCTCTACGATGACTGATAGCTTCTGAGTTCAACCACGGAGCGTGCGATTTTAAGTCCGCTTTAATACGTTCACTAATACTTTCTGCGTTATTTACAATAGATTTCAATAGGTAATTTGCAGCGCCGTGCGGCGAACCTTCATCTAGTAAACTTGTCACAACACGACTGCTTCGGACTCTATTTTTAAACCATAATGCCGATGCTACCATAGAATATGATTTATAAGTAGCACGTATGTGAGTGCGAGACTTGTCAGTCTTTTGAAAAGCGCCAGCTGGGGCCCAGGAGCGCATTTTTCCTACGTAGATAACTTTACCTTTTTTTCTAGCAAATGTAAGATTATATGTGATACCAAGCTTAAAATTAATATCATAATTTTTGCGTCGGCGCATAAGTATTTTTCTTATGTGGTAGGGTGCAACATCCTTTTTTAATAAGTATCTTAAGTAGGGGTCATAGCGTTTTCTACGCTTCATAAATCTGCTAGTATCTTTAAATGCCATTCTTGTTCTCCTTGGATATATATTTCTGTATAATTTCTAGTTGATTCTCTTGACACAAAGTCCTTATCTATCTCTATACAGCAACAGTGTCTGGATTTTCGCAATCTTCACCACTTTGATGGATAAAGCTTTAATTACTGAAATAGCAACTTGAATATATTCACCCAAGCCGAGGCAATTAAACCTCATCAGGCCTTTTCTTTTTCTCAAACATAGAATAATTGGCATTCCAGTCAAAATTGGGATCGGTTTACTTTACTATTCCGTTTAATAGCAAATTGGTGAGAATTTACTATCAATATAGCTTTGTATCCTCCCGCACAAAGTATCAATTAACTAAAACCAACCATTGCCCACAGATATTTCACACTTCCCATTAAACAAATTAGGATAGGTGTCTTCTAGGTATTGGATAAATTCCGGGCTCATAATTTCGATACTTTATCATATGAAAGATTATATCCATTTTTATAGACCAAACTTATCAAATCAATCAAGCTTGTCAATTCAAGCTGTTTCCTCTTCCCAGTCCCCGTATGTCATGCAATATTGTAAAAAGTCTTCCCAAGTACCTTCATATTCAATTGAATTTGAAGGTGCGACAGGTTTGTAATCATCATCAAAGTTGCGAACTACTTTGATCTTTCCGGGCCAAATGTGATATTCATATTCTTGCAACAAATCATGGTCTAGACGGGGTGCCACGATACAAGTATTTCCGGCAACTTCATTACCGTTTTTCATGTGGGCCACAAGCTGTGCTGCAAGACAGCCCATACCTTCAAACACGATAGTATTATCGTCACTGATACCGTTAACAAGAATCTTAGAGTTGAGAAACTTAGCAATAGTAAGCCCAAGACACACGATGTCTCCATCAAGCCTATTGAAAATACAGACAAAAGGAGTAGTTTCATTCTCTTCATAGATGTAAGTTAGCGAATAAATACAAAGAGAATAAGTGGTCTTATCATCTTCATTAATGCAAGTTAGGCTCATTTACTTTCTCCTTGGACTTAGTGTTTGACTTCAAACTGCTCGTAAAGATGACTACTTGTCCTTATTGTCACAAGTCGGGGTAAAAATACTGCAACTTAACTAGCCCCTACGCATCTTAGCAATATCTTCTGCCTGTTCTTTTGACCAAACAGGCTGTAAATTAGATTTGTGCATGACAGCAATACCAAGTAACTTACGCTCACCATCATACTTTTTGGCGGGCTTTGCAGGCATATGACCAACCAACAAACCCTCAGATGGATAAAGCTCACGATGGTTACTAGTGTATGTAGGAATCTTATTGAGACCTTTTCGTGGTGTGACCTTAGCCTTGCCCTGAATATAGGCAATATATTGTTCAATTGTTTTCTCAGGTAGCCTGCACTTTTTCATGAGCTTGTTATGCTCACGAAAGTCTTTGACTATCTTATCATTGATAGTCACAGGCTTGTTCTTACGCTTGTGCGTAGAGATAGTGGACAGACGTTTATCTATATGCATAGTCATAGCAAGTTTATATCAGACTTTCTGTTTAATGTCAATCTAAAGGAATACCGGGATCTACTGAACGTCCCATATAATGATCGTCGGTTACACAGAAAAATTGAATAGCAAGTTGTTCATTGATATATTTCTTTGCCTCTTCGCCGGCAAGCTTGACACAATCTTCTTTGCTAATAGTAGGAAACTCTTGCTTTTCTAAAAAATTAGAGGTATATGGATCTAAGATCATTACCAATAGCCAATATTTCATTACTTTACTTCCTTTACCGAGTCAGTGTTATCTATCCTTTTGTTTTCGGTTTGTTATACAAGGATACGTTATGCTTGTTGACACAATATACTCAAAAATACATAATGTCAACAAGCTAATTAAGTTTTAACCGTAAAAAATATGATTTCCTATTATAGCTAATCTACGCTTTTTCCAGCCTGGATTAGTTCTAGTTGAATGGAAGAACAACGCACCATCCATGTTGTCTAGTGCCCTTCCCTTACTAAGGATTTTATCGGCTAATTGTTGGCTTTCAGCCCATGCCTTACCTGAAGGTATAGACCAACGCCATGTACGGTTTTTAGTCCAAGAGAATTGATTTCTCTCGTAAACAACACCGCAAATTGTGTTTTTGAATTTTGGGCTCTTTACCCTGTTGAGCGTTACCTGTGCAACTGCTCGTTTTCCATGTTCATTCTCGCCTCTAGCCTCATGATAAATGTTCTTAGCTAGGCAGAATTTATCTTTTTCAGTGTAGTTATGTTGAAGCTTACTCGCCTCTTTAAGTTCTTTGACTTGTTTGGGAATCATGACAATATCATTGCCCTGTATATTTTCAGTCTCAGTGGCTTCGGCACAAGAAGCCAATATCATTGTAAGTGCCGCAAGCAATATCTTTACATTAAATAGCATTTTTCAACCTTTATATGGCCCATAACAGAATTAGCAAGACCTTGAATGTTACTAAAGAACACCATGCTAGTCACGTTATCAGCGCATCAGATAAGCTTGAAAACAAAAACGCCCCAGGGTTTTGGGGCATTGTTTTTGAATCTAACCTATGCTGCTTTTAGTCGAAGAATAAAGTCTTGTATTTTTCCTTTCTGCTATAAAGCTTCTTGGACTTTACAACTTTAGGGCGCAAAAGAGAGCCAGACTCATAGAAAATCTTGGCTCGCATTTTTGGACGCCCGACCTGGATATGAATAACTTCTTTCTTCATAGTCGTAATATACTAGTGTCTGTGCTAAAAGTCAACACTAAGTATAATGTATTTATGGCCAAAACAAGCTAAAAACACTATCTATTGTGTCATTAGTCTAAAATTTAGAACGGCCTATCCAAACTATCAGTCGTTGTCTCTCTCAAACTTGACTTCGGTGATAGAGCGAATTGAAAAGCTACGCCAAGCATTCTTTTCCAAGTCATAGACAGGAAGACTGGTTTCTGACTTCTTGCGTTCAGGCTTTGTTTCTGTTAACTCTTGCTTGGGAAGCATATCGTCACGCAAGGTGCATTTCATTTCACGCAAAGAACCGTCCTTCTTAGTAAAGGTTACAGTAGCAACCGTGACGGATAGAACTCCTTTGAGCCAAGACTTAAAAACGTCCCAGTCATTGTCGTTATAGTTGTCACTGGGCCGGGTAATAACTAGCATTTTAATCTCCACGTCTAGAATTGGTTAGAATTTGAAATATAGATGTTGCTATATAATAGATACCTACTATAATCAAGCAAATTGACCAAATAAGCAACGATAGTGTAAAATGTGCTATTTCCCGAAATGTCACACTGGATCCCCTGCAGGTTTCCTAGGCTTAGTGATGCCCAAGATCTTGCGTTCGTTAGGAGTTAAACGCTCAAATGCATTGAGCCTGATATTATAGTTACGCCAGGCTGCCTTACGTTTAGCCAGGTTCTTCTTGGACTGTTGTACTAGCTTTTCCCAGTAGGTTCTTACCTCATCGTCCTTAAGGAACAATAACATGCCTTGGTTGGCAGAAACAAGCTCAACAATAACCTTACGTAGAATACGCTCGTTCTTGTTGATTTTACCTGGAACATTGGCATCCCGAAGAATTTCATCAACTAGTTCCTGGTCTAGCATTGATTCCTTAGCCATAATTATCAGTCTGCCTTTTTAATTTTCTTACCGTTTCTATTAGTAGCTAAGCCGAAGGCAATTTTTTCTTCTTCACTGAGCTTGGACAGAATTTTTTCTTTTTGTTTTTCTAGCTCAATCTTAGCTTCCCTTTCTTTTTTATCTTTTTCTGTTTTTTCATCAAGGCTAGTGACCCATGCTTTTAGCAACTTGTTCTTCTCTAGAAGCTTTGAAAACTTTGGATCATCTCGGAAGGTTTTAACTAATAAGTCAGCTACCTTCCGTGCATCATCATAACGGGCGTAGTGATAATATGAACGTTTACCTGAGTCATGATAATTTGCGTGCATTTTTTAATCCTATAGTTGCTTTAAGAACGACATTACAGTCGTTAATATCTAAAAGCAACCTAAATATTATAGAATTTTACCCAAAAGCTCTTTCTGTTTATAGAAAGCTTCAAGCTCCCAAGGAAGATTGCGATACTCCTTGAAAGTCATCCTAGACTGATCAACTCTATATATCTTGCCCTCCCAAAGAATATTACCGGCCCTAGACACAGCTAACCTTTTTTCATATATCTGGTTAATATGAACCAATTCATGTATTAATGGCTCAATTAGCTCCTGTAGCGAAAGCTTATTGCTAAGATGTATGATGTGTTTGGCTAAATGAGTCAAAGGAGTTTCAGCATATACATTATTACCAAGATTTAAAAATTTGATAGTTATTTCTTTTGGAAGTGTAATATGTAAAAAAATAGCCCGACATAGACTTGTAACCAATTTGGCTTTGTCTATGTCGGGCTTGGTTTCAAATTCAATATTGACTTTCATCAATGTATTTATAATCAAGTGGTACAGATCTGCGTACTGTTACTGTCTTCTATTTCAATGTGTAACTAGATTTGTCATGCTTGTTGGGGGCACAGTCAATTTGATCCACTGACATACGAAAATAGCGAGGATCAATTTTATCCTAGTAGATAATTTCTCCGATTTATAGATTATTGTTGGCCAGCAAGTATAATCAAAAATTAAGTGATTACCCTTGATCAGGACTTTATCTTTATTCTGGTGACCCAGAATAAAGCGAGACTTACAGTTGATAACAATATCATCCAGCATGTAAACCTTATTGTGTTCTCTAACCTTGGCGTTCCAGCGCTGGGCCATTTCTTCATCCATCTCGGTCACATCATCCCAGGGGCGAGTCTTGGTCATATCATAATTATGGTATTTTTAGATATTTTGGTGACTATAATATGAGTAGTCAGAGATGTAAAAGTCTTTTTATGTTTTAGGATACTAATTTAAATTGACATGATATTATACGATTAGTTATGACAAATGATAAATATATGTTATGAGAATACACGAAATTTTAACTGAAAAAGAAGTCATTCCTTACCAGTCTGAGCCAATTCACACTGACAAAATTAGTCAACTTGTTGAGTTGGCTAAACAAAATTGCTCGGAATTTTTAGAGAACAACCTCGTTAGTCCTCTTTGGAGAGGCACCGGCAGAGAACACCCGTACATAAGAATTGTAGATCCTAGTATGGGAGTTAGAAAATCACAAAATACTACTAACCATTATACTGAATTGATGGATAACTCTCCCTATTATGAAGGATGGCCAAAAAGAGGCAAGTCACTTATCTGTAGCACTTCAAAATACCGGGCTATCGAATACGGAAGATTGTATGCAGTGTTACCTTTTAACAAAACTAAGATAGCAGTAGCTAGCAAGTCTGATATTTGGTTTACCGACATATATTTCCCAAAACTTGATTGGATTACCAACTTCTATAAGTTCAATAATTTTATGGGTAATAGAGGTTTGGGATTCCCTGAAAATTACGAAGATATGGTATGGTATAGCAAGAGTGATACTTTCGCCGATATCTTTCGTAGAGAATTTTATGATGCATACGACTTTGACCCGTCTAATTTCATAGACTATATACAGAAGTATATGGCACCATACCGAGTTGGGTTCAGTCTTGAAGATACTTCGTCTTTTAGCACTAACGAATATCCTAAGAAAGAATGTTGGTTTAGTGGCAAATGTATCATAATAGAACAAGACACTTATCAATCAATGTTAGAAGCATTTTAGCCAAATAAGAGATTAAATGGGCTACCTATTTTTAGCCTAAAGCGGGTAATGAAAATCTAACTTGCGCATCTACAATGGCAAGATAGCAGGCTAACACTACATAATACCGCATTTATAAACTATACAGCTTCTGCTATCGGCTCTGTCAGCAGATGCATATTGTATATCTTGTATAGCTTCTGTGTTCTTTAACTTAACATATTCGCCCATTTTTAAGTATACAAGATTGTTTAATCTGGAGCTTCGTATGGGAATCGAACCCATGACCTCAGGATGGAAGCCTGATACGTTACCTCTACGCCAACGAAGCATCTATATCTTGCGGAGGTTCGAATCGAACGAACGTAAGGGTAGCTTATGAGACTCCCGGAGATCCAACACTCGCTCCGCTACAATATTTATGCCCACTAGAAAATAACAGCATATTTTCAAAAATATGTATTTTTCTCTGTTATGATCTGAATACAGCATATTTTCAAAAATATGTATTTTTCTCTGTTATTCTCTTAGTGTAGATGCCGAATCACTATTCGCTAAAGGGGTCCTTTACGGGTTTTATCTAACAATAGATTCACCGACCCAAAACAATATTTTCTCTACACTTTATAGTGGGCAAATAGTAGAGTAGTAAATTACTTATGTTTTTTCACATTTACTACGTCAAACTATATAGTCTGTATTTATTACAAAGCATGAAATTATTGCTTATTATCTCAAAACTATTCTTATTTTTGATGCTCTTAATATAGTCATTCTTGTTACTAATATCAAGAAGTTTTTGCATTTTGGAGAAGAAAGAGCAAGTCATAGACAATTCAAACTACAAGGGCATTGCCACTATGCAAAAAACAAGCAACAAACTGCATTGCTGCCTATCTCCCAACTTACAACTCACAAATCTGAATAAAAGTTGGAACACGCAAGCTAAACCATTGAAGGCTGTTGCTCAGAGTAGTTATTAAAACTACAAGGATGTCTACTCTAACCTCTCTTTCTTCCCCTAAGCGGGGGACTAAGCCCCCTAAACTTACAGAATTCCCTGTTCGTTAAGAACCTTAGCAGCATCATCACTTAAAGTGATGGTTGCTTGAACGTTCAATTCAAGAAGCTTGTCTTGAAGCTTCTGCTTTTCACGCTTCAAAGTCTTCACTGTCTTACGATAGTTGTCAATCTCTTCCTCAGTAAATACTGTAGTAGAAACTGTCTTAGGTGAATAAAAAGAAGACTCAGAGTTCCCGGCAATCTTCTTTACCTTGGCTTGAATTACATCAATATTGAAGCCTGCATTCAGTTGAGCAAGGGTTGAGTTAAACTCAATTTCACGCTCTAGGCGGGCTAAGTCTGCAAGAAGATCGTCAATCTGCATTACAGCATTAGTTCGGGACACACTCTTACGAATCTCATAAAGAGCATCTAATAAACGCTTGCGAAGCGCAACACGCTCTGCAAACTGTGCCCTAGCGGAACTAAGAGTTTCCTCAATTGGCATAAATTCGTCTAGCTCTAATGAGCCTACGGGAGTAGTTTCCTTAATAAGCTCGTTAATTGAAGCTTGAATGGCGTTTGCCTTTCGGAGTGTAATCTGCATTTTTTCTTTCTCTATTGAGACTTGATTATAACTAAAAGACACTGAGAATTCAACTATTAAGGGTGACTTATATACCCATGTCGACAAGAATTTGATTTACGTCTTGTGGATTGAAACTTCCCTTATAGTTTTGGTTCATATTCTTCATGACAAAGCCACGAAGAGCCTTGCCCTCAGGGCCCTCGTTAACCAAATTAGTAACAATAGTATTTAATTCATCTTTAGACAACTGTTGAGGGAGATACTCAGATAATACACTAATTTCAAAATTAAACTTAGCTACGTCACGGTTAGCCTTGATGGCAAAATCTTTGGTATCGTTCGCGTCCTTAATCATTTTTTTCACTGCTTGGATAACATCATGATCAGTGACTTCACGGTTCTTGTCGTTTTTGGCAATCAGCTTTGCCCTTGAAATCAAATGCGAAAGAACGTTTTTACGCTCTTTATTGCCTGCTTTCAAGGAAGCAAGCATGTCAGTTTGGACTTTAGCAAGCATTTCGCTCATTTTACTTTTCCTTAGAATTGGTGGCTCTGGGTAGAATTGAACTAACCTTAGCACCCTTATGAGAGGCACCTCACACCCTGGTCAGAGCCTTTAACTTTATACCCCTACGATATTAACTACCGGAGTTTCTCTTGCTGAAGAATTTCTGATATAAGATTCTACGAACAGGCGAGCATCTTCAATATGTTCAAAGGTGCGAGCAATACCCGTTTCTCTGTCAGAATCATATGTAATAGATACTACAAACATATTCAATTCTCCTATTGTTTTATTTGGTGATCAAAAGATGTTTAATTACAATAGCTCATCCACACTATTAAGATATAAACCGCTCCCGACAATTTGTTTTTGTGTACCTAACATTTCACAATGGTTTCAAAGCCATTATGTGAATAGTGGATAACGTGAAGTTGATAATTAACAATAACACTACTTGATAGATTAGTCAACAATTTTTTACTTCTTCATCATGATTGTTTGTTCCGAGAATTTTGGTTACGAACTATATAAACTCACAAATCAACATCCTGAGGCTACTATCTTAATTGAAAAACGGGAGACGTAAAATCTCAGTAAGTTTATGCTTTATCCGGTTAAAATAAAGGCCTTCAAACTTTTGATATCATCAACAATATTATCTTCACTGATTGTGCCGAACCCAAGACAGGTAGGTAGTTGGGAAATTAAACACAGTAAAACTGGCCTCAGTAACTGAATGTGTGGCGACTATATGATTGTACTTCTCTTGGAGCTCTTTAAGCTGTTCAACAGTATTAATCTTATAAACCCTATCAGATAGATATGCTTCTACAGCTTATGGGGTTTCAGTAAGAGCCTTGGGCAAGGTATGGGTATACTCATGGCCAGCCTGGGCACACTTTTTACCCCTGTTACCTTTCATTTTATCTACGCTTTCTTTGGCAAAGATACAATACATCTTATGCTTTATCTTCAAAGCCAAAAACAGCAAGCTTGTAATTATTCATTATCTATTCCTAAATTTTCTAGTATTATACTTGACATTATGGTTTCTGTCCCATGCTTCTTGCGTATATGCTGGGCCATATTTGGCTAACAGCTTGTCTTTTTCATTGCTGTCAAGACTAATCCATTCTAGATGCGAAAAACGTTGCCCGTTTTTAGCTAATATCATGTTTGACATAGTAACATCTCCTTTAAATTATTTTTGTATTTCCAAATTTGATTAATTCTTCTATCAAATCTAATTTAATTACTTACCATATTTATCCTTAAAATTAAATTTAAGGTTATCATATGGCATGTTGGGTATTTAGCAAATTTCAGGATAGTTATCCCTAAGTTGGTAACATTGCTGTATTACATTTGCGATGTAGTGTCAAGGGTTATTAGCCCTTGACACAAACCACTTGCTTAAGAGTGTGGATAATATCAACCAAGTCTGCCTGAGCGACCATTACTTGATCAATGTCCTTGTAGGCAAGGGGAGTTTCGTCGATGACTCCCTCATCCTTCCTGCATTCAACACCCTGAGTAGCAGCAACATGGTCCTTCAAAGTAAACCTACGTTTTGCTTCTTCTCGGCTCATGGCACGACCTGCACCGTGTGAGCAAGAACAAAACGACTCATGGTTACCCTTGCCACGAACAATGTACGAACGAGTGCCCATTGAACCAGGGATTATCCCAAGCTCGTTCAACTGAGCCGATACCGGACCCTTACGGGTAACTAGGATATCCTCACCAAAATGCTTTTCCTTAGAAACATAGTTGTGATGACACTGAACAGCAAGAAGTTCGGTATGGAACGGCTTAGAAATGACACTTCTAATAGCATCAATTGCTGCTTCCATCATAACCTCACGATTACTCTGGGCAAAATCTTGTGCCCATAAGACTGCTTGCATGTAATCGTTAAAGTGGTCGGTTCCTTCAGGAATATAAGCGAGGTCGATGTCAGGAAGATTTATGAACCACTTACGCATATCCTGTTTAGCCAATTCAATGAAATAACTACCGATCCTGTTGCCGATACCACGAGAACCAGAATGAAGCATGATCCAAACATAATCTTCTTCGTCAAGACACACTTCAACAAAGTGATTACCTGAACCAAGAGTTCCAAAGTGGTTTATTGACCTTTCTGCGGCCGACTTAATCTTGGGGTGCTTGTCAATAATATCCTTCAAGTTTTTTTCATGAGCCGCAAACTTTACAATAACACTTTCAGCGGGATTAGTCCAAGCTCCCCTGTCATTCTTCCCGCCATTATCAGTCCGTCCATGAGGAATTCTAGACTCAATTACAGAACGAATACCAAAAAGGTTATCGGGCAGATCTTCTGCACGAAGGCTAGTGCGGCGAGCCATCATTCCGCAACCGATATCTACTCCAACTGCTGCCGGAATCACAGCGCCGATCGTCGGGATTACTGAACCCACAGTAGCTTCCATACCCCAGTGTACATCTGGCATAATAGCTACATGTTTATAAATAAACGGCATAGCGGCAATATTGTCAAGCTGATGACAAGCTTCCCGTTCAACCTGAACGCCGTCTACCCATGCTTTAATAAGCCCGCCCTTACTTCCTCTAATAACCTGCATAATTACTTCCTTACTATGTACCTTGTTTATAGCAGAATGGGTGAGTTTTGACAACACGGCTATTCAAAATATTTGGTACAGTGTGTTCTCTATACACTTTTGAATAAACTTGCTGTTTTATTTGAAGCTCAAACCATTCCCCTAGCAAACAATGCTACTAGCACTACGCATACTGAACTTCATAATCTCTGACATAACTTGGGCTTTTTATTCTTTTATATACTCTGAGCCACACTAACTGACCAGGCTTGTAGTAGTTTCATTAATCAAATAGGCTGAAAATTAAACCCGATAATTGGGGATATAAATGTAAGGTAGAGGGAATAGCTGATCACTATCATATAGATTGCTACATTACTCTGGACAATAATAACATCTCCTCACTTAGCTTCAAACATAGACCAGCCGATGTATCTACTAGGCTAAGGGGGGGTCAGTTTCGAGGCAATCCTTTATATTTTTGTGGATGATCTGGGGATCAAACCCAGTAGCATGACTAGAATCGACTGTATTTTCGCTATTCGTCTTTCAAGTCATGACTGCCTAAGACAGCCAACTAGGTTATAACCGACATTAAAAAATATATCTGCACAAATAAAAGTTGTCTTTTAGATGCTCTTTTTCTACCAAGACATAGTTCTCAATGTCTTCCTGCCCCTCTTTGCGAATCTTTACAGCAGCTTTCGGTCTACTGTCTACTGGCATTCTACCAATAATCTCTTTAATGTAAGAATTGGGATACCGATCCTTAAAAGAAAAACTGGGTAATGCTCATATATTTACTCACTATAAAAACTATACTCTCGGCAAAGAACTATCCTGTGCAGAATGTCCTAAACTATTCTGTATCCTCTTGCGAGAGTGAGACAAAGAGCTTTGGGGCTTGCTTTGACTTGATTAGACTTAGTGGGCCCCTCTGAGATTAGAACCCAGTAGTCTGTCTATTAGTTTGGTGCACCTGGTGGGGTTCGAACCCACATGCGCACGGATTAAAAGTCCGCCGTTCGGCCTATTGAACTACAGGTGCACTAATTCACTAATTGTCACAATATATATTCTACAAATATCTCATTGTCAACTGATTTTTGATGTCAGGCTATTTTACTCGTGTTATCCAACTTAAATTTTCAGGGAACTTATTGTGCCTTTTGTTATTTTCTACAATTCTAGTATCATAATAGATTTGAACTTATTTGTTTCATCAAAAACATCTATTCAAGTAGCGAGAAGCAGCGCACCTAGCAATATCTAGCAATTTACGAAACGCCATTCGGGCTTCTCGTCACTTGATATGTCATATATACAATATTTCTTGCTACATGTCAACCCTTAAAATCAAACTTAGAAGCATCCCAAACTATAATTATACCTCAGTTGGTGTTTGGTGAGAAAGTTTCAGTCCTCATACAGAAATTCTTCACTGAGGTTGTTGAAGGCTCGGCGCTGCTTGCGGCGAGTAATCTGCTTAATACCACGCTTATCACAGTTCCAGTATTCATCCCAGCGATCATTAATATCATAATCAGCAAAGGCTTGATGGTTCTTGCGATAGGTACGTGCCATTGTAAATACTCCTAAAAAGATGTAGTCAGATAGTTGTGTGAGTAGCATCAAGATGCGATAAACTTAATCATCTATCATCTGTCTTCTACTTACAATCTTTCATAGCAGTTTGGGTAAACACTGTCAATAGAAAAATCAGATTTTGTATCTTTTCCTAATTTCAATAAACGCTTCCATATTTCCCTTAGCATCATCAAGCGGATTATGGGTGTGTTTAGTCTTTCTAAAATTTTTCCACTCAGACTGTATATAAAGGTTATTGTTTAACCCTGCATACAAATCACCAATTCGTCTAGCACTATGACCGAAAGGATTCTTTATATTGTTAGAGTTAAAAAGCCAATTAATCCACTGCCAGTCAAACGCTGGGTTGTCTGACCAAAATGTCGGGAAATTTTTGAACTGACTAAGCCATTGTTGAAAACGATACGCTTCATTACTGAAAGAACCAGTATAAGATAAATGTTCTTCGCGAGTGATACCTATTACAGTATATGCATCGGGATCAAACTTATCAAACATGGGTGCAAACTTGTCTGAGACAAATGTTTCCCCCGTTTCTGCAATTGCAGCAAAGTTGATCAGATCACCAGATATAGGGCAGGGACCTGATGCTTCACAATCAACAATAATGTTTATGGTTTTTCCTTCCAAATATTTACCTCTTCGCTATAGTATCCGTTGGACTCGCCCAAGAACCGAACTGTGACATAACCCTTAAACGTGGCAAATGAATAAAAAGTCCAAGTATAGCTTTCGCTATTACGCTCGGGGGCATTATTTACGTTGCTATCATGTCTAGCAACAAGCAAGGGAATTCCTTCCAAGTCACTCAAATCACCGATTGTTTCTTCAACAAACACTGATTCGCAACATTCTTGATTATGACCAAACACATATCTGTTCTGTTCATTTTCAAATACAAGTCTTTCATTATCATAGATAAGCTTTACCTTAGTAAAAATCTGGCCTACCATTTCGTCTAACAAATTTTGATACCTATATTCCATATCAGAACTTTTTTCCTAATTGTTTCAAAGCACGATCATAATGCTTCTGCTTGATACCAAGGCCGTCCTCAATCAAAATCAAGTTAGGTAAATCAGAAAAATTTCTGTCATCAAAACACACCCAATTGTCAACATAATAATGTGTTGCTAACCAAATATCAATAGCATATAGCCTACCAATTCCACGAACTGTGCTATTAATTTGCTTATAGTCTATGTTAGGAAAGATAGTTCTCCAGTCATCATGAAAATATTCTTCTTTAATTCCCCACTTGACCAAATCTTCTTTTAGTGTCCCATCTTTGTAGTCATTGTAATTATGCATACTGTTGGTAACAATTTTTGCGTTAGTTTGTTCGCATAATTCATTTAGCCTTAGAATTGCTTCATAATTATGCACTAACCTAAATATACTATCGTAAGTAGGAACATTGATGGGAATGACTGGCCCATCAATGTCTAAAAAGATGATCTTATTCACTTGTTAACTTATTCACTAATTCTATAAATCTATCTTTCTGATAAAGCTTTTCAAGCCATTCAATGGGAATGTTCTTCATACCATAAAAAGCCCCAGCAATCTGTCCTGTTACGGCTGCAACTGTGTCTGCATCTCCGCCGAGGTTTGTAGCAAGAAGTATTGCATCCTTGAAGTTATTCGTGTGCCTAAATGACCACAATGCAGCGTGAAGAGTATCAATTACGTAACCTGAACTGGATACTTCATCACGGCTTACGTCAAGTGTATTCATGATATTCTTGACACTTTCAAGAGTTACTACAACATGTGTGTTGAAAACTTGATCCTTGGTAGTTGCTGTAAATGCATTAAGAAGAATGTTAGTTAGCAACATACATGATTCAATGCATTCATCAGATGCATGTGTTGTTTTACTTTGTATAACAGCATCAAAATAAGCCTGATCAGGATTATTGTGATGCTTGATTGCAACAGGTGCCAATCGCATAATAGAACCATTCCCCGAGTATCGGGAATTTGAGTTATTAACTACACTACCACTGATTTTCCAATTTAAAATGGCCACATAAGTGTTATGACCAATATCAAAACAATAGCCTGTTGAACTATTCGTTCCTTTATAAAACCAATCACTGAAACGTTGAAGAAGGTCTGTTTCTTCTACCTTGCCATGCGCAATAATGTTTTCAGCAAGACAAAGTGCCATGCTTGTATCGTCAGTAAAGTAGCCTGCAGGAAGATTGAAGGGACCCTTGCCCACCATATCAGATACTGGTTCAAATGTGTCTCTATCACAAAACTCAACCGTGGTCCCCACAGCATCACCAATTGCCAGGCCCAAAAATGAACCATATAACTTATCTTTGTCTATCATATAACATCCTTTCACGATGTTATACAATTATTTTGTTACAATGTCAAGACAATTTTTTAACTTCGTCTGCACCTACTGTTATAAGGTTCTTGGCTTGGTCAGAGAGGTCATACACTAATAAAACTTCTCGGTCCTTTGTCATATGTTTTACTTTGTATTTTTTTCCCGCGTACTGAGGGTATTTTACAATATCTACCTCGACAATGTCGCCTATTTCAATCTTACTAAAAGTAGGATTAATTGAAGTATTTGTTTCTATCTTGGTAAGTGAAGAAAGCTCAATTGTGGTGGGATTTTCTGGGCCGTCAGGAGGAATAACAACGTCAGCAAACGTATCACCCACTGCCTGCACTATGCCTATCTTTCCAAATAGCTTAGACCAAGATGATTTTACCTTAACTTTATCTCCGACTTGTATTTTATCTGCGTGGATAGGTTGAGGAATATCTTTATCAGGAATTCTTTTAACGCTGGTGTTATTAAAGATAATAGTATCTTTAGTGCCAATCAGTTTAACATATAACATCGAATTTTTTGTATCTACAATAACGCCAGTTTTACCGAATAAAGAAAGCTTTGGGTTGATTACCTCTATCTTTTCGCCCACTTTATACATTGGTATCTTAGACAGTTGAGTAGTATCAAAGGAAAACTCTTTACCAAATTTATCTCCCTCAAGTATTTTTACTAAGAGAGGGTCGCTATTAGTAACCATTCCCAATGTACCGTTTGCTACAATTGGGCTTTTATTAAATTCTACGATGTCGCCGTATTTGAAATCATTTTTTTGTTTTACTACTAATTCAAGTTCGTCTTGATCAAAATGTATATCACTATGTGCATCAGAAAACTTAACGCCGTACCCCAATTCCTTTTTAGGTATAAATGTTACTTTACCGATTTTACCGAAATACACACTATCTGGTTCAATTACTTTTACAGTATCACCAATTTGAAACTTTTGTCCAGGTATAGGCTCTTTGGTTTTGATTTTTTCAATTTGATCTTTAGTTACGTAAAATTCTACCTGTGAAGTTTTCTCTTTTACATCAAAATTACCGTCAACCCAAACAAAGTCAATGTACCCTTCTTTACCGTAGAATTTATGCGACGGGTCAACTACCTTAACTTTATCACCAACTTTAAACTTGTCTTTGCTAAAACTATCTATTTTTTTCAAGTAGGATTTATCAGGAACAGTAATAATTTTTGAAGTTCCTTCCACTTTTATGTAAATCAAATCAAATGTTGATATATATTCAATTGTGCCCTTAGTTCCTTTTGCTGCGTCATGTACTGATTTGATTAATTCTACCTTATCTCCTTCTACAGGGTTAAAAGTATTAGACGCTTCTTCTGGATCTTCTTTTTTTCCATTGTTGGCTACTAGCTCTAACTCTTTTTCTTTATATGCCAATACTCCTTGGGGAGTACTGACTTTAATGAACGAACCATCATTATCAACAACTTCCCCCTCGAACCCGGTTAAACCACCAGAGATTATCTTTACCTTATCGCCTATCTTAAACTTTTTAGTAGATTCTATAGTAATATCATTGGGTGTTGCTATAATAGTCTTTCCACTTTCAGTGTATAATTCCACGGCAAACACGGCAAGATTATCGTCTTTAGTATATGTGAATCCACGAACTACCAAATTGCCATCATCTGAACCCAATTCGTCATTATTGACAATTACTTTATCTCCAATGTTAATTGCAGTACCTTTGCTATCTTTTATTATTTTGGGTTCAACATCATAAACTGTTGTTTTAAGTGTATTACCCGTGTAAAACTGTATAATGATGTCGTCATCTTCTTTGTCTATTACCACACCCCTCGAGCCGGTAGCTCCACCTTTTATAACTTTTACTACGCTGCCAACTACTATGTCTATTTTATTATGAGTTGCTTCTTGATTGTGCTTGAACAGGTGTTTTAGGCTAATATATTGGTATTTGGTATTTTCTCCCACTAATTGAACACCAGCTTGACCACTGTTTTGTACCGAAATAATCACACCAATCTTGCCATCATACTCAGATCCTTCTTTCTTTATGAGAACAGTGTCGCCGGATGCGATCGGTTCTTTGATTTTGTCCTTATTCTCACTTTTAAATCCAATCTGAGTGGGCTTAAAAATAAAGTTTATGAATGACTTGTCAATACGTACATCATAACTCACTGTGTCATAAGTAAAGACATATACTATAGTTCCTGTAAGTTGATAGAATGGGCTATCTGGGTCAATGATTACTACTCTATCATTTACTTGGAACATAGAAATTTTTAGTTCCTCATATTTTTTTTTAGTTTCGGGGGTGCTTTTTACTAGTTCAAAATTATAAAAATAGTAGGACTTGTCGTTCGGCTTGTCAAATTTGACACCAACAATGGATTCATTATCTTTTATTTCAATGACTTCTCCTTCATAACCGCGAAGGGCGGAGTTTTTAGAGGTTGGTATTACTTTATCGCCTTTTTTCCACTTCCATTGATTTTTGTCAATTACTTCTAAATCATCGAAGGGAATATCGAAAATAATATTGCCGTCAAAACTAGTCTTTACATTAGCTTGTTGATTTGATACCTCATAAACTATACCAATTTTACCAGAATCACTACCATTGACAATTTTTACTATATCATTAATGAACTTTAATTCTTTTGTGAGTTTGCCGTATTTTTCAGGAAGTTCAACATCGGTTAGGTCTAAGTCAGAGATGAACTTGCATATGCTTTTAGTATATTTGGCGTTAATAGCATAATATTTACTGTTAATATATATTTCATTTTTTGATAAAATTGCACCGTAAATATCATTATCGACAAAATTGAATTTTTGTTTTGGTTTATTGTCCTCATTATATATTTGTTCTAGCAAAGAACCAACTTTTTTTGGAAGAACCCCCTTTTCAACCAACTTGGCAAGTTTGCGCATATCTTTGTTGTGAGAATAAGAAGTGTCAGTCAATAACAGATTGATTGAGGTTATGTCATCAAACTCTTGTTTTATTTTGTCTCCTTCAGATGCTTCTTTCCAAGTCTTTCTAACAATCTCTATAATTTCTGTAACCACGTCACTATTGAGAAAGGTAGTCAGATAATTAAAGTCACTTAAAATCAAGTCTTTAATATTTTTGCTATAACAAAAATCGAATCCGTCTACTGGGAAAATAATATATTCCTCACCATACTTAGAAGCCTGTTTTCTATCACCTGTTGCAAATATTGAGTTGGATCGTCTTGCTTTAATTCCCATTCTTTTCATATAATCGTCGGCAAGTTTATTTATAAACTCGTCGCTGTCTTTGGGCAGCCTGTTAGTGTATGGTGTTCCGTAAAAAGCATCTTTCTGGGACCTAATTCCTCTGAATAAAAAGTTGTTGGAAGTTAGGTCTTTGTTGTTAATCTGCTGATAAACTTTTAAAATCTGGCTGCAATTTTTCTTGATACCTTTGAGTAAATTTTCTAACTTGATGGGAGTATCACCTTTACCTATTAACCTCTTGTTCAATTCATTATATTCGCGTTCTAACTTTTCTGTAAAGATGGCTATTTTTTCTGCCAATTGGTTTTGTTCTTTTTGTAACTCAGCCGGCAAAGAAATATTCTTCATGGAAGAAAATGAATGTTGATACTTTTGAATCTTTTCTTTCATTTTTTCAAGCTTATTTAATTTAAAAGATAAAGCTTTCTTCTCACCGGGCGCAACTGAACCTTCAGCTAATATACTGTCTAATCGTGCCAACAAGTCTTTCATAGTTGTTATCTTTCGGTAAATTTTTCAAGTTTTCTTATGTTGATATTTATGCATAAATAACATTATGCTTATCAAAGAAATTTACGAACCCATAACTGAAGGCATACATGACCCAAACATTTTCAAAGCTGTATTCATGGCAGGAAGCCCCGGCTCGGGTAAAACTACTATAGCAAAGAAAATATTTGGGGGCACCGGGATGAAATTTTTAAACGTGGATGACTTCTATAATTACCTGCGCCAGTCTGAGAAGACAGTAGGTGACCCCGAAACAGACTATACCACGGCGTGGGAAAAGTATCGCAAGCGTGAGAAAAACTATCTAGACGGTAGACTGGGACTTGTCATTGACGGAACAGGAAAAAACCCAGCTATCATGCGCGATGTTAAGAGTAGACTTGAAGGACTGGGCTATGAAACTGGGATGATATTTGTTAACACAACTTTACAAACAAGCCTCGAACGTGCTAAAAAAAGAGCTAACCAACCCGGCAAAGATGCCGGAAGAAAGATTGATCCTTCTTTTATTAAGTTGACTTGGGAACGTGTGCAGAGAGGATTGGGTCAGTTACAGAATATATTTCAAGAGCGTTTTTTTATTGTTGACAACAATAGTAATATAAATGATGTAGATATTTCATATGTAGAAAAATATATGAATAACTGGTTAAATACGCCGCCCAAGAGCCACATTGCCAAACAATGGATTGCGTCACAAAAACTTTAGTCTTGATACACAATAACATCATATGGCAAATATAAAATCAAGGACACAACCAAAACTTACAAGAAGACAACCTTTTCTTCTTTTTTCCTAAAAAACCAGTCTATAATAATGTCTTTTAGATAGAGTGCAACGTTGGTTTGAACCAACACAATCTTGCTTTGCAAAAAAGTGCATAGACTATTATGCAACTGGGTAATTAAACTTTTAAATAGCTTGAAAACAGCTATCTCTAACGTATGAGGAAAATTCAGCAATCACCTTTCTTTTCAACTTAGGATTATTCTGCACTGGAACTTGATATGCCTGATTCAAAATTAACAATAACAAATCAACTAATTCTCGGTTATATTTTTTTATATATGATTGCTCAAGAATTTGAGCACGAAGAAAACTATAGTCTAAGTTATTCTGGCGATTAGTCATTACTGTTGCCCCGTAATCCCCCAAGTAAAAGCAAAATTCAGCATCAACCGTCTGTTCTGACACTATAGCGGGAGTAGATAGCGCAAGGGCAAGAGGTAATATTAGTTTACGATACATATTAATTTCTTTCTTAAAACACTATTTATTATAATCAAATGAAAACCGTCTTAATCCTCATATCATAGCGGTGCAGGACTGACAGTTAGATATTAGTATTCGTTAAGGTTAGAAAGTGAAATTGAAGACACTATAATCATTTGATTTTCTACACGACGAGAGAGAGAGAATCGGTTGCATCCATATTCACATAAACATACTATATCATCCTTTATATGGTATTTGTGCCTCCAACACTTCAGTTGTTCTTTGCACTACTCTTCTTATAGAAAATTAAAAGACCTGACAAAGTGTTTATATAATCTTGTTCTTTTTCAATTGTGGTAAAACCTTATGAAATAAATATTCCCTGAATATATCCTGAATGTTTATTGAGTTTGTTAAAAGAAACTCTCTTCGACCAAAGCTTGTTAGTCTTTTGGTAATTAGTTTTCAATTCTTTCCAGACCTGATATGAATTTTCGTTAATGAGATTATCAAGTAAATTTTTATTTTGACACCTACATTGTTTTAACGCTTTGCGGTATTCTGTCACAACCCCAAATGCTTTTTGGCATTACTCAAATAATCTTCAATACGCTTCTTACCCGCAGGATTCATAGAATGAACAACATAACGAGGAATTTTATACCACTTCTGTTCGCAATATTCTACAAGATACTTGGCGCAATCATAGCCAGTCTTTTCAGGGCCATAATTGATGGTCTTTTCCAGCCCATTGTCGTCATACTCAAGCTTGTTATCCAAGTTATTTTCTTGCAGCATAGCAATATAATGTTCATCGGCCAAATCATGATCAAAACAAATAAACATGGGAAGACCAAAAAGCTCAAGCTGTTTTACAAAACCGTCATAAGAACGAATGATATGAATAGTTTCGTAACGAGGGAACTCAACCCAGGTAACTTGTTCGGGCATAAGCTCATCATCGAGGAAAAGTACGTACATAAGAAATCCTTGTTAACAATCAATTTTCTTTATGCATGTTTTATTGAATTCAACATTGCTATTTATTCAGAAAACAGTTTGTTGATTAGTTTTCACATATATGCTTAGATAAGCAAAAGATTCAAAGAACTCGTTGACTGTTATAACTTAATTATATTGGAAAAGTATAGAAAAATATACACGGCGTAAAATACACCCACATTTTTTTCAGCCAGCCAAAGTCCGTGCACGGTGAAAGAATATAGCAAGTAACTTCTACGTTATTACAGCCTTAGTATAGTTATCTTGAAGTCATTCATGTCAATTTTATTGCTGTCAACAAATTCCTGGTAGGGATCATACTCACGACAGTCATATTGCTTAATTTCTTCAACAAACTCTTGAATATCGATATCAAAGCGAGAAAGAGTGTAAATATTTGGTTTTTCCATTTCGCCAATGAGCTTTTCAGGAATACCATGACCACGAAGAATACTAGTCATATCTACGTCAGGGAATTGTTTAGTTTGATCAAATTCTTCCTTGACGGCATAGCGAACATGATAGTTTGGAAATTCAGCAACTTCAATTGTAAAAACAAGCATTTGTTGATCCTTAATTAGAGTTTACCCAAAACTGGTATGTGTCAGTCTTCACTTTATCTATAATAAATGAAAACCTTATAAATTGAGTATGTTTTACTGTATACTGCCTTCTATCATACAGTCAATATATAAATTATCCAAACATTATTTTTTCATGTCATTTACTAAGAATGGCGGACAGGGTGGGATTCGAACCCACAGTAGGCTTGCACCTACGGCGGTTTTCAAGACCGCTACCTTAAACCAGTCCATTATTCTTCCATCAGTCGTTTGATAAGTGGTCTCATTGACTTTCTGATATTCCTGACATTCATCATTTCAGGAATGATCCTGTTACGGACAATATTGCGCTCGTGGTCGCACATAGAGTTAGTAACATCCTCAATCCAAAATAGCTTTCTGCTCTCGGCAGTTCTAATCAAATCTTCTTTTTCAATGTCCAGAAAAGGCTTATACTTAGTGAAATTTTCTGTATTTACTAGCCTTTTCATTACAAGAGTTTTGGAACCCCTCATAGAAGCCATAAAATATTGTTCCAGATTATCGTCGTAGTGGTGTGCAGTCAGAACAATTGACTTGCCACTGAAATGACTAACTGTGTCTGAAACAAATTTCCAACGCTGTTCTCTTGCGGCATTTTCCTGATTTGCTACCTGAGCCAACCCCTTACCGTAACCAATAAAAAAAGTCAGGTCTCGTTCAAAGGCCATAGCCGACACTAAACTGGCGTCTAGATAATCAGTGTTTCGGATAAGATGCCTAAAGTGTATTACATTAACATCTTCTCTTAAACGAGACACAAAATCAAGCAAAACAACGCTGTCTACTCCACCCGAAACCATAACAAAAACATTGTCATAACCAGACAATGTTTCAGTAATTTCAGTTTTTAGCTTTCGCCAGGCAACAGTCATAGCTTGCTTTCCTAAAGTTTGGTACGCCCGGCAGGATTCGAACCTGCATAACCCCGTTATGAGCGGGGGGCCTTAACCGTTAGACGACAGGCGTATTACTGTGTTTCTTGATAAATTTTATAACATTAATCTTATAAGAATTCAAGCCTTATTTTTAGGTTGCTTTATCTTTTCTATTGTTTCTCTATCAACGGTGCCCTGTGAGAGAACCGAACTCCCGTCTTTACCTTACGAAAGCATTGTAATATTGAAATTCTTCCCAATATATAACATGCGCAACGCGATAAACAGCAAAGGTTCCCCAATAGTTGTTAAAACAATAACTCAGTTTTCAGCACTCATTACAGGCCACTTTCCAGTTTGCCTTAACTTAGTGTTGATGTAAGTAGCGGAATCCGCTACTTACATCTTTCAGAAATCATCCAGGAAGGAAAACTCTTGGAAATTTACCAAGATGATTCCGTACTCAACGTACCCGATTTTTTCTTCCAATTGCTGTGCATACTTCACAGCCTCAGAAAAATCCTCAAAGACTGGCGAGTCTTTGAAAACAAAATCAAGGTACGAACCTACAAGGAATGGAGCATTTTCCTTGTAGTATTCAAAGTCGTCCCACGCTTGCACATGGGAAACGCGGTAGACAGGGGTGGATTTACCATACTGTCTTGCAGACTCGTCCACTCGAATCCACCGACGGGTAGTTGTCAAAACGATGATAGAATTGTCAGCACTCATTGCAGGCTCCTTTTCAGTTGACCTTGGGTTGAAGTTGTCTAACTTGCTCAAAACAATCTACATGAAACTTGTAGTCGTTATTAAAGCTCACACTTAGTGTCCAAACAAAGAATAAGTCAACGTCTGTCGAGCCATAGAATCATTAAAAACATACTATTATAAGGCTTATATATTGTCAAGTTTAAATTTACTTTTTATATGAAAACCAAAAATTAGCCAAATCTTGAATTTCTGGGTCAGCACTCATGTAAAAATTTGCGTCGTCGATTGCTTCGGCTAAGTCTAGAATGTCATCCATATCTAGCCCCTCTGCATACAAAAAATCAAAATAATCTTCTACCGACGCAAACTTAATGTCTGAAACACTCTGACCTAGAACTTTGTTTTTATTAAAGTCAACAAAAATGACATTACTCATTTTCTATTCTTCCTGAAGGCAAAGCAGTCTAACTACTAGACAGAAGAGTCATTAAAACCTGTATTCCGGGGGATAGAAGGCCTGACGACACTTTTTAATGTTCATGAGGTATGCCGATAACGCCCTTTCGGGTGAGTACCTCATTGATTTGGTGCGCCTGATGGGATTCGAACCCATACTTGACGGATTTTAAATCCGTTGCCTCTTCCCGTTGGGCTACAGGCGCGTTATTGTTTTACATATAGCACTGTTCTTTTATAATGTCAAGTATTCCTTGCCAGGAATTTATTCTTTTGTCTGTAGAATAAAGAATAACAATATGCACCCCTAGTTCTTCTCTGCATTGCTTTATTTTTTCAAGTTGGTGTTCTTGTGCCTTGATAATTTTTCTACCAGTGTCAGATTGATTAGTTTTACTATTTTTGCACCATAGTCCCTTAGGGTCCAGATATATACTATAATCTACTAAAAAGAAATCAGGCTCGTATTTCTTACCAGATTGAAGTTTGAGGTATTCAGGTCTGATCCATTTAACAGAATTTTCATCCAGTATATCAGCAATCTTAGCTTCCAGCTTTGATTCTAACCTAACTGAGTTGCCAAAAGAATCAATTCGTTCAATATAATTTCTTTTCCATCTTAACAACGGATCGGCAGCAACACCTGCCACATGAGGCACATACTCCCCATTAGCAATTTGCCGTTTTCTTGTTTCTACCATTGATGCTAGACCAGGATGACTATCTTTAGTTTGACCTTTTGCCCAATTCATTTTATCTTTAGAAGCCTGCGGTAATTTTTGATATGCTATATCCCCGGGTAATCTCTTTCCCTCATGATATGCTTTCTTGCATCCCAAAGAGTTCTTTGCCTTTACCACTGGACATGCTTGAGCGTTTTTGTCACATAATAGCTTTCCAGACAAAGATATATAATTGGCAATTTGTCCACAGCCATGCGCGCACTTATCAAGTGTTTCAATTTTCGTTGCCGGCTTAGGGCCACTTTTTTCATAGTTATAACTCCTGTCATAACTATTTATCCTGGCGTCTACCTATTCCGTCATGCTAGCACATAAAACAACTATTTCAAAGATCATAGTGAGTAGAACTCCACCAAGATATTCTAACACTCTCTTTATACGTCATATTAATATGAATGTCAAGAATTATTTTCAAAAGTTTGGCACGAGGGCCCAGCAACGATCTGGGAACTCCGGTTTTGGAGACCGGGGTTTTGCCAATTAAACTACCCTCGCACACATGAAAACAGTGGCAGTAACCCAAGTTACTGCCATTTAGTTAGAAGTGAAACACCTTTTATTTAAAAGGTCAATATGCCTTCTTCAAGAATTTCATGAGTATCACGGTCAATTACTTTGAACTGAAGGCTAGTAGTATTAAACTCCTTGAGCATTTCAGTTACCGTTTCAACTTCAAATTCTCTACATGAATATAAATCAAACATGTAATGTTCTGGCCAGAAGTGAATACTAGAATGACTTGTAGTGATCCCTACCATACCAGTAACGCCTTCGTTACCTTCATCGTCGCACCAAACACATTTAGGCTCTACCAGAACCTGCATGTTTACGGCGTCAACAAGCCTAAGAAACCAGTCATGCAAGACTGTGACGTATTCGGGCCCTGGTGCCTCTTTTATAAAACCTTTAACCAGGAGGTGTTTATTGATCTTGGACAACTCATAAAACCCCTTCTAACCCACTGCTAGACAGTGATGTACTTTATTTATCTTTTTTTAAAGATTACTCGGCGTACTCTATTTGTACCTTAACTTGCTCAAAAGCTTTCTTAAAAGCTTTTACACTAGAAAAAAGTTCTTCTTGGGTAATACCTAAGGGAACAGACACATATTTAAAAACAGGCTTTCCAGTGTTTCTTACTCTACCACATAAAGTATATTTAAGAATCATACCATAATCCTCCCGAATAATAAAACCCAATGAATATTTTATCACCAAGTTTTGAAACTAGTACCTGAGACCAGGATTGAACTGACTACCCTCTCTATGTAAAGGAGTTATAATACTGCTTGCTCAGCTATATTTAGTTCTGCATTAGTAAATCGCTATTTGCCTTAGCTAACCAGACATATATCGAAATTCTACTAGACTTTTATTTGTCCGCCCTGATAGGGTTGTAATGGTCTCGGTGGAGAGATTCGAACTCCCGACCCTCTGCACCCAAAGCAGATGCGCTAACCTGACTGCGCTACACCGAGGAAGTTTTTCTTGCGTTTTAAATAACTGGCACCCCGTAGAGGAGTCGAACCTCTCTCTACAAGTTTAGAAGACTCGTGACTGGATCCGCCAGACGGGGCATATTCTCTTTTATAGACATATTTGTACTATATGTCAATTCTTTTATACCCCAACTTACTAAAAACTTCATCAGAGATATTTTCGTTAATTATTCTAATGTGTTCTTCTGTAAGTTGAGTGGGTTTCTGTTTCAAGTAGTAAGAGATTATATCGTTACCAAAGCTCTCTGACAATGAACAATGAACCAGGCTAAGTAAGAGTAACTGTTTTAGTTTTTTCTTTCAAAAAGCACCTTGTTCAAAAAATCAGTCAGAGTGGCTGGATTAATTGAACTCACGTAATCTTGCCATAGTTTGTTTAACAAACCAAGAAAGAGCATAGTCATTATACATCTTTGCAAGGTTTGATAAATTTACATTATCATGGCCTATATTATATCCCAACTGTAGCAAGTGCGAATGAACCACTAAGATATCAGCTACTCATATATATGGATTTTTGTATATGTTAAATGTTAGTGAAGCCTGTTGAAATTTTATTTAAACTATGCTTCCAGTTTTTGCCGTTAGCCACTTCACATATGAAATTGTTAGTGAGGGTCTTCTCAACGACTGTAGTTCCTGAACGCTGTAATCCAAATATACAAAATTTCAAGTCGTGTACCTTTTTGGATAAATAAAAGTGCAGTTCGCGGGATAGCAGTCCCCAACTACTCTAATGCTAGCAAAAGGAAACATCAGCGTGACTATTTATACCGATTACGTATTCCCAGATAAATTAATTTCGCCAGTTACTGGATATCAATGTAAAAGACTGAATTCACAAAATATTAAATTTTTTGGATTTAATAGTATAGATGAATTATTGAAATCTTACCTGAATTTCCGTTAATCAGTAAAAATTCATTACTTAGTTTCACTGAGAAAAGTAACGAAGGAAATAAACTTAAAAATGAAAGACTATCTGAGGAGAGAAAATCTTCTTATTTAAGCAATCCTATCAAATGCAATACATGCCATAAATCACTAGATTATTCTAAACGTAACAATAAATACTGTTCTCGTTCTTGTGCTGCAAAGCATAATAACTCACATAGGAGTAGAGAAACTAGAGAAAAGATCAGACTAACTCTTAAAAGACTGACCGAAGAAAACAAACAAAACCGTAAGTTACCACCTAAAATCCAAAAAACCATAGTATGTAAAGTGTGTAGTGAAAAATTCACTGTATGCAAGACTAGCACCCGCACGACATGTTCTTCTAAATGCCGTTCTACTATATATTCTACTATCGCAAAAAATAACCCTGCTATGGGAGGAAATAAAAATACTAGAGCATATGGTTGGTATGTCTCTCCGTTTGCAGGTAAAATATGGCTAGAATCATCATATGAACATAAAGTAGCAGTTGAGCTAGATACTAATTTAATTAAATGGAAACGACCAAGCTATTTAGTATGGAAAGATGGTGAGGGGAAAACTAGAAAGTATTTTCCTGATTTTTACTTAGAAGATTATAATGTGTATCATAGACCCGAAGAATGATTTTTTAATTAAAAAAGACCAAGATAAAATTTTATCCGCTTGTTCAATCAATAATGTAAAAGTGATCATTCTTGATAAGAATCACTTGGATATTGATAACATCTTAAGATTAATTAATGGTGCTGACTGAGGGACTCGAACCCTCGAGGGATTATTAATCCGCGGGACTACAAAACCCGTGCTGTCGCCACTGAGCCAAGTCAGCACATTAATTCTGGCTCCTCAGACAGGATTCGAACCTGTAGCGTCGAGATTAACAGTCTCGTGCCCCTGCCAATAGGGCCCCTGAGGAATAGTATTTTACTCTCTATGATATATTTAGTTTATAATACTGTCAAGAAAAATCAAAATACCAATGGCAGATTGGCAAGCAGAAAGAGTTTGCTAAAGACAGTAAAAAATACGATCCAGAGAACTTTGAGAAGTCTATATTATGTGTTTGACGACCAAAGATATTCGCCACAACAAAGAAAGTAAGATAATCAACGAATCATTTATTATTGAAGAAGATGCGTATAGCCCTGTTTTCGGTAAAGAATTGCTGCCCCGTATGAAGCCCTAGATCAAAAAAATAAGAGATAAAATACCCAGAACTCACCCAGTTAAAAATGAGCAAAAACCATACTGACATATTAGAAAAAATAATTCAATACATGAAAGACTAAAAGAAGATAATACTAATTACGAAAAAATCTTTCTAGCAAAACTAAAGCTAAGATAAACAGGTCGAGCTAGATTCAAAGATATTGCTTTCGTGTCCACAGTCTGTGGTTATGTCGGCAAAAGCTCAAGGATTCAATGATGACATATGAACAATTACTGACATAACTTAGACGGACAATGAATCAAAGATTCGACTGTGCTTAGGAACACCACTGAGCAAATATTCCATCTGATCAGCTAAGATTTTCCTGTTCTTGAGAATCAAGTGTTCGAACCTGTTCGGTTCATACGGTATGAACCTCAACTGCATACCACTCTCGTCAAGAGTCTTACAACCCTTCTTTTGGTTACAAGGAATACATGCAGTGATTACATTAGTCCACACATTCAGGCCGCCATGATACTTAGGGATAATATGATCTCTGCTTAATTCACTATTAGAAAAGAGTCCGCCGCAGTAACCACACATATTTCGGTCACGAGCAAACAAAGTTTCGTTGGTTAAAATAACTTTGCCACGCTTGTTGAAATTTGAGGCAGCTCCCTTTATAGCGATAATGCTAGACGATTCAAGGTAGCTTTGACTACCGTCTTTCCTAAAACCACCATGATACCTCGCAACAATCTCACCAAGTTCCCAAGCTACTAGGCCCTTAGCATAATACTCAATAGCCTTGTCATGCGAGACCCATTCCCTAGGAACACCGGAAATGTCCAACGCGAGAATACTCATTATTTACCCCTAATATAGAATTATTTATAGTGCTTCTAATAAGACACTATTTAAAGTTATTATGCAACTGGTTTTGTTGAATAATTAACTGACCAAAAAATATCCTTTAAAAGGTCCACCAAAAACACACTGGTTGTAGGGCAAGTTTGCATACCGATAACACTTTTCGCATACTTCACACTTCATTTCAACCGTCTTGTCAAAATCAATCTGATTTTTCTTGCTCATAATAACCTCACCAAACTGATAACCAAAAGGGGGGTTTAAACCCCCACACAATTACTAGCAATATACTTTCAAGATATTATGACTAACATTACACTATCAAGTCTGTTAGCAAACTAGATAAGTCCAAGTTCTAAATGATATGAGTTTACCTCAATCACTAAGTTACATAGAATTGGTACGCCCGGCAGGATTCGAACCTGCATAACCCCGTTATGAGCGGGGGGCCTTAACCGTTAGACGACAGGCGCGTTTTTTATCTTTGTTGATAAATTTATAACACTAATCTTATAGACACCTAGACAATAACTTAAATTTTGATAGTAGCATGACGATCAATGTAGTTTGTCTTAAATAGCAAACTTGATACTTTGTGTCAACTAAAAAAACAGTGCCCTGTGAGAGAATCGAACTCCCATTACCGCCTTACGAAGGCATTGTACTACCATTATACTAACAGGGCTTATTGCCTATCTTCGTTAGATGTATGCCATTGTCCATAGAAGCAGTGCATAAATTCATGCCCGTACCATTCAGGTTCATATGAAACTTTGGGGGACATGATATGCACAGTGCACGTATTATCAGTTGGATCTACTGGTATCAGTGTAAATGCAGCAAGGTTGGGGTTATTAACACCTGCCTTTTTTCCTGCTTCTAAAAATAATTTTTTGTTATCATATGTGACTATTTTTATTTTCACCTCTGATTTTTCGAACAAAGGCTTACCAAACGTATAGCTGTCTGCCCCAGTCTTTGATGCACCGTCACAAGCTGCCAGTGCAACAAGTGAAAGAGCTAATAGAATTTTTCTCATAGATTAGAACCCTTCAATAAATTGGAGTCTTATCATGATGATAACCAAATAAAGCTACATTAGCCCATGGAATTATTTAGTTGTGGTGATCGGAAGTATGGGTTCAATTTCAGTAGTTGCCTGTGTTCTAAAAATAATAGCCAATATACCGAGAACAGCCATGATTATTTCCTCTATAATTCCTTCTTGAATTTCTTCAGGAATTACACCAAAACCCTTTAGAATAGCTAGTATTGATGTTGCTAGACCTACCCAAATAGTTCTGGACATCCACCATGGTTTAGTCTCTGTCATGATATTTCTCCTTTATGCCAATTATTCTGGCACAAGTATTTATCATATTTAGTGATAATTTAAGATAGATAGTAGGGGCAAAGAGTCTAGGACCTTAATTAATTACATGTAAAATTGTTTGAAAAACATATAAACACCAGAATAGTTAGTGTAAGAATTAGTCACTTCTGCCAATCTGTTTATATTCAAGATTGACCTATGTCAGAAAAGGTTAGGAAAAAGATAAAAGTCAGGTCAAATTATAAAAGAGTATGATTGGTAGCGATAGAGAGATTCGAACTCTCACTGAACAGATTTTGAATCTGCTGCCTCTTCCAATTGGGCTATATCGCCAAAGTATCGGTTCAGCAGTTCGGGTTCTATCGTTAATGGACCCTCATAGTGTGCCTTGAAGCAGAGTTGCGCACCTCGTACTTCTTCCGATCATTGGGACAGCAGAAAACTTAGATGAATGTCTAAGCTACTCTGCTAAACTATTTATACTAAAAAATATAATGATAAACTTTATTTGTGGTAAATGTAATGAGATTTTAAAACAAAAATCCCAATTTTCTAGAAAATATAAAAATTGCCAAATTCTAGAAAGTAAACGTAACCGTGTGTGTTTAATATTGCTGGTGGGGCTACCCGGACTCGAACCGGGACAACTTTTCGGCCTAAACGAAACGACTTTACCAATTTGCCCATAGCCCCAATAATCAAGATTTATTTTGTTATACCCACACAAAACTGTTTACGAGAATCCTGTCAAGATTCAAACCCGAGCTAGGAATGCCACCGAAACTGGGATGGCTTACCGTCTTGCCTCTCACATCTACAGGGTTCACATAACGATGTTTGCCGGAACTTGTATACTTTAAGTCTTATATCACTACAAGAGTAGCAATTTCTGGCGGAACATGATAGCATCGAACTATTAACCCAAATGAGTTACTACTGATTTCGAGTCAGTTTGAGGAGCCAACCTCAGCATGTTCCTGTAATATTTACTATATTTAAGGCAGCATTTTTGTGTACTGCCACCTTGTAAACACATACTAGTTATTTACTTGCTAATTTTGGACGATAATTTGGCCAGTTAAGAACTCCCAGAATATGAGCAATAGCCCTATATTTCTGTTCTCTATCTTCTAGACCTTTGAGACCTTTGTTAATAGGCTTGGTTACTGTGGCAGTATCACTATAGTCACTTACTCTAGGCTGTACCCTATTCTTCCAGAACCAGATAGCTACCTTGGCAGCAACATCTGGACGTTCAACTAATTCTGGATGTTCTTCTAAGGGAAGCCCTATTGCTTTGCCTGCTTTAGCATAGTTATCTCTGCCGGTTAGCTGAATAAATCCCCTGCCGCGATATTTGTATCCATCTCCGGGTTTTATGTTACCTAGCTCATTGGCTTTTTTGGGGTTGTGCTCTATATCATATCTTTTGAAGTATTCTTCATTGCCCAACTCTTCCATATACTGGAAATTTAATGTCTCGTGAGCACATTGTGCCAAAAACTGTGATAGCTGTCTACCTTTCATGCCCGCTGCTCTTGCTTGGTTTACTAAAGCTTTGCCAATCTTAGTGTCCAACAGCTTCATCATTTTACGAACCTCAGAAGGATCAGCTTTAATCTTATTAGCATTAAGCTCTTGCTCTATTTGGTCCATACTTTTAATGTTTCCAGGGGCGTGTACTGCCTTGTAGGCTAGATTTCCTGTTGCTGCAAGAGCAAGAGCAGCCATAGTACCTTTTGTCCACTTAGAAAAATCTTCGTCTAGGGGTTCAAATTCATAACTTCGCATAATATATTTATACAACCCGAATATAAAATAGAAAACCAAAATCCGTGGCGAGAAACCTGAACATTGTTCAGGAAAAATTCATGCGTAAACTGGCGCCCCCTATTATTTTTCTTCATGCTTTTTCCCATCATTGGACGAAAGGACGCATTGTAGGGGACATAAACTCTGGGGTAACTGCAACATTTTTCGTCACTTTAAAGTATATGCTAGTCACCAAAAAATCATAATCCTAAAAAATGTGTAAGAATATAGAAGGGCCAAACTTTCTCCCAAAGGAAATGTTCTATAGGAAAACTAATTGTGACCCCTACCCAAAAGCGATAATCTGTTAAAAGATTAGTGCAATGATTAAAGCACTTTACCAACAAACCGGTTTTTTCATCCTTGTGAAAATGTTCATCAGACATGATTATCCTTTTATATTAAATTTGGTGAACGATATAGGTACTGCTCTTATTTACTTTTAAACTAAAGGACCTCTGTTCTTTGTTTCTCAGTAGTAATTACGATCTGCCTTCTCTACCATGTCAAAGTAGCGTTCTTATACTAGCGAACTAACTGGACATTAATTCTTTTCTTCTACTGCGACGTCTTTATGAATTGTTTCGATAAATCCCGAGTCATGTTTTAGTAAGTAAGTTTCACCTACTACACCAATGATAGTTCCTACAGACTTCTTTCCCGTTTTTTCACAGACGAAACAATAGGTCCGTTCACCAATTGAAAGCATAATAAGATTCCTTGTTAATAAAAGGTGCTTCCAAGAAGTACTAGCCCTCTGTCTCAACATATGTCGTGACAATACTTTTATACTATGGAAGCTTACATCATAATTATTATATTGTTTTTGGCTTCAATTTAAAGGAAGTTCTCTTGCCCATACTACAGAAACCTTAAGTCCTGGATGCCCCGCCTGGGCTCGAACCAGGAACCTTTTGATTCAAAGTCAAACATGCTGCCAATTGCACCACGGGGCATTAAATTTTTGTATTATACTCGGGAAGTTAAAATAGTTAAAGAGGCTAAAACAGACTTTCCCTGTAAAAGTTTCTAGCTTTTAAAAACTATCAGTAAGTGCGTTTCCAGATTGACAATCTGGTGCTGTTTTCATTGTTGATAGTTTATGTTAAACATGTTTTCTTATCCAAGACATTTGTTGCTTTTTTGGGTTTGTTCTTTTTGTGTTATTGACTTTTCTTTTTCAGAAAAAGTATATAATTGATTTTTCCCACAAGTCAAGTAATATTTGGAAATCACGCCTTGCCCAGCTTAAAGCCAGTAGTCCGTCTGTGCTAATAGAACTCATCTATCAGCGGGAAGTAGTTTTTAGCTCTTCCCAACGGAGGTATCCGCGTGTCAGTCCACATTCACCTTCACACAGTGGAGTTCACCGTGCGCTAAGCTACCCTTTTTCTGATATTTCTATCAGACGCGCCTTTCGGGGCACCTAGTCTAGCTAGGGGGTCGATGGACTCAACCCATTTATAATTTAAAAACCCTGAAAATCTTTCGATTTTCAGGGACTAATACAAACATATATTTCTATTTTCTATGTTTACATTAGTCCCCGATATCCCATTCAAATATATTAATGAAACTTGGGGTTCTTAGAGTATATATGCCCGCACGTAATACCAGAGTGGGCACTCTTGATTGTACGTGTTGTTTGCATATGTTCGTTATCATAGTCATATAACGTATTTAGTCCTGATATTCAAAGAGTATTTTTTAGCTGATTTTTTCAATTTTTATCTCAGCGTCTATATGTTTAACTATATAACAATGTTTCTTATATGTCAACTATTATTTTCACAGACCGGATGATTTACTATTGCAATCTTTTGCGTGTAGTAAAAATCAAGTTCCATCTATAATTCTAACAGGTGATAGCCCATCCTTCTAGAAACCAGAATCCTTACAAATACTGAATAAATATCTTGAATAAATTATATTCTATTTGTAAACTTCATCTTGAAGAACCCCGAATGCTAGGCGAAGCATTACCTCTTCGACATACTTGGGGGTCAGTTTTACTCCCCAGCTAGTGGTATGGGTATACTCGCTGCCGCGAGGATAAACAGTGCGAACCGCATTTCCTAGGTCAACAAGAGTATATGCTTCTTTCCGCCGATATAAATTTCGATACCCTTTGCAGTGGCCTTCTTACTGATACCACATGCTTTGATAACTGCCTGGTAGTCCATCTACTGTCTCCTTGTTAATAATCTCTTGCAGCCCCAAAATATTCCCAGCTTCTCTCAGTGATTCCCGCAAGACCAACTTTCTTTTGGCATCCTGTTCCTGCTTAATCAAGCTAGCAATACTAGCCATTTCAGCAAGAGCAACCGGAAAGGATAAGTCATTCATCAAAGCGTTTTCTACCCTAAAGAGACAATAGCAGAGACCGCCACGGCATCAGTTTTTTCACCAAACACATTATATAGCCGATTGAGTCGCATAGTGGCCTGAGATACTGCATTTTCCGACCAAGCAGCAGACTGGCGATATTGTGCATTGAGCAACACCAAACGATCTGTTTCTGCTGGATAAAGTTTAAGAGCATCCCTCACAGTGAGCATACTGCCAGTTGACTTAGATATTTTTTGTCCGTCTACTGTAACCATACCGTTATGCATCCAAATGCTTGCGTATTTGTTACCGCCGTGTGCGCAGTTACCTTGAGCAATTTCATATTCTTCGCCGGTCTTAGAAATCCAAGCCCATCCTTCTAGAGCTTCTTTGGCAAAAATAATAATTTGATCTACAGTCCATCCTTGCCAGATAGCCGTATCATATATTTCCTCTTGTGTCATACTTTGGATAAATACCTGTGAATAATTCAGTCTTAAAAAGAGTCACCGTATAATGAATAGCAACTGCGCCAGTTTCATTAACAGCAAAGAGAACATGGCAGCTTTGACTGAACCCTGATTGGCCCTCACAAACCAATTATATCATACCCTGAGATTTTATTAATCTTGTACAACTTGGTCTCCATATTTCAACATAAAGAGCAAATATTCTTTTTCATTATCAAAGAAAACCTTTTTTTCAAATCCATATACCATAGCGGCATTAAATTTTTCTTTACAAAACATATCAAGACCATTCCACCAATGATGGTTATAGGTCTTAAATCTACAAGACTCTGGAGTGCGCTCATACTCGTCAATAAGAGATTGGTATAGTTTCTCGCTTATTACAGCCGTGAAGTAGTCCAATGTATTTCCTCCCTGATATTGTCAGGATATTTAAGCTTGAACAATACAAATATTTTCTTGTTAAAAATACAAAATATCCCTATACTGTCATCATGCACATAATTTCTACAGAACCTACGTATTTTATGGAATATGTGAGGGTCATAAATAACAACAGTTGTATCAGTTGTCCCGTAAAACTCTTAAAGTACCTTGTTGAAGAACTTCGGATACATTCTTACCTTCATGTATATAATTTACCTGCCAATCCACAATATCCATGTTCGCCCTCATATTCTGGGATTTCCTTGCCGAAAGTAAACAAGTCTGTTACCGGGTCTTTTATCCAACGCCATGCCATACAGTTGCTTGCTATACATCTTGAGGGGCCGGCCGCTGCTGTAGTTTCAGTTCGGTTATAAGCGCCGTTAGATGAATATACTCTGCCAAATGGGCACCACTTTGTTTTAGCTTCTTCTTCTGTCATAATCATATTATATCATACTGAAATAAACTACACAAGTTAAAAAACAATATCTTGCACGGCAGGTTCATCGTATTTACCAATTTTGCTATAAGTCATTTTTAAATCATAACCACATCAGCGAGAAAAATACTGCCTTACTGGCATCTTCAATTATCATTAGCCATCTACGCAATTTTGGTTCCCAAATTAGTTTCCACCCCTCTCCTTCATCGTAGTTGATAAACTTGCCTATGTTATGATCCATCCATTGATTTGATTCTTCTATTGTCAAATCATCAATAAATGAACTGCTAGTAACATCTAAAATAGTCATGAATATCACAGTATAGCCGTTGTGTATAATTTACGGTCGACCACACAAAAATTCTGCCAAAATGGATAGTCGTTGTCGTTGATGTTTCCTATATTTGTAGCAAGAATACTGTTCAAATTCTTCACCCAGCAAAGAAGCATCTGGCTCTTTATTAAGCCTAAAATTTTCTTCAAACGAAAAATATATGCGGTCAAACATACCTTTTTCAAGTAAAGTTGCATATTATGCATGACCAACATAAAAAACATCATATCTTTCTCGTTTGTGAATATAATTATATTATGGTCGTAATGAAACTTAACCGAAATACCTTATCTTCACACTATTCAACAGCTTCTAATACAGCATCTATTGTTGGCCGGATATTTTGGTCAGGGTTATTATAGACAAGTCCATATTCTATGCGAGGATGAATGCACCACATATTACAAATACTTTATTACGAAGAATGCTGCTTGCTGTTCAGTTTCAAAATGCAGGTAATTACCATTATCAACCGCACCTTATTACCTAAGTATGTTGTTTCTATGTTCAATGTAGAATTGACTCATCAGTGAAGTATCGGAGCCATCAAGAAAAATTGGCTACCGGCTTTGCACTAGCCCGTCTTTATCTCTAAAATGTAATTTCATCTTGATGTTTACAAGATTTCCGGTAGGCCCACCCGGGACATGTACATGATACCTTGCCATCAATTTTAGTGACAACATAAGTCTGGCCTTTGCTACCGGTTACAGTCTTTGTAACAGGCATGAAAAAAGCTGCCGGCAGGTCAACCTGCTCTGAATTAACTGATACGATAGCCGCTCTACTGATACGACGGATAGGGAAATTTGGGTCATCCGTAGTCAATCCTACATCACCATTGAAATGAGAAACATTGACTACTGTGCCGGTATACTCTTCGTATTCAGGACCAACATACTTGTTGGCAAACCTATCACGCGATTCATATAATGGGTTGCGCACCTTCAAAGTTACTGTTTGTCCCTGTTTCATATCACTTCTTTCCGAAATATATTTTCAAGAATTACCCTTCGTGATGAGAAGATTTGTTAAATAAAAATGACACTATACTATTTTTAGCGTAATAACAAATATTTTATCGGCTAAACGGGGAACGAAATAAACGGTCTTCCATAATCAATAGAAAGCATATTTCTATCTTCCTTAAGCTCAGCCAGAAACCTAAGCTTGGTAAGCCCGGGCCAATCGCTTTCAAAAAGTTTAACGTCATAACGGTAGCGATTGTCACCAACAAGGCCTACGGCAACACCACCTGTGCTAGTATGAATACCGAGCCTAGCCATTGCTATAGAATACTTGCTAATTTTGTGACTAGTATAAAACTCAATTCTGCCAGTCCAACCGGGATAACCACGAGGACGCCCGTCAGAGGACTCTACACTGTCCCAGCATGTAACCCCATCCCTAGGGCAGCAATGAGTGTTATTGATTTTGTCTCTATAAGTAAGCCTGAGATGAGTAATCTTGATCCAAAACTTATTTCGGTCTTCATACGAGATATTACAGGTAGGATAATTCGGAACACCGTTCGGGAACATAGTGTCAAAGACAAACTCAGGATGAGTTTCGATCCATTCAATAATCTTCTCAAACGAGTACTGGTTGATAAGCTCGTTGAACATTTTATCACGGGTACTGTAACGAATGGTAAGGAGGCGGTCAGCGCGAAGCCGCCTAAGATGTTCGACGTAACTAGCCTTTGTATCAAATACCTTCTTGGTCCAAGGACACTGATAAGCACTGGTAGTCTTTTTGTCATTTACCAGAATCATTATACCCTCAAAAATAAATTTCAGGCTTTTTGATAATTTCTTTATTAATCAATATTATCCCACCACGCGATCAATAACATTCACCAAGTCTTCGGCAAACACACCCGTGATGTTCTTGTCCGTCTTGATATTTACGTTGCGAATGCGGAAAAATTCGATATCGTAAAGGTCAGTACCTTCGTTATAACGAATATACACGTAACCCTTCCACTTAACCATACCCGAAGTCTTGAACTTCAAGCCGTCGCCCATAAAGATAAATTCCTTGGCGCCCCAAGCAAGAGTAGCCCTGGGGTCGATTGTCTTGATTTGAGACAAAATAGTTTGTGCAACGGTCATATCAATGTTTCCTTGCTATAGTCTTTTATGACATTTTGGGTATATCGTGTCAACCGTTTTAATGGTTAAAGCGTAAAAGTATCATTACCGAAGCTGTAACTTCAATGACACATCACTTTCTTCGACAAAGAAACTCTCTAGGTGAAGAATACTTCATATGAATGTCAATAATACGCTTAAAGGTTTTTGGATCTTTTTGCCTCATAATTTTGAGTGGATCTACCCTCTGCTCATAGATAGCGCGAATAGTCGCTTGGCAGCTTTCCATAGACCTATATTCACCAAGTTGAGTGTTAGTGAGCAGTGCAATGAGGACGAATTTAATCATTATTTACATGTTCCAATATGCTTCGCTTGCTGGTGAGCAGTAGCTAGGAGTATTAATACTCTCAAGATAATTCTTACCAGTCATAAGATTGACACGCTCGACCATCTTTTCAATATTAGCGTAGTATTCCTTGGCTTCCGCGATTGAATACATGAAGATAGGGTCTCGGTCAGGATTGCCGATATCCCAAACAGGAATCTTATTATGCATACGAGTGATAGCAGCCCTAGCAGCGCCGTGGGTCTTGTAAGTCTTATTCATGCCGCCGATAATGCGAGAAGTCTTGTTGTCGTAAATCACATAAGCCATTTCGTATCTCCTTGTTACACACTGTGTATAGCAGTTTGGGTAACCAGTGTCAACTGATTTTTTGCATTATCTACAATTTTAGGATTGCTCAACTTTCCAGCCTTTATAGTCAGGAAACCTTCTGCGAAGAAACCTGACTTCATCATGCATATCATGATCTGACCATCCATTGTATTGGTAAGCAAAGCGGAAAATACCATCACGGTAGATGTTCACTACATATGAAAGAGTAGTGCTTGTGCCAGGGTTGGCAAGTTTGGTGATGTTGCGATACTTTGACATAATATCTACTCCTTTCATAAGCAAAAATGATAGCAGATATTATTTATTATATCAAGAGCGTTTTTCTCTACCTACATTGCCAACTGACAAGTCTGCTTGCCTGTGTGGTTTTCTACTCTTACCCAATGCAATACTTGCTGCCATGTCTCTGAATTCATTATCAGTTGGGACACGAATCTGTCTAGGAGATATTTCAATTTTTGTATCTTTAGGAATGCCGCCACCTCTATCAATTTTGAATGTAAAATTTCCTTTAATACCAGTACTATAATAAGTTTTTTCTGCTGATAGATACACTCCAGTGATTAATTTGCTAGGGTAAATTGTGCTAAACTCTTCAAGAACCCAAGTATCTTTCTTTTCTTTGGCCTTAGTATAGACCTGCACTAACGCGCTATTATTCAATATATCTGATGCTGCTTTGCTAAACTCACCATCTTTGTTTACCTTAGCGGCAACTTCAAAAGCAATCGCTGCCATAATATGGTAAAATAAATCTAGACTATGTGGGTTGGTAGCATTTCTTTTTCTAGCAATTTCTTTGATATTATCAGAAATATCTAAAAATTCAAGATCTTCCATATTAATTAGTGGCTTATTTCTAAGGGACAATATTTCATTTACTTCTTTTTGAGAAATAATCTCAAACTTCGTAGCTAAAAAGAGCGGAGCGCCTACTTGTCCACGAGTTTTAATTTCGTTGATGATATCAATTGTGTCTTTGTATTTCTCTTTAAGTTCTGAACCTCTGACAGTTTCTTCTAATTCGTTAATGCTGTTTATTAAATTTGAAACACTGGCTGTTGCTCCTCTTCCCCCTTTTGTACTAACCTTTATTTTTCTTCCATCAATTTTAGATAAAATACTATCACTTAGCCCTGCTGTTTTACTTTGGTCAAATGATATGTAGGTGTCTTCAAAGGAGCCATCTAAGAAAATATCTGCTACTTCTTGCGCGTTTCCCGTAAATTGTCCATTTTGTAATGCAATCGGCTGTAGTATCTCACAAAAATAATCGCGGAAACTTGTGAAGCTTACGTCTTTGGGTTTGGGAAATTCAATAGGAAATTTTTCCCCAGATGCAACTTGATACGCTAAGTCATACAATGGATGTCTTGTTCCAAGACTAATTGCTAATTGGTCTAGGATATCATCGGATGTCAAGTCAGACATATTAGTCAACAGGTCTTGTGGTGTAAGCTTATCTTGTATTTTGGTTGCTGATTTACCTACATATCTGAAATCACCCACACGGTTAGGGACAAAATTATTAGTAAAGTTGGGCTTGATGTTTTCAAGATACTTACCGAACACAAAAGTGTTTTCGAAGGAATCATAAAATTTAGCTATTGCGATTCCGCCGCTTTTAGAACTTCTTGTGTTTAACCAGGAAATATTGTTCTCAGACTCTAAATGTCTGACCATATTATCTAGTTCTTGTGGCTCCAATCGTCCACCGTTTGTTGGGAAGAACTCAATACCTTTAAAGTAAATCTCTTTACCATTGCTGTCCCTGAACACATCACCAACCTTACGGTTGGCTAGTCCTGTGCTTTCCTCTAAACTTTCAAGATGTTGTAATATATTGCGCATAATAGTATTTATATAAGATTTAGCTAGACACTAAATAACAGCATGACAAATACTATTGGTTTTGACATTATTAACGACTTGAACTTATCAATTGATGAAAAATTTAATTGGGCAGAAAAAGTTACTAGTTTATACTGTATTGTTGCGGGTAACATTAGCGATGATCTAAAAACTGTAGCCAAGGTTCTCTTTCACTTATCTACACTTTATCAGGGAGTTTTCTTTGTTCCCGGGAAATTAGAATATAGTGACACTTTAAACTATGCTAGTAGAACTAAAGAATTAAATTTGATAGCTGAAAACATAGAAAATGTCGTGTTTTTATACAACAATATTGCAATAATAGATGGAATAGCAGTGTTAGGTTCTAATGGTTGGGGAAATATTACCGACACTGTTGACCCAAAAACATTACTCATGAACGCTTCCAAATACCAAGACAGTCTTTATTTGGAGGCTTCATTACGTAAATTACAACGCCATCCTGATATCAAGAAAATTGTATTAGTAACAAGTGCAGTCCCTAGAGAAGAATTGTATTTCGGTGAAAAACCAAGCAACGTAGTAGATCACACACCTTTGCATAAAATTTTAGTTGAAGATACAGAACGAAAGGTTGTCGTCTGGGTGTTCGGGACATATACAAAACCTGTAGATGTGTTAATTGACAACATTAATTACATTAGCAACCCAAACACCCAAGATTTACCATATCACTCTAAGAGGATAGAGATAACAATTTAACCATGTTTGGGTTTTCAGAGTGGTCAGTAATAGGTAATTGATAAAATTTTATGGTATAAGAGGGTTTCTAAAATAATAAAAACCCTGACGCTTTAGGAAATACCAGTAAGTTAGCGCTGGGGAAAACAATAACAAGTTATTGAATATCTGGCTCAATTTTTACCTGAAGCGGAAACCCATTTGCTCTTGCATCGAGGACAACTTCTATACCACGCTGTTCAGCAATCTCATATGGTAAAACAGCTACTACAGCACTTCCGTGCTCATGAATATCAGTAGCAATGTTTAACGCAGTATCAGTATTATAGCCAAAATACTTAACCAATGACGAAACTACGAACTCCATCGTAGTAGTTTCGTCATTCAAATATATTACTTTGTAAAGGGGAGGTTCAGCTAAGTCTAGCTTGGGCTTAATTTTAGTTTCTACTTTAGACATCAGATTTCCTTAAATGTGCTCTCTGTAATAATACAGAGAGCACTATACGTTAAATTAGTAATTAATGTCAATCTTCCTGGGCAATTTGTCTTCAGGAATGATTTTTTCTAAGTCGATTGTTAGAATGCCGTCTCGTGACCTTGCACCAACAACTTCGACATACTCAGCAAGTCTGAAAGTTCTGGTAAACTTACGACTGCTAATTCCCTGATGAATGTACGTTACAGCATTGTCGCCTTCTTGGGCATGTACTGACCTTTCACCTGAGATGGTGAGAACATTCTTTTCTAGGGTAATTGAGATATCACCTTCCTTGAACCCAGCAACTGCCAGTTCAATAGAATACTTATTTTCATCATGACTGACAATATTATACGGGGGGTAATTTACAGCTGGTTGAGAAGTGAACTTGGCCAAATCATCAAAGAAGCTGTCAAACCCAACACCAAATCTAGCAATACTGGGAATATCAAAGCTGCGAAGGGTTAATTCTCTTGTCATATATTTTCTCCTTTTTAAGCAAGAATTAATTGTAGGCCTATCAAAGCACCTACGAATATATTTATACTTTATTGTTATGAAATAATCTAGTATTTTGGTAAATTATTTAAGAAGATCGTTAATATATTGTACAATCTGTTCTTTTTCTTTGTCAGTCAATAAGTCAATATCATACTCACCTGCATCAATCTTATCAACTAGGTATTTGATATATTGTTGGTCATATGACACTTTATCTAAATTATCAGTTTTTTCGTTCCACTTGTACCCATCAAACTCAAACACTCTGTTTGGTTTTGAATCTACTCTTACAAAAATTTCACCTTTTTTTGCGGTCGGTGGAAATTTAGTACCGAACCCAGTTTTGGCATCATTAATGGTAGAAAACAAATCAGGCCTCAACTCTGATAATGCTTGCTTACTCGAAGTTTTGCCGTTATAGTTAACGTAATTATCACCCACCTCTAAGAATGTAACACCCTCTGTCTCTATTTTTTTAGGTGACTGTCTATCTTCATCTTCTCTTCTGTCCAGTATAGTATCATTCTCATTGTTATATGGATGTAATACTTTTGGTAAGTCGTTTCCCATTACTTCATCTGGATTTTCACTAACTGGTTCAGTTGGTTGTTCAACACATTCTTGTTTTTCTTCAATTATTTCGGGAACAGTTTCAGGTTCTGATGATTGTTCAAACTTTTCTGGATCTTGTTCTTCTTTTTCTTGTGTCTTTTTGTTACGAAAGTCTTCATTCAACCACTCGTAGCTTTTTTGTGAAGCAATAACAAGGGTAAGAGCTAAAGGGTCAAATACCAATACAATAATTATGATAACCCATCTTACTGCTTTTTCCAATAAATTAGCATCAGGGTTGTCACCGTATATCATTGCGGCTATGTATCTAATTGGACCAACTTCTGCTTCAACTTTTCTAAACTTAGCCTTGATAGGTGCTGATTCTTCATTAAGCTTGGTAATAATATCTTGATTTTGAGAAATTTCGGCAAGCAACCTTTCTCTTTCTGCTGCCTGCTGTCGTCTAATCTGTACCGCACGATTTGCGCCGCCCGCATCATCAGTTCTTGATAGCATCTGGTTAACTTGTTCATCAAGTTGTTGAAGCGCGGCTCTGTTGGTATTAATATTTTCTCTAGCTACTTGTATTTTTTCATCGTATATAGCTATTTGCGCTGATGTATCACCAGATACTAATGTCTGGTCACTATGAGCTTTAGAGAGAAACCCAAAAATTCCCATACTTGTTATGAAGGCCAATGTTACAACAGCAGGAACAAGATAAAGCTTTAATTGCCAACCGCACTTATTCCAATATCTATGCAGCCAAACAGTTGTGACTACCTTAGCTACCTCTAAAGAACCTCCCATAATAATGATAGGGATAACTGCACCGGCAAATATTGCGGTCAACCCCAATACTGAGTACCAAGCCGCAATACCACTAAGTAATAAAGCAACTAGTAAAGTTAGCGTTGCAAAACTGAATAGTTTGGAAAATAGGTTAGTCATAATACTTTATTTATTAAAAGTCTTCATCAAAGTATTCGTCACCGAACAAGTGACCGAAGTTTTCTCTAAATTCTTCTACATGCATTACTAGTTTTTTGGGAACACCCGGGACATCATGAACCAAATAAAATACCCATGGACCGGTATCTCTTCTCTTTACTTGAATTACCTCAAGTTTTTTACCATCTGGAAAAACATGTATTGTACCAACAATACTGTTAGCCCATGTTAGTATATTATTATAATATGAATAGTCTACTTCTTCATTCATCAAACAAACAATTCAAAGTAGATTTCTTTGCTACGGATTTCTGTCAACGAAGGGTCTTTCTGACTACATGGATAGCAAATCTCTTCGTGGTTGATCCCGTAAGGGCGAGTATCTGCTATTATGCCGCACTGGCTGCAAACACAGTAATATTCATCGTATTCTACAATTGATATTTTCATTGTCCATTCCTATCTTTGAAAAGCTGAATATTGTCCAGATAACGTTGGTTTTCTTTTTTCCTACGCTGCTCTTCTTTTTCCCACTGTTTTTCTATCAGTCCCCTGTATATACTATTTGCCCCGTTACCCCAATAGTCGCATTCTAGACCACAATCAGGACAATATTCATATGATACTGTCTCTTTGTATTTAGTGCTTTTACAGTTAGGACAGGGTCGTTTGTTGATAACTTTACCATTACCGGCACAATTGTCATGTTTATTATAATATGTCATTTTTATACTCATGATAAAAGTTGTCCATCATAAATTCATAACGCTTGTTCACTTGTCATCTCTGAAACGAACAAAACGAGGGAATCGTAGAGAGTAAGTACCATCTTGGTTCTGAGACACAGAGTCAGCTAATACTTCAACAAAAGATCCGATAATAAGATTCTTATTATCCCAAATCTCTTGACGTTCTTTATCTGTAAAACCGGTTCCTACATTTACGGTAATTTCTCTGTTGTTGTCGATTCCATGACAAACTAGGGCGCCCAGCCTTTTCTTGTTGTTGCCAGTCCCTTCTTCTACTCCCATGACCTTAAGGTCAACTGTGATAGTTGGTTTGTATTTTAACCAGAAATTGTTACGTTTACATAGATAAGGTGCACCGAGCTTTTTGATCATTACGCCCTCTAACCCAGACTGAATAGCTTTTTCTGTATAAGCATGGTATTGCTCAAGGCCTTCAGGTGTGTCTAAGTCAACTTCTTCGCCGGAAACAATCTTTAGCTTACTAGAATTGGCAAAGATGGGCCTCAATTTTTCAAGGTATTCTAATCGCTTGTACAAAGGAGCATTCCAGTGTCCTTCGATAAAACTAGAAATAGGTATAATATCAAAGATATAGAATATGCTATCTGAGGTATTTATGTTTTTCTTTCTATGTACTTGGCGCATCAAATCTTGAAAGCTCTTACTAACAATTTCCCCATCCAACAAAAAACCAGTAGATATACTGGAAGGCATAACTCGCTTAATTTTGCCACCGTACTTTCTTAGCTCCTCTTGAATATCTTTGAAATTAAAGAGTATTTTGCCATTACGGCTATAAACAATAGAATAAGTATCAAAAAATTGTTTTGCTACGGAATCATATACTATTTCAAGATAAACTAGCGCCCTAACACCGTCATACTTGGGCTCAAGACGAACCTTACCTTGCATTTCAAGGCAATTAGTGCTGTCAGTAGCAAGCTGACAACTAAACACAGGAATATGATACTTTTTATTCTTTACTACTTTATTGACAGTGGTTTCTGTTACGCCAACACGCAAGTCTTTGCGAATCACAGGAGCACAAAATTTATTCCATTCTTTACTATCAAACCGGCGCGACATATTAATGATAGCATCACGCGCCGCATTTCCGGTTAGAATTTTTGTTCTCAAACTATATAAAAGGTTGAAGAATTCTTCCCAAGGATTTTCCTGATCAACAATACCGACTGTATCATCAACCTTCTTTACACCAAAAACTATCATGGGATCATATGCATAACGAAACCCGCTAAGAAAGCGTTCTGCTGTCTTGTCACCTAACTCAGCCATAAATTCGGCTTCAGCAAGAACCTTCTCTTTGTAAAGTCTGCCGTTTTCTTGTTTTATTCTGTCAATCCAAACTGCTGCCACATATTACCCCTTCGGTTATTATTTTACTATAACAATATATTCATAAGTTGTCAAGTGTGTTTCAACTTAAAAAGAATGTGCTTGTTTTTATTGTAGAACTTTACTACTCGATAGATTTCGCCGTTAATCAAAACGACGGATCTATTAGTAGAGAAAAAACAATCATACTCTGTTTCAATCTCACTATACGTACCAAAAATACCCAACATGTTTTTTATTACAGTAAGCGGAATAAAGTCAGTTTCTACGTAACTTGTGTTAGTTAACTTCATTGATCTTAACCCGCCTAAGCTTGGTGTGGTTTTCACGATGTTCAGCTACCGTTGCGTTCACAACAATCTTGGAATCACTTTGAAGTTCCGAACGATATGAGAAAAATACCGTCGAACCCTCAGTAACACCAGTTACAAAGAAAGTGTTCCACTTATTGGAATACTGGCAACGGACTACTTCAATTTCAAACTTCCTACGAGTGCCGATAGCCACATCAAGCTGCTTAGAATTGTTGAAAAGGATAGTGTTTTCTTTGTTACGCCTCTGTTCAATTTCAAAGGCATTTGGCGCAGATGCAATCAACCCAATTTCGTGTTGGGAAGTCACTACTTCTTTCTGAGACAATTCCGCGAGAGATACGATATAAGAATTAGCCTTACCGGCAATAATAGCCAAAGACAGGTTCTTAAGAAAACGAAAGACCTCCCGAGCCCGTTCATTATCCTCTTCGGTGATATTCAACAAATCGGGGCTATTGAGAGCCATATAGACAAGTTCCTTATTTGACGATATCCAGATATCAGCTTCACGGGCATACCTACCGTACTTCTCGTAACCACCCTTAATTCGATGTGCTGCGCAAGCCGCTGTAATAACATCCATGATAGGATAAGAGAACTTGAGGGTCTTGTTAGAAGGATAACAGGGCATGACAATCTCCGTTGAACAAGTATGTTTGTTATAACAGGTTGGATATGGGGTGTCAATTACTACTTTCTAATTTTTTTATCCCCGCATTTTTTGTAAGTAAGTTTTTTAGTTAGAGTATTTTTTCAAGTATCTTGTAGGTTCTGTCAAGCTTGTAACAAATATACTGTCTGTCTCTGAACTTATATTTCATATAATCATTTTCGTCTTTGTTATATTCAACAGTAATTTTGTTCTTTTTGACTAGAACTCTACTGCCACCGTTACAACTTACTCTTTACCTAGAAGTGTAATAGATTTTCTTTTACATGTCGATATCTTGCTTCCAAATACGCTACATTTTAATATTGTAAGTTATAGTCCTTATGTTCAGGTAATCATTACTCGTAATCAAACTCTACCTTAAAAAATTCATAATATTTGTGTTCATAAAAAGTTTTATGTATAATGGATGTTTTTTCAGGAATAACCTTAATTTTTCCATTTATGTTAAGGATTTTTTCAAACAACAAGAGTAGAGGATCAGGAGATTTATACTTGAACATATACATATAACCCTCGTTGCTCTTGAACCAGTAATGATTGTGTGGGAAAGCCTTTGAAAAGGGATCTAGTTTACCTAAGTAGATTAATTCTGCTGAATCTTTATACTGTTTTTTACCTCTACTATATACTAGTTCTTCACTAGCATTTTCTTTAAACATCTTGTTAAGTTTAATGTCATGATCATAGAAGAACGGAAGCTTATAAGCTATGCTCACATATTTGTTTGGAACATTATAATAGTCCTTGTGTGTAAAGAATTGCAAGGTTCGTATTTTATATTCAGTCAGATTTCCGTCACATAGTTGACGTATCATATACTTGTTAGAATAATATTGTTTGATATTATTGGTCATATTATAATCATCTGAAGTAGCCTTTGACAATATTTCATTGACTTCTTGTTCCCTATAGAAATATAGTCCGAAGTTTTTGTCCGAGTGGATTCTATGTTGGATGCAGGCTAGTAATAAAGGATCTGCCCCAAAGAAATTACTACATTCAGTATCTAAATCTGTCTCGTGCATTGCCGCCAATTGTGTTTCAATCATTATTGTTCTCTTCTTGGGATTAAAGGCTAATATCTTCCATGCCTGCTGCTCTTAGACGGACTATATGCCCTAACATAAAGTTCTTAGATTCAAGTGCTTTTATTATGCCTAGAAATTTGTTTCTAATCAAGCTAACTTCATTGATAACAAGCTGGAAGTCAATTACTTCTTGCTCACCATCAGCATACTTCTCAGCGTCTTTAGAGCTAAGCTCTCGGTTGTATTTTTCTAAATATTTCCTGAAATGCTTCTGTCTAATTTGTTTTAGCTGAATGTTGAGAAAATTCAGTACAGCCTCAATTTCTTGAAGCTGATTAAACCTAAACTCAGTAATCCCAGGCAAAGCTGAGAGATTTTTTTCTATATTCCCGTAGATTTTAACATCTTGCTTTGCCTGGGTTACTTGTTCGTCATAATACGTAATAAAGTCTGGTATATTGTTCAAGTCTTGAACAATTTTGGTATACCACATCATTAGTATTCTTCTTCGTCATCATAATAGCCATTATAGCTCATATGGGTATCAATATCATCTTCATCCTCTTCATATGATTCAAAAAATGACCCATCTTCTGGTTTCTCTAGGTAAAATTGCACAGCTTCTTTGATTTCCCTATCTCCCCTAAACATCTGCTTGATTTCTGAAGGAGAAAAATCTTCATCAATTAGATAATTTACTAGTGTTTCTGCTGCTTCATCAACATCACCTATCTCAATACTAGGCTTCAGTATTTTCCAGACTTCTTTGATAAGGTTAAGATTGTTGCTCATATACTGTTCCTTTTATTATTTGTTTATTGTGTATCTTAATTTATTGTTATATTCAAACAATTCGGGTAAAATAGTATACACTATACCCGCAATCATAGATTTTATCATATTGGTCGGCAAATTCTATGTTTATGTCTTGTTGACTATACCTCCTGCATCCTTTGCTGTAAAACCAAATTGGCTCAATTCTTTCCATTTCTTTAAAACCCAGAGAATGTAAAATTTTACTATTAGAATACCTCAAGTCATCATACAATATAATGTCCTTATTATAAGTCATTAACTGGTTTAAAAGCTCGTTCAATTTTCTAGAAGTTATAAACTTATCTGGTATGACTTCTATAAAATCATTTATCATTATGTCATTGTGTAGTTCAACATTCTCAGTATCTATTCCAACTTTTGATAAAATCAAATTTTTGATACTTGAACTATTATCGTCCCATTCGTCTTGAAAAATTTGTATCAAATCAATTTCAAGATTAGAACAACTGTTGAATTTATCCAAGTGATAATTTTTACCGCGACCTGATTTATCACCATGCCAATTAAGACCACAAAATTCAATGGCAAAGTTGAATTTTGGAATAAAAAAATCCAATTCTTTGGGTTTGATAATTTTGCGAGTATTTCTTATATACTCAATGTTATTATCATCTAGCAGCTTGGCAATCAATTCTTCATAATATGAAGGCTTATTTTGAAACTCAATTAGATTATATTTATTTATACGATGCTCAATTGTTGACCTACAGCAATTCCATCTTATACTAAGCTCATTAATTGAAAATTTTCGTAGCATCAGTGTTAATTGGTCAGGTTCAAACAATATATCGTAATCATTCTTGAAATTACCTTGAGCGTAATTTAATGAATATTTTTTTCCATCTTGCGCTGTTCTAACATAAGAACGTTGTCCGTTATTATTCCTTTTCTTCCAAAATTCTTGAATAGAATATTGAATATTTTCATTTTGAAAGGGATATTCATGACCGGTTTTTTCTTTTAAATTTTCTCTTATTTTTTGACGAATAGAATAAGACTGTAAAGGATATTCACTGCCGTATTTTTCAAGATTGGTAAATTTACGCTTTTCTTTATTGACTTCACTAAGTTTATTAGTTTTAAATCTAGCCATCAACGTAGAATACATTTTTTCTTTAATCGCAGAATTTTGATTTGGGTACTCTGTGCCATAACGTTCTAACATAGTGGTAGTATATTTTTGCTTTGCACATATACAATGTTTTTCACAACATGAATATCCTTTGGTTAGTCCGTTAAACTTTTTTCTATTTGACTCTGGACAAAAAACATCTTGTTGAAATAGATAGTATTCTATTTTTTCGATGAATTTGGCCTCTATCTTGTATTTCCAAAAGTCAATTATTTCCTTGTGTAGCTCGGGAAAATTAGATTTTATTTTATACTCTAACTTTCCCCAGCCTGCTTTTGGTGTTGAATCAATTATACTACGAAGTTTGTCATGGTTGTTCATTAGTTAACTGGTCTGTCATATCAGCATGTGCTAAACCCAATTCAGAAATTTCTGCCATTACTTTATCTAGGCATCCATCATCATTAGCTTCCCATGCTTTGCGAAACTTCTTGATTTTTGTTCCGTCTTGTGACGAATACACTAAACTGTTGCCTTCTTTGCTGAGTAATTTCATAGATTCAAACATATCTACTAGACCTGAATAGGGGTTCATTCCAGTATCATAAGGAATCTTGATTTGTACAGTTTCGAAGGGCTTTGCATATCGTGTTTTCATTATCTTACATACTGCGCGAATACCTCGAACTTCGCTAATCTTATTACCCGTCTCATCTTCTTTGAGCTTAAGCTTTTTCATAGCTACCACAATAGAGCTTGCGTATATAAAGCCTTGCCCACCTGCGATTTTATCATCAGGGTCAAACATATCCTGACTGGCGTATGTATGATTTGTAGCAACAAGACCTACATTATAATTACCGAACATATTAACACAGTTACGAACAAGTGCAGTAAGAGCTTTAGGCTTACGTCCCATATCACCCTTCATATCACCGGATTCGAACTGACTAACGTCGGTTGGAGTAAGTAGCATACCGAGACTATCAATCACAAATAGAACTTTAGGCTTCTCGTCATCATTGATTTGCTTGTAGCCTTTCATAAACTCACTAATAGTCTTGGCCACATCGTCAATCATAGCCATGTTAAGCTTTAGTAGCTTGTCCTCGGAAGTGTCGACCCCAAGTGCTTGTAACCAAGTTTCATCAAGCGCGTTTTCGGTATCAATTAGAACTACAAAAATACCTTGTTCTTGGGCATTCTTTACTAAGTTTCCTGAACAAATGTAGCTCTTACCTGAACCTGATTCGCCCGCAAATACAGTAACCTTACCGAGAGGAATGCCTTTCTTGAAATCACCGCTAATTCTATAATTTAATGCGTAATTGCCTGTGCTGATCCAATCAGTTGGGTCATTAAAGCCGAAACTAAGACCGTCAATTGACTTAGTTAGGTCGCGACGAAACTTTGATAAGTCAAATGGACGATTAACCATTATTGGATCTCCTTTTATTTTCCCAAGATTGATTTATTTTTTCGCTTATTCTTTGCTTTTGTTCTTCTGTCATGGGCTTTTTTCCTTTGCCTTTTCTTTCATTTTTTTATGGCATCTTCCGATTAATCAATGTCAATATTTTGAAGATAATCTTTCAATATGCTTCTAGCTCTGTTTCTTACCGTGCTGGGAACTCTGGGAGTTTTGCCAGGGTCACATAAATCCTCAAGTAATTTTCTTGTCTGTTTTAATGACTCTGTTTTGCCATTCTGTTCCATAACAACCTCAAATGGGGAGACTAAAGTCTCCCCATCCTAGATTAGGCCTTGCTCTGACGAGCGCGGATCATTTCAAGAATATCCCTCGCCTTATCGCTTGAACTTTCTGACTTGGGAACAACAACTTTTTCCTTAGCGGCAGTATCTTCTTCCCAGGGGAGGTGCTCATCGGTTGTGGCATTGATTGTTGTAGTTCTTTCAGGATTAGGATCAGTTTCCTCTCTTGTAGAAGCTACACCCTCAATTTCTAAACCATATGGCTTATAGTAAGCTCCGAACTTATCAGGGTCATAAGGACGACCATCTACTGATGCTTCAAACATTTCCTTGATAACTCTTAATTCAGCTTCGGATGGCTTCTTGGGTAAGAAATTCTTAAGTTCATAAAGACCATGCGTTTCAATTGCCGCCAATTCAGCCTCAGTAAGTGCGCTTTCCTTACGTGCCCAACTACTAGTCGTATAGCTTGGATGCTGGCCATTTGGGGTCTTCTTGATATTAAAGTCAAGACCTCGGACGTAATCAGTTGGCAGCTCTTCAAGTTCAGGATCGATCAACGATGCCCTAATAATATCTTGAATCTGTGTTCTGATAACAAATCTACGAATAGGATTATCGGGAGTTATATCGTCCTTAAGCGGGTTAACCCTTACAAATCCCTGATAAATATACGAACGCTTTTTCCAGTACTTGTTGGCCATATCCTTTAAACTATCATCCTTATACCAGGGACGAATTTCAGTCAAGATAGGGCAGTTTTCACCGTACATTTCCATACACGGTACTTTAACAGTAACAACTTTATTGTCTAACTTACCCTTGATTCCGTTAAATGGAAGCTTGATAATTAGACGCTCTACCCAGAAGAAGTCATTGGATGTGTCTCCGTCAGGTAAAAATCTTATTGTTGCTACTGAACCTTCTGGCATATTCCAAAAAGGGTACAAAGAGTTGTCTAATTCTGGACGATTTTTATTTTTGTTTTGTTCCGCAGTTAGCCTGGCTCGGATCTCGCTTAGTGTTGGCATTGTTTTCTCCTTTAATGTGTGCCTAATGTTGTGCTTAAGTGTGCTCTTATGTTGTGTTGTACGGAGAACAACTGAACATAAGTTATTTTATAACTTATGTTCGCAATATTTACAATGCTTTTGGTAACCATATAATATAGTATTTTAGGTTTTGGATATTTTTTATTATATTATTTCTTTAATACACATTTATTACAGAGGTAAACCAATTAAATTGAGACTAACTTTACTTTACGAATGTGTTCTGTGTTTTTGTTGCTGCTTTCTATATGGATTCTATGTCATCAATTTCATCAAGCTCTAACTTCTCATTAACGATACTGTCTGCCCACTCTGAAATAGCATTAGAAATATTGGGTGACTTGTCTTTTAGTTTGGACAATATTGGTATTACACTTTCAATTCTAGGATCAATCATTTCCTGAACAAATAATTCATTAATGGTTTCATCCAGACTGTCTTCCATTAGAGTGGGAGTCCACTCTTCAAAATAAGTATGATAACCTTTATGACTGGCTAGTTTGCCAAGTGTTTTTCTTAAATTTTGATAATATTCAATTCCATTCTCAATAAGCTTTTGTGCTGCCTCATTGAACTCTTTGTTCTTGATAGCTCTCACAAATCTTCCTAGCTTGCTGTATTCTTCGCAGATACCTTTAATATGATTCCATTTGTCATCATTCGGTAAGCCACCCTCTGCAATATGGCGAGCATATACCTTAGCCAATCCAGTCCGATTGGTTGGGGCGAGGAATCTTTCACCGTCAGTGTTTTCCAAGAAGATTCTAGCCACGCTACGATAACGCTGTTCACCTTCCTCAAGATTGCGACTATGCTGTAGAATAATCTTCACAGTAGGGATATCATCGTTGTATGATGTCTTCTTATTGATAGGATAATAAGACTCACCAAGCTTAGCTTTTTCCTTGAAGTATCGGCGTTGCTTCATGTCATCACTTAGTCTGTCTTTGTTGGCTAGTTCAAATCCTAGCTGCCTACGTTGGGCCCAAGATTTCAAGTGCTTTAAGAAGCCAGTCCAAGTATCGTCAAATATAGAACCCGGAGTAGGGTTGTTGGGGCTTTTTCGCTGTTTTTCGCTGTAATATACAACAATTTTTTTAGCGTCTTCTACACTAATCCAAACTTTGCCGTAGTCTATTCCATCTTTCTTGAACGAAAACTCTATAACGTCTGCTTCCTGGCTGGCAGGAACTCTTTGGTTTTGGTCATTTAAGGGGATGGGTTGATAACCCCTTACTTTCAATAGATCGTATAAATCTTTGTTGAAGGTTTCAATATTTTGTGCCATATATTTATTTATACAAACTTAGTTTAGTACTGCAAAGAAAGGAAGCGGTTGTATTATTTCGTCATGATCTCGTATTCTTGCTTCTAACTCTCCGTGATAATCAGCTAGCTGTGTCATCATCCTGACTGATAGAATAGTAGCCATAACCAAATCATCAGTTTCGCCCACTTTTGCACTATAGCTATTAGTTGAATTTGCTACGAACGTTTTCAATTCCGATATTAACGCTTTGCTGTAAACCTTCATTTTCTTTGACTCAATTAAGGTTTTTAGTTTAGCACATGCTCTAAGTTTTGGTTTATTAGTAGTATTGAATCCTTTTCTACCCTTACCTGGTTCACTCAAAAATATCCCAGGAATATTGCTTTCGCTATATTCATTAAGTGATACAATTGCTGCCTCACCGATGCCATTGTTCTCAATAGAATAATAGATGTTATTTGGTTCTTGCGTTTGTTCATTGATATGTTTACATATCTCAGCTAATAATTTGATCTGGTTAGGAATATCTGTTTTATTATGTGTCCATTCACCTATTTGTTCGGTTGTTCCTGCATCATATATTTGTATAGCTGCTGGGTCTCCTCCTGTGCCTAGACTAGGATCTAATGCTACAGTATAAATGCTTCCCTTACGGATATCTCTGTACCACCTGACCTGTCCCATCCTACTCACAGGTTCAATGCCCTCAAGTTCGATTAGAGTGCTGGGATTTATCAATGTTTCATCTGCAATCAAGAACTCACAATTCGAGGCTAGGACTCGGTTAGCATAAAATCTTTTATTTTCTCCGACATTTACTATATCATATACAATTGTCTTTTTGCCATCGGATATTTTCTTTACTGGCAAAAGTCCATCAACGGTTGTCACTAACTGACCTACATTTAACTGACATGCTGGTATTTTATTAAAATTATCATCATATATTTCATGGTCTGGTGTAACTTTTAATTTTTCATCACCTACGGTTATTTCTAATGTTGGAGCTATACCCTTTTCTAAAATACCTTCAAATGTCTGCCATCCAGTATCAGTAAGTATTTTCAACCCTAATATGTTTTTTAGAAACTCTTCCTCCCTTAAACTGTCTATCTTCTTTTCCGTTTTTAATATTTTTGCCAGTTCTTCTATTGTAACATCAAATACTTTACCAGTTTTATCTCTGAGAGTTACCTTAGTGTCACCTGCGAAACAAAGCACCTCTCGTCTAAATCTGTCGTCACCGAGCTTAGCACGCATTTCCTTTTCATAAGTTTCATCGCGCTCAGGATGCTCATACCAGTAAGCACGATATGCCTTAAAACCATTGATACCAAGTTCTGTGGTATTACCGAATTCATCTACAGTTTTGTTTGCTCCCTTCCAAATAAGAGCAAATTGATCTTCATCACTGTTGGGAGTTGATGTAATAATACACTTACCACCTGTTGATAAAGTAGGTGTAATAGAAGTCCAAAACTCTGTCGCAATACTTGGTCTAACGAACGCAAATTCGTCGATATACAGTAAAGTGATAGACATACCGCGGCCGGTATTTTCAGTAGTAGTAGCACTTACAATTCTTGATCCATTATCAAAGTCAATCGAGCCCTTGTTATAGGTAGTACAACCTGCCTTAATATAATCGGGACAGTTTTCATATGCATACCTAATTCGGTGCATAATTTCTTGGGCGCCTGCATATTTATGCGCTGCAATTAAAATTGTGCTGTCTGGTACAAACATAGCATACCATAACAAATATCCAGCAGCACTTGTAGATTTTCCAGTCTGTCTGGGCATTAGTGAAATGCTGTTACGATAATTATGATAAGTGTGTATAAGTCTTCTCTGAAAATCCCAAGGACGATAATTGATCGAACCTTTAGTAGGATGCTGTATCATAAAAAAATTATCCATGAAATACATTGGCCCAGTTACTGGATCACAACATTTCATAAAATGATCAAGTTGGTCTTGATTTTCAAAGACAGTTTTAGAATATGGTTCTTTTACTAGTGCTGGCGTATTATTTTTAGACATATATACCCAATAGTTTTTATACTATTGAGTATTTATTATCTAATGTCTAAAGGGCAGGTCTTTGTAGCCAATATGCAGAAATACTTCTCTTTAACTGTTTTAGTTTCATCAGTGTCATTACCAACCGGGACATTCAAATCAAACTCTAAATTGTTGAAGATATTGATTTCAAAACCACATCTTATCAATAGCGCACCAAGTTGGTTAGATCCAAAAATGCTATAGTGATTGGGATTGAACTCATGTAGTCTATCACAGTCAGGTGCAGGGACTTCAATATAAATCTTGGAGCCTTGCTTTAAAAGACGATTGTATTCCATCAAGCTAAAAATTGGATAGGGACTATGCTCTAACGCATGACGTAAAAAGATAAAATCTACTGATTCATCAATAAATCCGTCTGTATGAGGTAAGAAAGTCAAATCGTACTTCTTGATAGTATGCCCTTTATCCTCGCAAATCTTGATATCACCAGGACTCAAGGTTACCCCTATAACATTAGTATATCCTCTAGACTTCATTTCGTCTAAGAAATACCCTGGACCACACCCCAAGTCTAAAATATGTGCATCTTTGGGAAGATTCAGTGGATCGACATAAGTATGTACTACTTGAGTAGTAAGTTCCTTATGAAACTGGCTATCACCCTCGTCATATATGTGGTTGGTATAGAGATACTCATTGTACATCTTGAGTTTTATTAGGTCGAGCGTGTTGTTAATGTCTATCATGTAAATATTTAGCTAGCAAAAACGACTGATAAAATTATTTAGGATATCCTTTGAACCCTTTTATCGGGCTTTGTGTATTTGTGCTGGCTAGTTCTTCGCTAGAATCATCGCCGTGGTTGAGGTCTTCCCACTTAGCTCCAACTGATTGGTATGCCAACTTAAGCATGTTTTCTTCTTCTTTAGTATAAGGGTGTGCTGATTTGAATTTTCCTATCCAAGAATCCTTGTGAGCAAACCCAAGTTCTTTGTCGCTTGCCCCGGCTACAGCCATCATAACTCTGTTCATAACGTAATCACTATTGAAACGTTCTTTGTCGGCATAAATATGCAGGCCGCGAGTGGGATATTTCAATCGTTTGGGCATTTTATCTTCGTTTATGAACTCGCTAGCTCTCATAGTAGTATTTATATAAGTTTGTAACTTTCACCGTCTTTAATGAGAGCAAATTCATAAATAAGAATCTTGGAACTAATATTCTTTGCTGCTATCTGACGATTGTATTCCAATAGGAATTCTTTTGCTCTTATTTACCGTGATACCTTAATTTTGGTATACCGTTTACAATTTGTATGGTATACTTATTAATAAAATCACCTAGTTCCCTTTTTAATTCTGCAATGCGATATGCTTTTCCTTTTTGGGCTTCAAATTCTAAACCGTAAATTAAATAACGCACAATTATGTTTGGCATATCAGTTGCTTTTGTCCAGCCCCATTTGCCACCATACTTGATAAAATCATCGTAATCGTCAAATATTCCCATGATTTGGTTATATACGTTTTTTGCATTTGGGTTATACTCCATATAAGTTAGGCCCGCTTGTTCAACACGATTCCAGTCTATTTCTCCGTCGTCATCAACAAAACCTTTATCATAAAGATACATACGATAATCGTCATCATTGATTCCCCAATCTTTTATAAATTTCCATAACAGTTCTTGTATCTTATCTTTTGCTAACTCAACGTAGGGCTTAAGTTCTTCTTTAGTCATTAAGAAAGTATGGTTAGCTAGTTCCGGTCTAGTTGTTTTGAAAAACCCCATTACGTCTTCACCGAAGCGTTTATTTAGTAAAAAATCGGCATCTACCCCCAAATCATTTTCATCCATGAAACTACATGTTTCAAAATGAATTTGATACTTTTCCCCATTATGCTGGGGTCTCTTTGGTATTAAGATATAAAGCGGTCCCATTCGGTTATACTGACTAAAATAGTTGTGGCTATGGACCGCTGAGGTACACCAGCGAGTTCCTTTGCCATACTTACATGCTGCCGCTTCGTTTTGGGGGACAACAATCAAAACTTCTTCGTTCTCAAATACCTTTTTAGCTTGTGGCTTTTCAGTTTCATCTTCTTCTGTGCCAAATATCTCATCCAAATCATAATTATTAAACATTACATTTTCAAATTCTTGGTATGTCTTGAATTTATTAATGTCTTTGTGTTCTGGTTTTATAAGTTTTCGCTTTTTACCTATTTCATACATACCAATCATATTGTGCCTATTTAGGTCTTCATACTTGATGTTTCCTTTAGAATACATTCTAGCTAGCCACTGAGTATATTGTTTATTAGAGGTAGGGTCTTTAAGCTCAATTGCTGCCAATATTACTTCAATGGCTTTGGTTTGGTCAAGTTTTTCAATTGTGCCATTTTTGGTCATCTCATTTATCATATTAGCAAGTTCAGACATTTCTCTTGGCATTTCAACTGAAGTATCGGCTATAAGTGCCTGAAGAATCTTGGAACTAATATTCTTTGCTGCTATCTGACGATTGTATTCTAATAGGAATTCTTTTGCTCTCATTTTCTACCGACCTTCATGAATCTATGATATTTAGTCTCAGGGTCTTCAAGTTCTCTTTTGCTTAGTAGGATTGTCTTACTTAGAGGAAATAGTTCATCAAACTCTTCTAAACTATCTGTTTTAATTAACACATTTTCAACATTATCTCTTGCTTGAAATAAGCATAGGGTATTATCAGGAATATTAAGCAAGAATAAAGGGCCTGTTTCATTACAACTGGTATTGACAATTACACTGTCTTTTTCATACACCACATCTTCTAAGTTTTGTCTAAGTATGATAAGCTTGCCGTGTTTATCAATGTTAGACAATAGTTTTTTACTCTTAGCTGCCACTTCTTCGTCAGGCTCAACCAATACTAAATTGCGATAATTTATTCCAGCTTTTTCTATGAATAACCCCATATTCCCATACCAGCTACCCAAAATGTAAATATTATTGGGCTTCTTGTTTGCTAATAGCTTTGACAAGACCTTTACTAACCATTCTTTGCTCTTTATCAAATCTGAAGTAAAACTTCCCTCAATGGTATCAGGACTTGCCTCGTCAATGTATTTGTAATTTTCTTTTTTAGCAAAGCTGTCAGACTTTTCTTGCCCAATATATGCCGGTATAAATGAATAGCCCAATCTTGCATAAGCATTTGCCCTATGAATGCCGTCAATAACCGATTGGTTATAAGGGTCAAATACAATGGGGGGCATAGTATTAGGACTATCCTTAATATAGTCAATATAATCTTTTACTAAGTTTTCATCAACGTAATATTCATTTAGGTTGATGATAGATAGTTCAAGTTCAGTAAGAACATAGCTGTTGAACCAATATATTCTATCAGTTAGATCACCTTTTGAAAAATCTCGCTCGTCTCTGTGTATAATCTGGACCATTCTATCTAAATCACCAGGGTTAATTTGTTTAGGGTAATGTATCTTGTTCTCGGTTAAAACATCATCTACTTGGAATACAGCATAATAAATAGGGTACTCTTCATCACCTGTCAACCCGCTGTCAATCGGGAAGTTACCATTTTCTCGTTGTATGAAATCTCGCAAAACTTCGTCGTAAATATCTTCGTACCGTTCTAAGTGTCGTGGATCTTCAGGGGGCAAATAGGTTCTATCTTGGGCGCTTTGTATACGCATGTCGGTAAAGCCTTCAAAATGAACATGGTAAGGCCCAATCTTTTCCATACCAACATCACTGGGGCTCAAGTTATTTAGAAACTCTTCAATTGCTTTGTTATAGTTGTTAGAAATTGCTCTCTTACTTTCGTGAAGGACTACTCTTCTCTTTTCAATTTCTAGCCTTGTTATAAAGTCCATTAGTTTATAATTTTCCATTTTCCATTAGGAGTTTTTATCAAGCGTTTGGACGATAGCTCTGGCTCAAAAATGCTTAGAAACCCATACACATCATAACTCACACCTGGCCGACACATATCCATTACCATAAAGAAGGGAAGCATCCTTATATCTTTCATTCTGTCGTAAGTGCTGCTGTCCCACAATGAATTGCTATCAAGCTTTTGTAAGAACTTGATTGCTCTGTCATAGATAGGGCCGATGAACTCTTTATAAGTTAATCCTGAGTCTTCAACTCTCTCCCAATCTATTTCTCCGTCGTCATCAACAAAACCTTCACGTTCTAAGAACTTCAAGTATTTCTCATCTTTGTACTGGTAAGTTTCAAGCTTGGTACTTACATAGTCAATGATATACTGCTTAACCATTTCAAATAGCTGGTCTACTTCAGAGGCAAGAATTAATTCTAAACTATATTGAAACTCTGGTTGTATATTAATAAAGAAATCATATAGTCCTGGAAATCTTTTCCTTAATAAGTAGCCAAGTGACACTGGTTCATCATGCTCGTCCATATAACTATTGGTTTCAAATTGAAGTTGATACTTTTCCCCATTATGCTGAGGTATCTTTGGTATCAAGATATAAAGTGGTCCTTCTTTATTGTAGTCGTCAAAATAGTTGTGGCTATGGACCGCCGCGGTACACCATCTTGTGTTTTTGCCATACTTACATGCCGCTGCTTTGTTCTCGGGGACAATAACCAAAACTTCTTCGTTATCAAACACCTTTTTAGCTTGTGGCTTTTCAGTTTCGTCTTCTTCTGTGCCAAATATCTCATCCAAATCATAATTATTAAACATTACATCTTCAAATTCTTGGTATGTTTTAAAGCGGTTAATGTCCCTGTGTTCTGGTTTTATAAGTTTTCGCTTTTTACCTATTTCATACATACCAATTAAATTATGCCTGTTTAAGTCTTCATACTTGACACCTCCCCTAGAATACATTCTCACTAACCAGGGAACGTATTGTTTATTAGAGGTAGGATCTTTTTCTTCAATTTCTGCCACTACAATTTCTATCAAGTTTGCAATTTTATCGTCTGGAATTTTGTCGCTAGTTTTATTCACATGAACTAAAATTTCCTGGACGTCTAACAAGCTCTTAGGTAACGCCACTGAATTATCATTTTTTACTACATCCAATATCTTAGGACTGGTCCGCTTTAACATGATATTCCTGTTATATTCTACCAAAAACTCATAAAATCTCATGTTATGCTCCAGGAAGTATTAATGAGGAGATTTCTACAGCAAGAGGGGCGTTAATTAATGGTGTGATTTGCAGTCTTACATTACCCCCATTAACATCCATATTGTATCGGTTCAGAGGACTACCATTAAAGACTGTGTTAGAGCCTACAAAAATTACATCCGTGTTGTCACTGTTAAGGTGTGCTGAAATATTTATTGTCTGAGATTGATTGTTGCTAGAAGTCTTTACAATAAAAGTTCCCTGCCCAAAATTGGTTACAGGGAACTCAAAAACAGTTTGGTTGGGAGAGGTGCCTGTCGTGTTAGCAGTGGTTATTTTTGATGTTACCGTAAATAAGTTAGAGAAATTTTCATTGACTTTGGTGAATGCTACTCTAATTGGATCACCAGTGCCGTCATTTGGTAAATCACCGACATTGATTATCTGCTGTGTCATATGTTAAGTCCTAATAATATACTATTTATCACTAAAACTTATTTGGACAAGTTACTTAGCTATTTTCTCATTCTGTGCATTATAATCAATTGCTAGTTGACGGCATTTTTTATACATTTGCACCGAAGTGTCTAGCTTATTTTCCGAGGTTTTTAGACGAGTAGTTAGCTTTATTATTTCAAGAACCAGTCCCTCCATTGTAGGGTCTGTGATATCTTCAAGTGGCGGTAGTTTTTCTGTTACTTCAATTGGAAGTTCTTCGCATACTGGTGCTTTTGACACAGGTTGAACTGGCTCATGTTGAGCACATGCTAATAATAATAACAATGGTGCTAATAAAAAAATATTCTTATTCATTGCCAACTCTCCTCAACGCATTTAGCTCGTCTAATACTTCTGCATCTACCTTACATTCTCGGTAGATTGGCTTCTCTTGGATGATGGTTTTAATGACTGTCTCGGTTCTTACTGCTTGATCGGTGACTTCAGTGTTCTTTGCATTTAAGGCCATAGCAAGTTCTTTCTTGGTGTTAGCCAATGAAGTCTCAAGTTGACTTGCGCGAGCATTTGCCTGCTCTAAATCAAGCTTGTATTGAAGCTCAATTTTTTCTCTAGTCTCCTCACGCACCTTTTCAAGTTGTTTGTTATACCAAAAAATAGCGCTAATGATTAAGCCGATACCTGCTATACCAGCTGCTATATATATCTTCCACATATACTTATCCTTTGATATTATTTATCAGTCGATAATGATATTGTGCTTTTCAAATATGGGCATGATAACGTTTTCAAAAATCTGCTTCATACTATTGTGTAAGGTTTCTCTTTCATCCTTAGTCATCCCAGGAGTCAAAGTATACATCCTATCATCTTCACTAATTTCTAAATCATAATCATTCCGGAAAGTTTTGCACATATGGTCGATGATTTCAGCTTTATTCATATCTAAGTTTCCAATATAATTATCCTTTTGTGGTTAATTCTGTATAAATGATGTTATTTTTTATGACTTCTTTATATATTTAAACTTTCAATAATCTATTTTTTGCCTGTTTCTACCCGCTCGTCGACTATTTTCCCCTCATTAGTAAACTACCAGATTAGAATTTTGACATTATACTGCCATTTCTGCTTTAATTATACCATGACATTGGTAATTTTCAAGCTTGATATCACTCATAGTAAATTTGTCTATGTCCTTGATATTTGTATTTAACCAAAGCTTGGGTAGTGGAAATTCAGTTCTTGATAACTGCTCTTTGACTTGATCTACATGATTGGTATAGATATGAGTATCACCAAACGATAACACAAGCTCACCAACATCCAAATCACATACTTGAGCAATCATGTGAGTTAATAGAGCATAGCTGGCAATGTTGAACGGAACACCCAAGAAACAATCCGCACTTCTTTGATACATGTGACAACTAAGTTTACCGTCATTAGAAACATAATATTGACTCATGATATGACAGGGGGGAAGAGCCATATGGTCAAGTTCGGACACATTCCAAGCTGACAAGATGTGTCTACGACCATTTGGATCAGTTTTAATACCCTCAATTAAGTTTGAAAGTTGGTCTGTGTAGAATTTTTGCCTCCATTTGTATCCAGGAGTAGGATTTTCTTCTGTGATAGTCCACTGTCCCCAACGTTTTTTTCCATTATTTTTGGTAGGATCATCAAGTCCCTTTGCCCAGTTCTTTAAGAACGACGGGTTAGTGTATTTAAATACTTTACCTGTAACGTTATTAGTTGCAATAAACAACTTTCCTGATTTGCCAATTGGATTGTTCAGAATATAATTATTGTATTTTTCAGGTAAAAATATAGTAGTTTTTTTACTATAGCAATCCGCAGAATAATAATCTTTATCTAGTGTATACGATGGGTCATTGACCCAGTTTCTGAACCCTACTAGACCATGTATATCCCGATAAAAGTTAGCAAAACACCTCCAATTACTGTCTACAAAAATACCAGCTTGCTTATAATATAGGGTCTTGCTCGGGTCACTACCGTGACATCTTTCCATCATATTTTGCCACAATTTATAAGCTCGGTTAAGATATTCAGATTTTTTTTCTACAATGCCATAGCATCCTGTGCCATTTGCTACTGACATTGAGTATGGATTTTTTAAAGTTCCTGTTCGGATATTAGATCTAGGAACTTCGCATATTGTTCGTATTCCTGTTGTAAACTGAATCTTGTAATAAGAATTACCGTCCCGTACGTCTAATTTAGATAACACAACATACGGTTCTCCCTGTTTGTTTTTTCTATGAGTACCAACTAGGTCATCGCCGTTTGGTTCATCGGGTTTTATTAAGTCAATTTCAAGATGAAAGGGAGAGTTGTCACCTAAATTGGTTTTTTCTTTGACAAGGGTTACTTCTGTTTGCCAGTTCTGTGATTCCCATGTTCTCCATCCAACACCGTATATTCTGCCCAAATCTCCGGGGAATTTTGCTTTAGTTTGCCAATAAGCTGCTTGAGCATTTCCTGTCCATATCGTATTATATTTTGTATCTCTTGAGTGGTGTAAAATTTCTGCAAGTCTTCTCTCATCGTTACTTCCTTCTATAAACCACAATAACTCACTAACTACAGACTTCCAAGCTAACTTCTTGGTTGTTATAGCAGGGAAACCTTCTTGTAAGTTAAACCTAATCTGTCTACCAAATACAGCTAGAGTCCCCACCCCTGTCCTGTCTTGACGTAGTTCCCCGTTTGCTAAGATATCCTTAAGAAGAGCGTGGTACTGCTTCATGTTATTTTCTTCTCCAAATTTGATAGTCATGGTCTTCAAACTTTTCTTCTGAAACCATAACAAAATCATTATACAAAACATTCAGATCAATGAATGTGTCACACTTGTAATCTTTTTTTACTAGCGTTAGATGGACCTCGTTGATATAACACCAGTGTGTGGAAATTATTTTGGCCCCACCTATCAACCAATAAAAATCAGGGTAATTATGTAAGCAGTCTACACAAGTTACATTTTCATGTTTAAACGGTTTGCTAGTTACTACAATATTATTACGATTAGGCAAAGGCTTAACGGGTAAACTTTCCCAAGTATTTCTTCCCATAATTACAGGAAAATTACCAGTTAGCTTTTTAAATCTAGGTAAGTCTCCCTTGATATTTTTACAAGGGAGACTGTTTTTGTAACCTATTCCACCTGTTTTAGTTGAAGCAACTATCAGCTTCATAATCCATTTAATAATTTGTCTGTTTCGGGCTGAACTTCTTCTGCGATAGACTGTATATTAAGAATAAACTCAATACCGACTACCTGGTCATCCAAGTCAATAAGCTTTTCAGTTATAATTTCTTCAATCTCTTTTGATTCATAACCTGATTCAATCAACTTTTGAACATTGATTGATTGCCTCCTACGCCCCCTTAACTTCAAAATAAACTTCTTTACAAAGTGTAAAGGGATAACCTCTTTGTCTACACCCTCTAATAGTTTTTCCCATTTTTCGACAAACTCTGGTGACATTGTAAAACCTTAATTGTCAGAACTTTTCTTTGGCCGTCCTCTGGTGTTTTTCTCGGTTACAGGAACTGATGAAACTGCTTGGAGGACTTTGGGGTTAGAATCTAGCCGATTGGCCTCTGCAATCAACCTATCTGCTTCTATAAGTAAACTCTTAGCTTCTGATGCCATCTTAAGTGCTTGCTGACGTAGATTGGTGGCAATTGAGTTGTCATCAAGCACTTGGTTTGTGGCAACTAATGGCTGTACAACAGGTATTTCAGTTGTAGCATCCTTGAACTCGCGCATCCTTTTAGCAACTTGTGCTGGATCTTGAATACCAGCCTGTGCATCCATTTCCTGTAGTTTCTTGATTGCTTCTTCACCTTTTTCCATTTCGTCTAGTATCTTGTTAAGCTCGCTTAGCTTAATTCTAGTATTGGGAGCAGGGGTCATGACAATCTGTTCTGTCTGAACCTTTTTAAGCTGTCCCTCAGCATGAAGCTTCTGTAGAATAATCTTACCGTCTGTAGTATACGACCTGTTAAGTGCTTCGGCCAATGATGCACTATTTTGACCGATATCACTTTCAATAGTGCGGATTAAAGGATCATGAATTGTTCTGTTTAGTAGCTCGGTATAAACAACCAAGCACATATGTGGCTCGCCCGGAATTTCTCTATAGACAACCGCAACTTTACGGTCTCCGTGCTTACCAACGTGTTTTAGAAATTGTGCCATATTTTACTCCGTTTCTCAACAGTATTTACTAATGTTGTCAACAGAGAAAATATTTTTACAAACACTGCCACATAAACATCATGGCATCATTTTTTCGTGAGAAGCTGATGGCAGAGGGGTAAACAGAACAGATTTTTTCACCAACTATAATTCTAATATCCTGTGAAGTTTGTATGCTATAATAGCCGCCCGACTTGTGTTCTTTTAGCCACTTTTTCAGTTCCGGAGCTAAATCGTATATGATTCCGCCTAATCCGCCCAGGGCAGCACGTTTAAGTTTGAGGTGAGAGTCTGTAATCTCTACTGCTACCCACCCGAACCCGATGTATTCTACCTGTCGCATATATTATCCAAAGGCAAGCTCATAAAGCATTAATTCTTTTGGATCTTCAAAATAAATATCGTATTGTGCAAAATAAATATCGTGTAGTGTTCCGTATAGTGATCTATACGCTCTCTTAACTGCATAACGCCCGGTGGTTTTTTCTTCAACCCACGCGATTCCATCGCTAGTTAAAGGTACAGAAGACTTTAGGAAGTGTACAGGAATATAGTCTAACTTACGTTTACCGAACCATTCCCTGAGGTTGATATCGTTGATTGTCTTTACCATGACATTAGACTCAATTAGTATCTTGCGATAGTATTAGCCTTCCAAACATAGATTGTCACTTTTCATGTTCATCGTAATATGCGTAGGTGCCATGGGGCGGGATGATATCTCCTGAACCATAAATAATCCAAGTTGTATCCGTATAGTCCGGATCTCCCCAACGATGACAATAGCCGTCAGTGAAGATGATAAGACGAGTAGGAACCTCGCCCACTTCCTTGAGATAATTGTAGATACAATCAAAGTCAGTACCACCCCCACCCATCAGGTCGTACTCCTCAATGTTTTCCATGTTCTCGGAAGTAAATTCTTGGACGTTATATACTTTGGTGTCAAAAGTGCCGACCTTGAGCTTGTAGCTATCAAATGCATCCATCATGCCTGCAACTTCGCTGATAAACTGCATACCCTGCTTCCGGCTAATAGAGCCTGACATATCAATCATGACCATAACGTCAATTTCCTCACCGGGGGTCATACCAGGCATAATCGCGTCCATATGCCAAGAACGCCTTGACGGGCGCATCCAAGAATAATTGGTCTTGATAGCCGAAGTGAGATTGGTCTGAATCAACTCACGCCACGGCATAACAGGTTCAGTAAGCTCCTGAATAATTCGACGAATTCCGGCAGGAACATCACCGGGATTTTTCTCTTGCTGTATAGCCGAAATCATCGCCTGAATAAGCTCTTGGCGGGCTTCCTCAAGATCTTTGTCAGACATTTTCGGACGATTGTCGCGTTGTTCGTCGTCCTCACCACCGTCCTCTAGGATATCGCCGTCATCGCTGCCGAGCTTGTTCTGGCTGACCTGTTGCCGGCTTTCATCATCATCTCCTTCATCGAGGTGATGGTCAATCATCTGTCTAATCAAGGCATTGAAGTCAATCTTGTTGGCATTCTTCATGAGGTCGTCATAGATAGCCTCAGAAGTCATGCCATGGTACTTCTTGTCATAGAGACAAGGAACAGTGGTAATCATTTCACCAATACGGTGCTGATAAAGGTCAGCATTAACCGCGAAGTCAGCGGCGATATTCCAAACCATATGGTCTCGGTGTGCCTTACGACCCAAGTGATCATAAACAACGTGAAGCAACTCGTGACCAAAAAGAAACTGGATTTCCTTGACACGAAGCATGTTGATGAAACGGCTATTGTAGTAGAAATTCCTGCCATCGGTTGCAGCAGTAGAAAGCCAATCGTCACTATTGACAAGCTTCAAACGAACAGCAAGGTTACCAAAGAACGGGGAACTCATAAGCATAAAAGTGCGCGCAGTAATCATCTTTTCACGCGCCTCATAGTCTACACGACTATCAGTAGGACCAATGAGATTATCAAGCTTATCATTGCGTTCGCGCTTTGATGCAGTAGTATTGCTGGCCATATAAACTCCTGTTGTTAATGTAACTTGTATATCAGTTTCCGACTTTTACGTCAAGTGTTTTTACAGAACATGAAAGAAATAATGGGGGACTAAACCCCCCATTTAATAGAGCCGAAATCCCCGTCGCTATCTTCAGGGTTAGTCCTTGAGTTAAATATACTTGCCGTAATTCTCAGTAAGACGACCCATCGCAGTCAACCGGCGTGGGTCAACGGGGAACTTATAAGGGAATAGGTAAACATTAAGGGCAATCTTAGCGCCCAGAATAACCAGTTCTTCCTCGAAGTTGTCCATCATATAATTCAAGAAGTTGTCGAACATCTTGTGAAACTCTTCATTATCGAAGTTATCGCTATTGAGATAATCACGAAGTTCGTTGCACATAGAAACAATAAGAAAGTACATTACAAAAATATCCCTGGTGTTGAGTTTCTTTACCTTGCCGGTCAGAATGTCAATGGGCTTGGGCATATGACAAGCAATGTCAATATTTTCATCCTGGATAAGGTCACTAGCGTGATTGGTCTGAATCAACTCACGCCACGACATAACAGGTTCAGTAAGTTGCTTAACAATTCGATGAATGCTGACGGGAACATCACTGGAATTTTCCTCTTGCTGTGCATAAAAAATCATCGCCTGAACAAGCTCTTGGCAAACTTCATAGTCTACATTGTCAAGCTTATCATTATATTCGCGCTTTGATGCAGTAGTATTGCTGGCCATATAAACTCCTGTTGTTAATGTAACTTGTATATCAGTTTCCGACTTTTACGTCAAGTGTTTTTACAGAACATGAAAGAAATAATGGGGGGACTAAACCCCCCATTTAATAGAGCCGAAGCCCCCGTCACCGTCGTCAAAATTAGTCCTTGAGGTAAATATACTTGCCGTAATTCTCAGTAAGACGATCCATCGCAGTTAACCGGTGTGGGTCAACGGGGAACTTGTAAGTCTTGAGGGCAACCCTAACGCCCATGATAACCAGTTCCGTTTCGAAGTTGTCCATCATATAATTCAAGAAGTTGTCGAACATCTTGTGGAACTCTTCGATATCACGGTTATCGCTATTGAGATAAGCACGAAGTTCATAGCACATAGAAACAGCAAGCGAATACATCGCCGAGATTTCCTTGGTCTTGAGATTCTTTTCCTTGCCGGTCAGAATGTCAATGGGCTTGGGCATATGCTGGGCAACCTTACGATGAGCCATGAACTTGACAGCAAGACCATCGCCAACAGCACCCGAAACTAGGGTAAGTAGGGTATTCTTATCGATATTGTCGTCCTGAATCAGGTCGCTAACGAAAGTCCACGAACGCGGAGTAGCAAACGCACGACTCGAAGACTTGGCGTCGAAGTCATACAGATCCTGCTTAGCGAACGAGAGATAACCAACAACGTCCTTATGGATGCCCTTTTCAATGGCCCATTCTTGCCAGCTTTCAAAGTCCGGCCTCATTTCAATGTGGATAAATCGATTAGCAAGTGGCATGGGCATACGATAAGTAACTCCCTTGTCACTATCCCGATTACCGGCCGCGATAATCACAACGTTGTCGGGAAGAACATACTTGCCAACGCGACGATTTAGAACCAGCTGATAACCAGCAGCCTGAACCGCGGGAGGAGCAGAGTTCATTTCGTCAAGGAAAAGAACAACGACGGGATACTGATCGGCAAGTTCTTGCGAAGGAAGGTCAACAGGCTCGGCCCAATCCATCTTGACGATTTCCTTGTTATAGTAAGGAATACCACGAATGTCAGTAGGTTCCATCTGAGCCATACGAAGATCGACCATGACACCGCCAAGCTCATTGGCAATGCTTTCAACGATCTCACTCTTACCGATGCCCGGAGGGCCCCAAAGGAAGACAGGACGCTTTGCCCGGAACGCAGTTAGAATGGCCTTACGGGCCTGTACCGGAGTAACGGTGTGATTTTCAGAAATCTTTGACGACATAAGAACTCCTAAGTGTAGTTTGGCTGATATAGAGCGTTTCTCTATGCCCTCGTTCTACAATAGCTGGCTTGACAAGTCAACCGATTTTTTCATCATTATGAAAATAATCTTGCCATGAAGATATATCTATCTAAAATCTTTTTTGCCGCAAAGATTTCCTCACGGACCGTTTGAATTTCTTCGAGAACAGATTGCCTACGAGTTTGACGATATGTTACTTCAAGGCGGCTCATTTGTGATACCATACGATAGATATTCATATACATTTTATTCAAATCATGATTGAAAGGGAGTTTAGCAATATTATAGTCTTGCTTATTGAGCATTTCTATAATATCCAAGGCTGTCATTTCAATCTGTTTCATGCCACTATTTATATAGATTTTTGGGTAGATGTCAACTACTTTATTTGATGATACTAGAATAATCCTTAGAATATAAACCCCTGTTGCTTAAGGTAACTTGTCATCTACAAGTAAAAAGGTAAATCTGCTTTTTGAATACTTTGGAATTGTCATTGATGATGTTGAGGCAAACATCTTTTCATTCTTTTACTTTTCAGATGGATATTTTCATTGATAGCTTCTTTTTTCATAAAACTATAAAATTTTTCAGTTGGTATATTCCAATTTGTCGTATTTTCAATCATTCTACGTAAATTAGGTTCATGTAAATCAAAATTAAAAACGGCGGGGTTATAGTCGTGGTATTCTTCTTCTATCCAATCTGCGATAGAATCAGGAGTTACTTTTCCATCACCGTCATACAAAGACTCGTTTGCGTAAACAGCAACGTGATAAACCCTAGCATCAGATGCTAATATATCTTCCGGTTCTGCTTCTGTTTCATAAATATCCTCACATATTACAACCAACTTGGCTGGAATAGATTTTTCTTCCAATATACACGCCAGCGCTAGTGCAAAAGTTCCACAATTTCCGCCATAGAGTAGATTTTTTCCGAAATGCTTTTGAGACATTTCTATAATAGATAATATCAAGTCTTTTTTTTGATTTTCTTTATATAAATAGGAATCATCTGCTACCTCATTGATAGTCCCCATATTTGTTTTACCATTAATGAAAGTTATTATTTTCTGAGCAAAAGCAGGGGGAGAGATCATAGCAGGAGAATTAATCACTTTGTCAGCATATTTATAGATACGCTTGACCAATTGCTTGTATTGTGGTTCTTGTGTATCGTAAATTTGGTCTAACTTGCTGTTCACAAGAGCATATATGATATAGTTTTTTAATTGCCGACTAGTTATTGGTTTATTATCTCTTTGGTGTTTTAGTATTACTCTACCCATCTCTAAAAAAGCTTGTTGCGTCCTGGAGTTGGCCTCGTAAAGTAATTTTAGATATTCTTCTCTGTTAGTAGGATTTATATTTTTAAATACCTTACCGTCGCTCTTTATATTGTCAATGTGATGCTGTATTTCATGTGCTAGGTTTGATGTCAACGTATACATTAATGATGTGTTATTCTGTTCGGTAATTAATTTAATTACGTCTAGATATAATATTATCCTTTTTGTAAATGGCTCGTATGTCGCGGTCATAGTACCCGTATTTTTTGACCCTGTAGTGTCTGAATTATTATTGGTGACTAAAACTCTGAGGTCTTTTAAATAAGAAAGCATGTTCTTGTCATTTATTTTTGGCAAATTAAAATCTAAGAAGTTGAGACCGTAATCCAATAATTTTTCTTTTCTATTCTTGTGAGCATTATTCTTATCTTTTCTAAGTAGCTGTATAATATCTTTTACTGCATAGCGCGATAACAGATTGACTAGTTCACTTTCTTCTACAGTTTCGTTTAATTGCTCATCAATACTGAGGTTTTTGCTTTCAAGGTCTTTTTTCAAGTCAAACAACTCTTGAATAAGTCCCTGTTTTCTTACTGCTTTATATGCAATATTTTCTGGACCGAATTCACCTGTCTTACTAAGACCAGCTTTGCGGTATCTTTTGATAATGGCTAAAACATTTTCGACCTTATTGAGGTCTTTAGATTTTAATGCCAACTCTACTAGCTCGCCAAGTTTCTCATATTTCAGCTTTGTTGCTGCTTCGTCAAAGTTAGGTTTTTCTTTTTTGGGAATACTAATCCAATCATCATTCAAAATGCTATATTCACCTACACTATAGTGGTCTTCATTTGTGTCTTGAACGTATAATTCTACTGGAATTTTCTTGACCATAATTGAGTGGTTACTGTTGTATAGCATTTTCTTTGCATTGAACAGTTCACGGTATACATCACTGTCTGGCAGTTTACTAAAATCTACCAGCAAATGTAAATCTAGGTCGCTGTGTGGAGTCCAAGTAAATGCCGCATTAGAACCCGAAATGGTAATATCTTCAATTTTTAGGTTACTTACGCCAAGATATTCTGCAAAATGTCTGGCAATTTTTTCAAGTTGCTCTCTAACTTCTGGTTTGAGTTTTTCATCTTGCCAAATAGCTGGATTAAGTGTGTCATTGAACTTGACGGCGTCACTTAATTTGAATTTTGTTAATTCTTGAATCTTTGCCATACAGTATTTAGCACTGTATGACTAATAAAGTTTCTTTTAAAGTTTTTTAAGCCAAAATCTATCAAAAAGTCAAACTTATGCTAGCATGTAGTAGTCAAGTGTTAGTTGATTCTGTTTCAAAGCTCAACTAACAAAGCTCATGTTAAGTTATGCTGCTAGAGCATACTCAACAATGTCGTTATCATTTGCGACATTTATTTTTATGGTCTATATGCGACCAACCAATCAGTCTAAGTTGTCCTATTATTTAGCCGTCGATTCCCATATCAGGCCCATCAACGCTAGTGGATAAATTCATCTATATTACCGTCCCCAACCTTCCCTGTTGTTGGGTACTAATATCTGCCACTAGCGATGGTGGACCTGCCCGGATTCGAACCGGGGTGCGCGCCAATTTTATTGACTCCTATCATCAACTGATAGTTTATTTATCCATAAGACTACCAATAATGTCAATAATTTTGTGCCTAGGATTGTGATACAAGACAGCAAATTTGCCAGACCGTGACTATTAATTTAGACATTATGTCAGTTAATTTAATAATTGTCATCTGTTTTAGAAAGGCCCAATACCTTTTTTTGCCATCTGTGTGGCTCGTTGATGTATTTGTTCTTGAGATAGGTTGGTATCTCTTAAATACTTGACCCAGTTTTGATATAATCTTTGATATTGTTGGTTATTATTTGGCTTTGACATTTTAACTCCCTGTCACACTACTAGTCACTGAAACATTGCCCCAGCTATTAGCTAAGAAAGTAGTCTCAGGGAATACCACTTCTAGATTAGTTGAAGTTCCAGACTGTAGAACAATATCATTGGGTACTTGCTTGAATATTGTGCTAAGTATTACCGCCGATCCATTATCGTTATTAGTCCCTTGTGAACCATTTGTTCTCAAAACTATTCTAACTGAAGAACTTCGGTGTGTTAATGGCCCGGTTGATGCTGTTTGTGAAAACACAGTTACGTTTGAACTTGACAACCCATAATATCCCCTGCTAGTGTCAATAATAGGGGTATTTCCACCCCCAAGAACTCTAGTTACACCACTAAAATAGTTACCGTTAATAAGTGCTGTCCCGGCTGCTGGAGCTGATATTACAACTGTACCAACATTGGCTGTTAAGTCGTTGAACATTTGGTTAGTGCTTGCACCTGCAGGATGATCTACAGTAATTTTAAACTGTCCGCCCGTGTTGAAGAAGTACCTTGCAGCATCACCATTTTGAAATGTCACGACATGGTTAAAGGTTATTTCGTCCTGCCAAGTAGTATTGATAATTCTAGTGTAGGTGGCTGTTGTTCCTTGTAAGGCTGCGTTAAACCTATTGGTATAAACAAGTGCTAAATTATTTTCTAATACTGAAGAAAATGCTATTGTGTTACCAGTTACAGGGGCATTGATGTTGATTATAGAAGTGCCCTGATGTGCAGCAATTAGTCCCAAATTTGTAGCTAAGGAATTCCATTTATTTGCTGCGGTTACTAAATTTTTGGGTTCTACTTGAGCAATAGGTGTTTGTCCGTACCCTAAAGTTCCACTTCCAGTAGCTAATATTCCGTTAAGCGTGTTTGGCGTAGTAGTAATGGTATTTCCTATCAGTGAATTGAAGTCAGATGCTTCAACAAGTCCATTATCTACATACGCCATAATAGTTACCTAGCAAACACTATAGATTCAAGTAATTCTTCTTCTTCAGTATTTTTATCTGATAATGCCTTGCCAATTATGTTGAACGGGGTTATTTCATCTTTTCTGGCTGCTCGCGCCAACCCATTGCCCGCACTTACTAGTCTGTCACCCTTGGTTACTAGCCCAATTACCCTAACCTTAACTCTCCCAACAAGAGCTACTGGAGGGTGAGTATTATTGTTACCTGCGCTCGCGTTCATCAAGTAAGCCGCAGTGTTTGATATCACGCCAAAAACTTCTTCAGAAAGTTCTTCATCTACCTGAGTAATTTCGTTTGCACCACCAATCTTGACTACAGTCCCTGGGGCATAAGTTCTATCTGTACTAAATCGTTCCGCCAAGTCTGCATAAGTAGCCTGTAAGGTTGACCCTGGTGTTAGCGTCCAAGTTCCAGTGATGTTACCTGTTGTGGCTGGGGTGCCTGTTGATAAGCTTCTACCATTAAATACAGTTGCGCCTCCTAATGCTCCTATATTGCCTACGTAAGTAGGTAAATATGATGCAACGTTGGCATTTGAGTAAGTTCCTGGGAATGTAAGGGGAGCACCATTAGCGAAGTAATAGTTATCTGTTCTAATACCAACTGCACCGTTACCTGTGATAACCAAATTACCACCAGTTACCCATAATGCAGTTCCGTTAACACCGTTGGCGATACCAGAGCCGTTGGCTGTCCAAGTTCCAGTTAATGTTCCCGCTGTTGAGGTATTTCCAGTTGTGATATTAGTAGTAGTTAATGTTCCTTGTACCCTGGCATTAGTAATATTGGCGGTGAGAATGTTTGCAGTAGCACTTACTGTTAAGACATTGGATGTTAAATCACCTGCATTTATACTATTAGTGATTGATAAATTATTCCCAGATATATTTCCCGAAACACTAACATTACCGAATGCTGTGGAACCCCCAGATGAACCTGAAGCTAGAGTAATCCATGCTGCGGCGTTAGCTTCACCATCGTTGGGACAAACACTTAAGGTATTAGTCGAAGTGTTGAACCAAAGCTGTCCCCTCAAAGGGTTAGCGGGCGGGGATGATGAAGCAAAATTTTCAAGTACGTGGACAAAGTTGGTGTTTAATGCTTGACCATATCCTGAAAAGCTTCTACCTGGCAAACCGAGTGAAGTGCTAGTAGTTTCTATTGTACCATCTGCAATAGTTGTTAAAACTGTGCCGTCACTCTTGACAATGGTATAGGCCATTTTATTTCTCCTATTTACTCAATTATTTATCTAGACTGTTCTTGGTATATTTTTTCGTAAAATCAAAATTATTAAACACCAATAGCAAAATATGACAAGATCACTGGATTTCTATCTCCAGACACTGATACTGTAAAGTTTGTGTTGGTGAAGTTGCTTATCCAGAATATTTCGTCTTTTTCATCCCCTCCGTTTGGGTTACCACGAAACGTCAAGAATACCTGGAACGTTGTATTGTTGAATGCTCTAGGGAAATTATAAGTAAAACTCGTCCCCGTGCTATTTACAGAAATTTGTCCCCATTGCATTATCAATCCATTTGGCAGGGCTGTCCATCCTGTAGAATATAAACTACCTGTAAAATCGGCAACAGCAACTACGTTTGAACCGTTTCTAGTCAATCTTCCGCCTATATCTAGGTTACCGATAGTTGTGTTGCCCTGCAAATTGGATGTACCAGATACAGCCAATGATGTTAAAGTTCCTATACTTGTAATGTTGGGCTGTGATGCATTAGAGACTGTTTGGGCAATCAAGGCAGTATTGGCTAAGGAAGCTGTTCCAGCATTCGATGCAAACGAGGCCGAGTTGGCAGAACCTGCACTTGTTGCAAATGTAGCATTAGCTGCTGTGCCCGAAATACTGATATTATATGTACCTGATAATCTTGAAACTGGAATTGTACCTGTCGTTATATTTGATGCATTAAGGTTATTTAGGCCTGCACCATTTCCATTGAAAATGCCAGTTGTGGATATATTGCCCCCTGAGATATTTCCCGATACAGAAAGAGAAGTCAATGTCCCAACTGACGTGATATTGGGTTGCGATGATGCTGTAACGTTTTGCGCTCTAACTGAATCGTTGGCGTTAATGGCAAGATTTGCAGTCCCTGCTGTACTTGCGGTTACTGCATTAGTAGCTGTTGTGGCACTTGCGGCTGATCCAGTAATGTTGATATTATACGTACCTGCAAGTCTAGTATTAGCAAGCGTTCCTGTCGTTATATTTGATGCATTAAGGTTATTTAGGCCTGCACCATTTCCAGTGAAAGTACCAGTTATGGATACATTGCCCCCTGAGATATTTCCTGATACAGAAAGGGAGGTCAATGTCCCAACTGACGTGATGTTAGGTTGAGCATTATTGGTTACTGTTTGTGCGGTAGTTGCAATCTGAGCTACGGGAACTGTTCCGCTAATATTAGATCCTGTAATATTAGTTAGGCCTGCACCATTTCCAGTGAAAGTACCAGTTATGGATACATTGCCCCCTGAGATATTTCCCGATACAGAAAGAGAAGTCAATGTCCCAACTGACGTGATGTTAGGTTGAGCATTATTGGTTACTGTTTGTGCGGTTACAGCAGTGCCTGCATTAGCCCAAGAGACTGTTCCACCTCCACCTGATGTTAGAACCTGACCCGGCAAACCTCCAGTGATTCTTAAATTAGCTGCTGTCCCTAGACTTACATTAGCACCAGTAAATGAAACATTACCAGAAACATTAAGACCTGTCAATGTTCCCACTGACGTAACGTTTGGCTGGGACGATGTAATTAGTGTCCCCCCTAATCCCGATGCTGTAATTGTTCCGGCTAGTACTGTCATGTTGCCAGCAGTGATATTTCCAGAAACTGTTAACCCTGTCAATGTCCCAACCGATGTGATGTTGGGTTGTGCATTAGCAGTGACAGTAATCGCAGTATCAGCCGCTGCCGCAGATTGCCATGATAGAACACCCAAACCGTTGGTTGATAGTACCTGACCAGCAGAACCACCAAGTATTCTTAAGTTAGCAACTTGTCCTAAATTTACCACCTGACTGTTGAACTGCACGTTACCCATAACTGTCAATCCAGTTAGATTACCCACTGAAGTAATATTAGGTTGAGCGTTATTGGTTACTGTATTTGCAGTGTTTGCAGAGTTTGCAGTATTTGCAGAAGATACTGTTGGGAAAGTACCAACCAAACTTGAAACAGGAATGTTGGTCAATCCTGCGCCGTTACCAGTAAATACACCGCCTGTAGTGATATTACCGGCTGTTAGATTACCGCTTATAGCAAGCGAGGTTAGTGTTCCTAGACTCGTGATGTTGGGCTGTGCTGAGGTAGTTACTGTCCCAGCAGTAGTTGCAGTGTTTGCAGTAGTTGCAGTAATCGCGCTTGCTACTGCTCCGACAATGTTTGCGCCTGCAACGTTAGAAATTCCATTAATTGATGAACCGGCAGATAATGTCCAGTTACCAATTATAGTACCAGTTGTAGTATTTGCACCAGTAGTTAATGTTCTACCATTGAATACAGTGTTGGCGCCAAAGACACCTACATTACCTATATAGGTTGGCAAGAATGATTGAACATTAGCATTTGAATAAGTTCCATCAAACGATACCGGTTGACCATTAGCATACATATAGTTGTCAGTCTTGATACCGACTTGAACTGATGGGTCAAATACTACCAGATTACCCCTGGTTACATACAGGCTAGTGTTGGCAACCCCCTCAATTGTAGCTGCTCCGTCAACTTTCCATGCGCCAACAATATTACCCTTAGTTCCAACTGTGCCAGCAGTAATGTCTCGGGTATTTACCAGGTTAGCGTTAGTTGTAGTAATGTTGGCTGTTGTAATATTTGCTGACGTATTAACAACAAGTGTATTAGCAACAATATCGCCAGTGATTATGTCGTTGGTAACTGATATGTTATTTGCAGAGATATTTCCGGTTGCAGCTAAATTATTAAGAGTTAAATCGGTAATAGTTTGCGGAGAAAGTAAAGCGTACCAATTTGCCGGGTTAGTTTCACCGTCAGATGGGCAAACGTATAGAATCTTGTTGGTAGTGTTAAACCAAAGCTGACCCTTAATAGGATTATTGGGAGGAGAAACATTAGCAAAGTTTTCAAGAGCTTTAATAAAGTTGGTATTAACTATCTGACCATAGCTAGCAAAGTTCCTACCCGGTAAACTAAGGGATGTGCTGGTAGTATTAACTACACCATCTGGTATAGTTGTTAATACCGTTCCATTAGTCCTAATAATTGTATAAGACATTTACCACTCCTTTAAACTGTTACCAAGTTAGTTAATGATTGTATTCTAATAGTGTAGTCAATCTGAATTTGCCTATTCAAAGACTTCTGCACTGGATGAAAAATAACATGTGTCAACAATCTAGTGACATTATTCCCGTTGTTGTCTATGCCATAGTTAGCGAGTAGACCAAGCTCGTCAAAGACAAAGTTGTTATCTACCTGGGTGCTATTGTCAAACGCCTGCTGCCCAAATGGTTCACCGTAATCTAGTAGACATTGGATAAGGATATCTGAGTAAAGATTTCCCACAGTATGAAAGACAGTCATCTTGTTTCTAGTAGGATCTAGGTTAAAAACGCTAGTATCATCAACAATCTTTTCATAGGTTTGATTGTATAATGCTGCATTTCTACCAGTCACGTTTGGTGGAAGATAAGTAATTACCCCTGTTTGATCTACGTTTGCGCCCCCATTTCCAAAAGCCATCTGAAATATTTGGCCGATACCTCTACTGCTCAAAGTGTCTGCCATTGCCTCAGAAATATTCTCATAATGGATGGCGTTTTTTTTGTCCACAAATATTTCTTCAGTATTTGGATCGTAAATCTTCAAGAAACCTTCTATCTTATATGAAAGATTAATAGTATTTGCCATTATCTGTCAGCCCTTAGATTAATAAAAGTTTCTTGAGTGTTTGGATCAAATATTTTTATACCCGAAGAGAACATAAATCCCCCAGTCTCGTCCGGTTTCTTGTTTTCAGTGTTTGGCTTTTCAATATTGTTCATCATATTTTATTTATCTTTTATGTATTATTGCTATCATTCAGGAAATTTGCCATTGAAGAACTACTCAACTGTAATGGGTCACCTAACTCTTTGTTGTAGAGATTAGTATTCCATACTGTATAGTAGTCTTCGTCTGGCAATTTGTTTGCTGTGGATAGACTATATATATTAGTAAACCTAGGTATCAAGGTCTGTCTTGCTGTGCCGTTTATACCTCGGCTGATGCCAGACAGAATATTAGTTTCTAGATCAATTTGTGAGAACCTGATTATTTCGCCATTGATGTAGATTGGGCTTCCCTCCAATACGTCAATTACTAATTGGTCTCCCTCACTGATATAATCTCCCGGAGTTATTCTTAAAGTTGGAGTCAAGCCTTCAATGACCAATGTATAGTTATTATTTGAAATCAAAAGTCCAGTAGTAGAGTTGTTTACGGTTATATTAACAATGTTGTTACGTTCTGCTTCTAACCCTACTTTATAAACCCCATCAGATAATGCAGGTGTCATGGCTATAGTTTGTTTTTTAATGACCAGCTTATTAGCGTCATTGACTACAATTTCCTGGTCAGCGTATGAAAGTTCTTGTTCTAGCCACCCTGTATTGGATTGAACAAAACGATATACAGCCGATTGTCCGTTACTATCAATAGTATTGATATACTCTAGCTGGTTAGGCGTTGCTGTAGGAATCATGCTTGAAATGATTATCTGATCCCCTGGAACAATCTTTTCCAAAATACTTACTTCATTAACCTCGTTAATTCTAAGCTTATCTGATGGAACTCTTGTGCCGTTAATCGTCACATATAGACGGTCAACGTCAGTGTGTTTCCACTGCATCAAGTTTATAACACCTGTGTCATTTGTAAGTTGAACAACAGGACCGTTTCTAGTCTCAGATACTGAAATTGCTTTATTCAGAAAATCAATATCAACAATGTAATATTCCTTGCCCTGAATTAGTCCCCCCATCAATACTGAGCCATTTGCATTCTCCACCTTACTAAAGTATACCGGAGTGTCAACTACCAAATCATCTATCCTATCTACGAAAATCTGATTAGAAACGTTGGTTTGAGATACAGTATGGCTTTGCAAGAAGAATAGGCCTTGGCGCCAGACAAATCCACTATTAATATATGATGAAATAACTGTTACTGGGGAATTGATAGCTCCTATTATAGGGTTGTATGGAGTATTGTAAATATCAAAGGTAAATTCATCAATGATCTTGGCATAATATAGTTGGTTATTAAGTTCAGTTGAACCCTCTACACCGTCAATTCTAATCAAAGTATTCTCTAAGAAGCCGTGTCTTGCTGATGTAGTTATTCTAACAGTTGGCCTATCTCCTACTACAACTTGCATCAAACCTGTCCCGCCAGCTGTTACCACTTGGTTCCCATCAACATCTTTGATAGTAAATGAAGAGTTGCTTGTATTAATTGTGTTAACAAAATAGACTGTTCCGTCAGTTACGATATTAGCATCAAATGATGTACCAAAGAATTGTACTGGCTGCCCAACAACAAATCCAGTTAAATCAATAACCGTAATTTCATTCGGTGAGCCTGCTGTAGAACTGGTTGCGTTAGTTACAGCAAATGGTGCTGCAATATTACTATTGATATCGGAAATTTCCGAAACAGTTAACCCATTAGCTAAAGTATTCATAGTTCCTGTGTCATTAAACACCACAGTTGTGTTGCCAGCTACTTCATCACTTATAGTGAACGTAACGCTGTCAATAATTTCCTTAACATAATAGGTTTTTCCTGCTACCAATCCACCGATTGTAGGTGAACTGAATATGATAGAATCGTTGATATTAATATCTGCTGTTGTACCTGAACCCAATACCAAATAGTTCAAAAATTCGTCGTAAGTGATAACTTCTGGGGTATTTTGATCAAAGGTATGAACTGTGGGGGTATTCTGGTCAAACGATGTTTTACGATTGATAGTTTGAACTACTACCAAATTCAACAATGATGAGTTAGGGTTACCAGTTACATTAAACTGAGTATGCATATACTGTGTCAAAGTATCGTTGAATGTAGTCACCGCTAAAATATCGCCTGTAAGAGGTGGGCTGTCCAGGAGAATAGAGTTATCAACTTCTGATATCTCATATAGAGCACTTGTCAATCTTACACCGTTGAGTTCAACAATTGCATTGTCGGGATTGTCACCTCCCACAAAGCCATTCAAGAAGAATTTACTGGTCAAACCGTCACCCATGAATACTTGAGTTTCAGGTAGTGAGTAACCACGCTGTGTTGTTAATTCTTCGCCAAATATTGAAAAAACAATATAATCTTCTGTAGTTGAATAATCGTTTCTTGCAAACAATAGTGAAGCCAAATTATTATCAAGTCTACCTATTGCAAAGTCGTTAGTAACAAAAGTTGCTAATCCATTGAAGTCTATTTGCGGCAAGACTGGTCCGCCTTTAGTCTCACTAATAGTAAATCTTCTACCGCTCAATATATCCTTGACATAGTAGCGATGAAAAGGTACGATGTTACCAAATGCACATTGACAGAAGGTAATTGGTTGTCCAACTACAAGATTTCCTGTATTAGGAGTAACTAGCGAATTGTCCTCTGATACCGACTCTGTGATAAAACCTGTTCCTCCCGGTATCAAACGATTTCCATTATGAATAACAAGTGCGGGAGACCATTGATCACCGAGGCCGCTTTCAATATTAGCAAACATTTGTCCGGTAGCATCGGTTAATGTGACAACCAATCCTGGAAGTCCGGTGTTTGTGTCAATCGTGTCCGAAACTGTTATAGACTTGGTAGCAATGCTTATGCTACTTACATAATAGACTTTGTTTTCTTCTAATCCACCGAAGGGCTGCCCTTGAAAGGTGATCGGTGAATAAAGAACAAAATCTTCTACGCTATCACAAAAAATACGTCCAGCTAGTGATTCAGTCCTAAATACTCTCACACTCAATGAACTAGTCCCTGGCTTAATTGCGCCCGAACCCTCAAATATTTCACCTGTATAATTGCATCCTAAATAAATTTCATTGAAGCCTGAAACCTCATTAGTTCTGATAGGTAAGACATCAGTATTAGACTTAACAATCTGATAGCCATTGCCTACTTCATAGACCGTAATCATCAATTTATCTTCAATCGGTAACTGGCGAAGAGGCTCGTTTAGAATTATTTCCTTTCTTACCCAATCAATTTCATATGAAATACCCTCATATATAGTCTTAGCTAGACCGGTGTTACCATCAATAATCTGTACTAAGACCTTGGCAGGAATTTGTACTATATTGTCAAAGCTATATCTTACCTGTGTTCCGGTGCTAGCTTTCATAATCACAGTGTTTACATTAAATCCCGAATGACCATACTCAGGAACATACCAGTTAGACCCTGGGCGTGTAACAGGGATAATAGATAGATTATCCTTAACAACACCAGCTACTAACTCTTCAGGAGCATAACCGAAATTGAAATCTGTTCCCTTAATAGTGTAGGTTACCTCAGTAGAATTGATAACTGACAATTCAGACCAGGGTCCTACTAATCCATCGTTTACCAGAACAGTGTTAGAATCGCCCACCACAATAATTTCAGCAGAATTTGGATTATATGTAATGTCAATTAAGTTTGCAGTTAGACCATTTACTTGGGTTCTGGACCAGATGTTCCCGTCTTCAGAATTTTTAATGATGCCATTATTACCTACTGCTACCCATGCTGAACCGGTATACAAAACACTATTTAAATCAACGCTATTGATGTTGACAATAGACATACGAGTGTTAACCGGTATAGTATCGGCTGTTAGGGTTTTTACCGGGCCTCCCAACGTTTCAGCTATAATGACTTGTGTATTTGATACTACCTGGATGATATAATAGGTAGTTCCTTGAGTAATAGTAGAGAAGCTAGTGTTGAACTTTACCGGAGTACCTATCTCAAACCCAAGTGCATTTTCTACACTTATGATATTACTAAAGTTGTTTACAAAGACTACTGAAACGTCATTTACACCCTTCCAATTTAACCCATCAGTTGAGGTAAAGATTGTTTCTTGCTCACCTACTGCAATCAACTTGTTACCGTCATAAGCTACTGAGTTTAACCCGTTTGTAGTAGGAATGGTTATTTCTTGCCAGTTGATTCCATCAACCGAATAAAATACCAATGCAGTGTCAACCAAACTCTGAGTATTGTCAAGCTTCTTACCCTTACCAACCGCAACTACAAAATTGTCTGTAGCGACTATTCCATGCAAGTTATATGTAAAGATAGGATCAAACGTCGCTCTGTCAGACCAAACAAATGTGTCGCTGCTGGTAACTATTACCTCACCCACCATAATGTATATGTTTTGTGCTGCATAATAAGTGGCTGCATTCAACGATACGTTAGAAATATCAATTGCGAGAGGTATGCCGCTTCCAGGAATGTAGTAACCAGACGAGGTCCATGTTTCTCCGTCTTGGCTCTTGAAAATTGGTGTAATTGAATTAGACGAAGTGATTATCTTTGTACCGTTTGCCTCAAAGATTCCAGTTAAGGTCATATCAGCATTAGTCAATCTCTTCAGAGACCAACTGGTTAGGTCAGAACTAGTGAAAACACCTGTTCCATTTTCTAGAGAAGCTATGACATAATATAGTCCTTCATCAAATAGAACACCCTTAATATCTATATCAGCTTGAGTAAAAGGAACAGTAGTTAAAACAGTGTCAAGTTCAAACTGCTTGTCTGGTTCAAACTCGTTTGCCCTGTATATTGGATTGGGGTAAGTTATGCCATCAAACAATTGTGGCAAGCTAGCTGCTGGCATATTGTCGTTTGGCTGATAATAACCAAATACCCTGTCCATAGCATTAAGTCGTCTGTCCCCAGAATCTAGAAGCTCCCATTTACCAATTACAAACTCTTTATCGTTATTTGATATGGCACAAATGTATAGTCGGTTGTTAAAACGAACCACACTTTGATTAAAAAAGAACGGTTCTGGCAACAAGGCCACGCTACCCAACTTGGCTATAGTGAATTCAGAATTGAACACAATACCTGTTACTATAGTTCCAAAAATGTTGGGTGAAGTAGTTAGCTGTGCAGTTGTCGGGGTAACATTGAACAAGTAATATGTCTGTCCAGAGTTAATTACAGAAGGAACATCACCCGTCAATACTACTGGGTCAAAGTTAGAAAAATTGGATGTGTCTAGAGATAATGTATCTGTAGTACTACCGTTGACTTTTGCCGTGATATAGCCAGTATATGTAAATTCGCTCTTGCTTACAGGAACAGTCAAAATACTATTCTTGTATACCTCAACTTCATTAGGCGAACGTACCTTAAAGTAGAAATTTTCTTTTTTACCGGGCGGAGTGCCTTCACGAATTACTGAAGTTATTTCACCGTTTGGTCCGATTGAATTTACGATGATTCGCAAATCATTTTCTGGTGTTGTGCCGCCTGTCTCAATGCCAGATATTGTAATTACATTATTTACTGCAAAACCCTCACCACCTTGGGAGATAAGTGCAACATACCCCCCTGCAACATTAGTGATATCAAACACTGGTGGAGATAGAATTACCTGCTCGAGACTAGCAGTTGAGAACATGCTTGAAAGGGTAACTGGTGAGCCTCCCTTTGTAGCTGACACTACCACATAAGGAACGCCCGTGCCAGTCAAGCTTCCCGTCGCTGTTGATAAGACGAACTCGGGGCCACCTACAACCAACGATACCTTGAACTCGGTTATGCTCAAGATCTGCTTGACAAAATACTCTACGGTGGTATCGATATTTCCCAAACCTGCACCAGAGAATTTGATAGGCATGTCGACATAGAGAACAGCAGTACCCAACTTTCCTTCTGATGGATTGTATTCAACGGTCAGGGCGTTTGTTACACTGGAAGAAGAAACCACACTTACCGTAGTGTTAGTAGTGTTTTCATCCATTCCTGAATATTTTATGACATAATAAGTATTTCCTGCAATCAAGTTACCAACGTTTTCTGATACCGTAACCGGCATGTTAACATAAAAGTTAGATGTTCCTCTTTCGTTAATTACTGGAAGCGCAATACGATTTACCGCCTGGCCGAAGTTAGTGCCTATAGTTACAATATTGGTTCTAGTTATCAGGTCTGAATAATTTTCTGAAACAACCCCAGGCTTGATACCAGATGCACCATATAATGTAAACATCTGTCCGTCAATCTGACCAGGGCTTACTGGTAACTGCACGTTCATTGTCATTGACCCAGTGGCATTGGTTAACACAACAGTATCTTTTTGATTGGTAACAAGCGCAGTTCCGACAGAGCTATTCAATAAGACGACTGGCCCATTAATAAACTCAGAAATTGTTATTCTGTTGCCCGATAATACTCCACTAATATAGTAAGTTGCACCCGCAACAATAGCAGAATCAAGCCCAACAACGTTAGTAAAGATGATAGGATCGTTTTTACTAAAGCCGGCAGTTGTGTCAAGAGTTATACTATCGGTTGTTCCGTCAGTCTGAACTGCTCTAGCTGTTACCGGGTCAGGAACTTCAGACATAGTAAATGTTTCTTCATCAATTACAGTGGTAACATAGTAAACCAAGTTTTCTACTACATTTCCAAAAGCATTTTCTGTAAAGAACACTGGAAGGTTAGTATAAAAGCCGGAAGTTCCCCCAGTCCCAATTGGTGTCATTGGAACGGTTAGTCTATTTGACCCTGCTTCTGTTCTTGTTACCTGATGAATGTCTGGGTATTTCAACTTTAGAATTGTAGTTGATTTATTTTCACCGGTATAACAACGATATCCTTGGGCACTAACAGTAAAATCACTTAGTGCAAGTTCAGGACCATCAATAGTAGCTGAGATAGTAAATCTTAAATCGTCAAAAATTCTAGAGACATAATAAGTCTTGTTTTCAACAATTTCGGCCGGGCCTGCACCAGAGAATTTGATAGGCATATTCCTATAGAAACCAATAGTAGTACCAGATGCATTGTTTGCTAGTTCTGACAAGTCAGGGTTGTTCCCGTCTTGGGGAATTAACTCAATGGTGTTATCTAGCGCGTTGGTCTTAGATATGATTCTAGCAAACGAGGAATAGGTGAGAATTACCTCCTCATCAACGTCTTCAATCTCGAATAGTATCCCAGCCGAGCTTGCTAATATGTCGTTGATATCAGGAACGGAACTCTGTAAAGAAATAGCCGAGCTAGAAATTCTGTTACTGTTGTAGAAATCCCCTGCGAAAAATCCGCCATAGAACGTTTCTGCTTCCCAGTCTTTAACTTGTGAAGTGTAAGAAGTTCTATCCAAGCGAATTTTTATGTTATTCTCTCTGATAGGGGTGGTTGTAGTGATGACCGAAGCACGGCACCCCGGCAGCAACTTCATATCTGAAGAATTAGTTGGTGCTTGTAATTGTATTCTGTTTTCGTCTTTTACTGCTTCACTGAAGGTATTATATAGTGCGATAACAACTGACGGCAGAGTTTCTAAAACACCGACATAATACCATCCATTGTCTACTAGTTTGGTTGGTTTGCTTCCGTTTGAACCCTGTTTGAACTTGACGATATCACCTGTTTTGAGGTCTGGGGCAAAAACATTGATAGTGTTTAGTTCTGAGTTAATATCATCTTCAGAGAAGGTTATAGTATATGCCGACTCTACAATAATCTCTGGGCGAGCCATATAACCCTCACCCGGATTAATTACATTAATTGCAGTAACTCTATCACCACTCAGAACTGCTTGTAGTTCTGCTTCTACTCTTGGCGCTGGATAGATCGTAGTGTCAATATATGCTGTTACTTTAGGTATACTAGTGTATCCTGACCCTTCGTCGAGGACAATTACTGCCGGTAAGTCAATGAATATTAAATCTCCCGGAGTATGTTCTGTGATAGTTGTTCCGAACAATCCTCTAGCCAGCCCCCCCAATTCATTGGTATCACGATTAACTTTGGAGTAAGAAATCTTCTCCTGATTGATAGTAATTACACCAGTTGTCGGAAATCCAGATGCATTATCGACAATAATTGTTTTAGCTGACACGTTTACAAACGAGCGCAAAGAAGCAATGTTGAAGTTTTTAATTCCTGTAATTGACAGACCGGTGTTGTTGAACCAATTCTTATACTCTGGTTCAGACCATATTTTACTGTCATACCCAAAGTCAGTATTATTATTTCCTGGACCATTGACTAGATTTGGTGTCACGAAGGCCCTAGTATTAGAATTAAATTTGGCCGGTAAGTCAAAGTCCGAGATATCACTAACAAAATTCTCACTACCATCGTAAGTTAACAAAAACTCTTTAATAGTTATATGATAAGGCTTGAATTCCTCAACGAAACCCTGCAGGAACTCATCGTTGTCTGACCTTAAAATTTCAAACGGTAAAAGCCCCCTTACATTTTGTTCAACTTCGACAAGTGAAGTCTTATTCAACCAAGAAAGATTGTTCTGTCTTTCGTTAGCTTCGCTGACAATATATTCAAACAACAGAATCAAGCTCTTATTTCTGTGTATTGATAACTCATCAGTATAAATCTGCTCGTTTAACGCCCTAATAATGTTTCTGGTTTCATCGGCAGGATACGTATCAAACGGTGCAACATCAAAGAAATCTACACCAAATCCTATATTATTATCAATATAGTTCCATAGTCTTTCTGAAAACTTGATAGTTCCCTTTTCTAGACCGATTCGATTCCATACCCCAGATCTTTCTAGCTTGTAAATTTCAAATAGTCCCTGACCATTTTCTTCTACTTTAACTAGTGTTTCAGGAGCGATATCCAATCCAAACAAGTCTACAAACCTAGAAACTTGCAAAGAAGCTCTTGTTGAGTCATCGTAACCGGGCGCCCACCAATTTATATATTCCCAATAATCAGTAGTATCATAATACTCGTTACTCAAGAACAAGAATGATAGGTCTGGCCTAATCTCAGTAATAGGGAAAGATTTAAGAATATCATTAGCATAGGTCAAGTAATTCTGTAATGCTAATTTTCTATTCAAGAAGAAACTTTGTCGAGGTCTATTTAATACCCCAGTCTGGAATAACGGCGGTAAGAAGGGATCAGGAATAATCTGGCCATTTAGATTGACTCCTGCTAAACTATCAAGTAGCTTCAAATACAATCCAGTTGGTTCGTCTGTTTCCCCTGGTCCTGGGAGAGTTACCCTGTTAGGTAAAGTAGCAGGACGATTACGGACACTTGGCAAACCACTTAGAAAATCTGCTTCATTGTTTTCTCTAATCAGCGCATATTCATTATGTACAAAATCTAAATTATCCGATGACACATAACCGATGTGCAATGCCGCACCCGCTGAGTTGATTTCGCTCTCTGCGTTATAGAGAGCAAAAGTGTTTGGTAGTAAAGGTGCCAAGTAAGCAATGCCTGCATTACGTGGATTCTGGACGTAAGAAGCAATTGTAGTGTCTGCTAGTTTCTTGTTGCGGTCAACATTTATTGTATTAGTGTTTCGTGCCCAGAAATAATACACTGGAGTTACTATATTTGAAGAATTTAAATTGCTTGACACTACAAACTTGTTGGTATCATATACGATTCCCGGACCTTGATACTGGGATGGAGGAACATTGCTTCTAACCCAAGTATAAACTCTAGCTTCTGATCCTGGGAACATTTTGCCCCAATACTCGCTATTGTATACAACATCATTCTGTCTATAATCAACAAACCTAATATTAGTAGTATCTAACCAGATAGACCCAACTTCTTCTTCACCCCAAGTTTTCTGTAAATTGGTATCGGTGTTGTAGCTAGCAGGGTCAACATTTGATATAAAATCAATATTTTCTCTTGCAGCACCTAGTATTTTGCCTTGTAATGGATCAATATAATCTAGATTTACTAGAGTATCGTTTGTTGTTGAACTGAATATCTGAACATTTTTTATTTTATCAATATCAACTGTTGCTACAGGTGAACGGAATACTGCCCAGTTGGAATTTCCCGTTACATTTTCATAAAGGTCAATTCTTCCAGTAGAAGTAGGTGAATTAGATAATTCAGGCGTACCAACTACTACAACATTATCTTTGAAGTCAATTGCAGCACCGTACCTAGGTGACAAATTGTATTTTGTCAAAGAATTATTTACTGGTTGGGCATACACAAACTTTCCTGGAGCATTAATACTTCCGTTAAAGTCATCTAGTAAATCATACATGTAGACTGCACCGTAATCGGCAAAACTTTCTACAAAGCGAGTAGCGTTATTATCAAATACAGTATCATCGTCTAGATTTTCGTTATCTGAGAAATCGAAGGTAGTTCCAAGAACCTTGCTTGCTGACGGCGCACCAATTACTACCGAGTTTCTTTCGTTAAATTTGATAACACTACCGAACTGTGTTGGACCTGAACTATATGGGCAAGTTATCACCTGTGTTTCTGTCAACAAGTCAAACCCAGCCTCATCAAGCGCATATTTATCAAATGAGGTCACGATTAATTTTCTGTTAATCTGAGCCAAATCTTTATCAACTACCTGTATAACCAGGCGATTGTCAGAAGTAAATGATGCTAGTACATTGTTGATTCTGAAGGAATTAATTATATCGGCGTTGACTTCAGCATTACCAGGTCGTAATACTACTCTATACCCGTTAATATAAATTTCTCTGTTAACTGTGATATTACATTCAGCATTTCCGATAATAATACCAAACTTTGCGCCAGTGTTAGTATAACGATAAACTTGTCCTTCTCTGTTAAAAGAATCTACTTCAAACGGACTCCCAACTAACAATTCAGAGCCGCTGTTGTTCATATCTAGAGCGAACCCATATTGATGATTTGGGCGTTCGTTGCTATTGCTAGTCAAAGTTTGAATATTAAAGAACTTATTTCCGTCAACACGAATTACATCACCTGCATTGATTACACCAGAGTATATAAACAAGTTTCCTACAGTAGCATAATTGTTATCTTGAACAATATTGCCATTGACCGTTACTAACAAGCTTTCAGTTTGACATACTGCGGTAACGCCAGAAACAACTGCCTTAGTCGCCAAAGTAACTACGCTGTTGGTATTTCTTGAAGTTTTTAGTGTAATATTGTTTCCACTTATACTGTTGATGTAATAAGTTATGTTAGGAGTAATATTGGTATCAAGAAGACCGTTGCCGCGGAACACGATTGGCGCGCCTACAACAAATAAGCTAGCATTAGTAACTGTTACAATATTTCCTACACTATTGGTACTTACTACAGTCGAACTTGCTGAGCCAACAGTGAAACCTAAGTTGAACTCTTGAACTCTATCTGCTGTATAATTAGCCTGCACCTCAAAATTCTGAGTAGCTCTTTGGTATACAATTACCTTACCCCAATCAGTAATTTCTGTGCTAAAGTCTACGTTTGGTGCAGAAACTGTAATAGTTTCTGCAAAGAAATCAGATGCAACTGCCTTACCAAAAGAATCATTTGTGGAAAATCCATCAAGTGTTCCGTCAATTATACTTACCAAGTTGTACGTAATATCCGTTACCTTGCCTGAGCCAATTCCTGTTCCCGTAGCACGGAATATTATTCCCTTTCTATTTTCAGTCGCACCAATTATTGTGAAATTAGTATCATTTATTTCGTCAATAACGTAAGTTCTACCTGCTTGAATAAACGTTGCTAGATATTCTGTGTTTGATTTCCTATATACTCTTACAGAAGCATTGGTTGTGTCATTGACAAACAACCAATTACCATCCTGTGAAAACTCAAGTGCTGTACCCGATCCTATATTTGGCAATACAATTTCTTGATACAAGAATAGATCGTCAGTTGTTACAGTCTGATTCCATCCATACAAGAATACTTTAGGTGCACTTGGTTTTGAAATAGCAAATACATTATTGACATGTGCAATTACCTCACCAAATGACGGGCCGTTAGTCAATACCTGAGTATTTGAATATTCACCTGAAACGTTGTTTTTTGAATATCTATATACCTTACCTATAATAGGATCTGCTACTAGATACCCAACATTACCGTTAAAAGCAACCGTCTTGCCATATTCCACTGTATTATTTTCGGTTACAGCAGCTACTGGCTTGTAATTATTACTCTTTCTGTATACTGCCCAATTACCATCAGTGTTTTCGTCTACCCAAACTGTGTTTTTAGTGAACTCTGCTTCTAGTAAATTCAAATTAACTATTTCGCTAGGTTTCTTGACACGTTGACTGGTGATCAATAGCCCTATACCATTACCAGTCAACACGCGATTGTTATTGACCGGAATAGCCAAGTTAATTACAACTTGATTAAGATTGACTACTTTGGAAACAATATAATATCCATCGACATTGTTAGCAAAGTTAATAATTGCAATAGGGTCAAATAGTTTCAAGTTGTGGGGTACAGTAAACGTAATCGTAGATGTGTTGTCAACATTGGAGGCAACTTCAACTATTGCACCAATTGGCTTCCAAGTGAAAATACCCCACTGTTCTTTGAAATTGGCTAACCAGAAATAATCTCTTACATAAAAATCAGTGATAGGAACACGAATGTTATTTTTGTCAACTGCATTATTCAACCCACTATAGAAGAATGAGGACATTTTTACGTCATTGAAGTTTGCGTACCCAGCATAAGGGAACAAACTTGGTTTAGTTCTGTCGACAACACCTAAAATATTGGGGTCAGTGATTGGTCTTTTATAATTCAACAATGAGGATAGAGGAACTTCTTGTGCTGATCCTAACGTAAATGTACCGTCAGTCAATGATACAATACTTGGGTTATTAGTCAATAACTTGTTGTCTAACCTAAACTCTACAAAATTATCATTCTCTCTTCCACCGTATTCACCGGTCTTGATGGCCCAGTTTTCGTAAAGTTCATAATTGATATCGCCCTGAATTAGATTGACACCATCAAACTCTTTGAGAGATTTGACAGTTCCCTTGGACTTAATCATATTCTTGTAGACGTTAATCTCAGTGATACCAGACAAATTGGCCAACGACATATAATCTCTGGGACGATATCCAATCAACGAGTATGATAGTAGGTCAGCGTCATTGTCTAAATTAGATTTGTTAGTGTCGTAGTATAAAGTGCTTTCAAATGCTCTTGTCGCGCTATTTGGTAATAGTCCTCTTTGAACATTACGCTGATCTAGTAATGTCCACTGTGTTTCATCAAAGGTCGATGCCGGCTGAATAAGCTGGTTAGCTGAATAGTAATTATTTTTGTATTTGACCACAGCACCCTTAGGATACTTGATATTGTTTGACCACTCGTTAATATTGTCTTGACTTAGTATAAAGCCCCAAGAATTTATAGTACCGTTCCAGTTGGCTGTTTTGGTGCCTCTTACTAACATTCTATTTTGTCGCAAACCAGTTGTCAAGTTGTAAATTACATCACCAAACAAGGTGGTGTTGTCAAATATAACACCATGTTCAATATTTGAGATATTGAATGTGGCGAATGACATTGAGTCACCCTCGTTAAGAGTGTGCGCCCGAAATTTTGTCCCGTCACGGTTAATACATAGATTGTTTACTTGTATGGGGTACAAGTCTTGGTTCAAAATAAAGTTCTGCTGACTTAAAGTTAGGGGCTGTACAATATTACCTTCTTTGTCAATAGTCATTTCAGTTGCTAATGGATTTAAGGTAATGATGCTTCCCTCTTCCCAGCCCAGTTGTGACCAGTATAGAAACTGCTTCACCATCAACAACCAATCTACTTCGTTGCCATCTACCACTTCCTCATACTTGACACCCTTGCTTCTCAAGTAAGCATCATAATTCATCAGGAATTGTGATAGTTCTTGAACGCTATTGAATACAGTACCGTAAGGAACTATATCTTCCTGAGTAGTATAGTCTTTTGCTAAGGTAACACGTTGGTTAATTACTTGAATAGTTCTGGTATTACTATTCAACACTGGACGCAATACTCTAAAAAATGCATTAGTCTGTGAATTACCAAATACAGAATACCCGTTAGTGTTGTTTTTTTGAACAATTACACTTGAATAAGTTATTATATCAAAAGATTGGTTATCATGTAACAGTATTGATAAGCTTTCTTCAGGAATTAAAAGTGAGGAGTTTCGTGATGATGATGACGAACTCTTTTCAACAAAGAAATTAAGCATGTTTGGATCGCTGAAACCAGCCAAACGATATATTAATCTTACGTCTAGGTTTTTCAACAAGTCCGACACTTGAGTAGTAACTGCAACACCAAACTGTTTGGCGTAATCAACTACCCAGTTCAAGTAACTAGTCTTGGGTGTTCCGTCGCCGTATACTTTTATTTTACTGATGTCCAGGTGACTTCTATTGTTGACTAAATACTGACCAAACTCTGGGCTGAATTTATATTCATCAATATCAACCGCAAGGTTGTAGAACATTGCCGGCTTAGTCAATGATAGAATCTTGATAAGGTCAAACGGGTAAGAAGAGCTTCTACGATATGCCAGTTCTGCTGGCCCAACGTCTCCTACCTTCCAATCACGCTGAAAACCAAGTGTATTATAGTTTGACACTAGTGTTTGTAGGGGGCTTTTCAAGTTACCAACATCATCTACAGGAATGATTGATGTTAGACCGGGGCGGGCTATCTTTTTATTGACAATAAAGTCACCGTTTTCATCATAAATAATACCTTGTTCAATATCAGTCCATAGCAATAAGTTATCACTGGTGTAGGGAGCAGGACCATATCTGTCTTCCCACCAACTTGGTTTATTGACAAATCCCAACATTTCCCAGGGAGTCAAATTAGGAGTAAAGGTATCGTAGAAGTATGAATATATTCCTCTAAAGTTACCTTGTTTAATTTGACTGTTAGAAATCTTGTCAGTTGAATTTACATAGTTGTATGTGAACTCATTGTTTATACTATATTGCTGGCGAGTATACTCAATTCTGTTTTGTCCAACCCAGTCTAAGAAGTTTACTGAATATAGTCGTAACCACTCATCATATGAGAAATCGTTCTTTCTAAAAAATCCAGGAACAAGATCGTTTATATTGAATACAGGGCTGACTACTTTAGTATTGTTGTAAATCCTCTTTTCAAATTCAAGAAGTATTCTGTCGCGCAGGTCTGTTAAATCGTCAAGCTCTGGGTCATAATTACCATAAAGCTTAGTAAACGAACCATCATGACCTCTGATAAAGTAGGTTGGTGTAGTGTGGTTGTTATCCAATACTACACCAGGAACATAAAGTGGATATAGACCTAACTTAGACGGAGTGTAAGGTACATATGACCCAAATGTTTGGTTGTATTCCTTAACAATAATATTATCGCCTGGCGTCAAGTCTTTTGTTATTATCAGAGAAGGCGTTTCATTATCAATTGTATAGTCAATTTTGTTGAGAAGTTGTATTTCTCTAATTCTTCCACCAACATTTTTTCTCAAATAAACAAGAACACCATCATAGTTTGCTTTGGTAAAATCATATACTTTGCTTAACGGATAACGAGTAATATCAATATTACTCTTGAATACATACACACTTTCGTTAAATACAGTCTTATTAGGAACCATATCCGACCAAAAGAATGAGTTAATCTCGCTTCTATTGGCTGCAATTTCTTCAATTAAACGGTCTAATATTTGGTTAGTAGGCTCGTCAAAAAGGTTGCTTTCATTTGCTAAGTTTACAAGTAGCTGCTTGTACTTGGTATACTCTCTGCTACTAAACATTAATGCGTTGATAATATTTAGGTCTTGATTCCTCAAGAATAATCCCGGCAATACCAACGATGCACTATTTCTAATGATCTTTGTTCCATATTTTGCCAAGTCACCCAGATCTCTGTAATTATTAACGCCAAAGATATTTCCAGAGATGTTAGGAGCATTGATAAAGATTTCTTTGTAGTGATTTCTTATATCACCTAAATCAACAATACTCAAATCATCGTTGAATGGGTTATTAGCTAGGTTATCTGGTATAGAATAGTATGCTTTTTCACTTATCTGGTCACTTATTATAAAAATCTGAACAGTAGAATTTTTTGGAAACTCTTCTGTAAGTATAATAGTAGTAGTATTTTCACCATAAGTTATTGAGTATTTGTTTTCTGTTTGGTATTCACTGTTAACAAATACTTTGATAACCGGCCATTCAATACTATCCTGGCTCACCGGTAGAACATCACATACGTAAGTGTTGATAGGATTTATTGCAAAATCAAATTGAAGGTACTGGGTGCTTACGTCAGCGGCAGGTTGCCAGCCTATAAGTCTGTTATATTCTTTCAATGAAGTATACTGATGAACATACCCGATGTTCACTGGTTCAATAAAAGTCTGACTTCCAACTGTATATTCAAATGTGTCTGAATTTATGGTAACGTCAAAGCTGATATCACCTACATTGTTAATGTCACTGAAACGTAGAGGAAAGCCTAAAATAGGATCATCTATGCCTGCCGAATTTATGCCATATGCAAATAAAGAGCAGCCTGCAAAAGAAGTGCCGTTGTATACTGAACCATCACTGAGGCTGGTATTATTATCGTCAAACAAGTCAAACAAAGGAGACTGATTTACCGTAACCTTTTGTTGAGCCATTGTCCAATCAATGCCATCATAGTAATAAGTTTTACCTTGGTTACTAACTCCTCTCTTGACTGTAACCTGCTGACCCGGAAGAACAGTGCCATCACTGGCTTTGGTTAGTGTGATAACTGGTTCGGTATTACCTGATGATACTACACGATTGACTACATAAATTTCACTACGAGTAACATCGTCTTGGTCATTAGCAAATACAATTCTAGCACCAGTAAACAAGCCCAGACTAGTAATCTGAGTATCAGCACCTGCAAGCGATGTGGTGCCACCTGTTATATCTTGTGCAAAACCATAAATCAACTCAAGTTCTAAGTTTACGCCTGCATCAGTGATAGATATAATTTGTGCATCGTTTGGTAAAATGTTTCGGGTGTCTCCCACAAACATCCCAACTTCAAACGTTCCTGTTATGCTTGATTTTGGCACAGTAACTATTACTGTGTTATAAAGCTGCTTTACTGTACCAGTGCCAGGTGTTAGCAATTGACTGCCGCTAACTGCGGCAACAAATCTATTTCCATTTTGATAGAAGACCCCTTCAGTTCCCGCCAAAATATTCCAATTTTGTTGTGTCGTGCCCGTAACATTTTCAATCAAATAAGGCACGCCTGCTTCAATGTCAGTTACATTAGTTATAATATTTGGGGTGGAAGAAACAATTGCAGTTTCGGTAGTGTATACACTAGTATCGGGATAGTAATTAACTAGTCCGGCCACATCAGACAACGCATCAACAGCCCTGGTATCAAAAAAGTCAATTAAATCTTTACCTTCGATCCCTGAATTGAACAATTTAAGATTGGGCTTAAACTCGATAATCGGTCTTTTTGCTTTATTTTCAAGTACCAGAAGATTATTCAATATACTTTGATTTCTGTTATATTCGGCAGTTTTTCTGATAACATCGCCATGAAACCACCTGTTGCTTCTTGCCCATGCGTCTCTGCTGATGCTATTTCTGGAAATAGTAATATAGTCTTGTTCGATCGGTAAGTCGAGGTCGATATCAAAGCTGCCCAGGTCATACCCAACTGTATCAAAGGGAGAAAACTCACCAACTGTAAATGGTTCAGGTGTCTGGAGCTGTCGGGTATCAACAAGTTCAATACTTGTGCCTACGTTTTCTACATAATAAGTATTTCCCCTATAAGTTTCTGGGAAAATATTCCCATCAAAAGTTACTTTAAGCCCGTTAGTGAACGTGACACCGTTTGGAGAAGTGTAAGTGGTCTTTCCTAAAATTTCTTTTTCTACATCAATAAAATTTTTGTCACTTGTTTCAACTAACTTGATTATGCCAACTCTATTTGGGTTTGCACCATCAACATAATAAAGTGTAGAAAGAGGGGCAGTTATAGCAGGAACTAAACTTATGATTCCCAAATCATTTCTAAAGAATTGACGATTAATAAATTGTGTACCGAAACGAGGGACAAGATTAGTTCGCTGTGGTATAGTTCCATCAGGTAATAAACGAATTATAGGGTTGTTTGGATCACCGATCAACTGTACTCGGTAGAAATTCTCGCTTACATTAGTATAAAAACCCTGTTCATACTGACCCTGGTTGATATTGAGGGTCATTGTACCTGAAGTCTGTGGTAATATAGTTACTGTGTCACCGCCTAATGTCTCAGAAATTGTAAACTCAGTTGAACTTATAATATCTTTGACAAAGTATACCTTACCCTGCTCAAGGCCGCCCATTGGGGTAGTAATTATCGTAATAGTCTGGTTAGGTAATAATAAACTAGTGCTTGCGTCAGCTAAAAAAATTGAAGTAGCACTAGTTTGGTTAGCTGTCACTGTTCTCGGTGTCGTTATAGAAACGTCATTGATATCATAGAACATTTCATCATAATAAGATGATATATATCCTATTTCATCAGGTAACGAATTGTAGAAAATAATTCGTAAACCGTCAATACCAGTAACACCATCAATATCTGACAATCCTGGGAAAATCTGACCAGTAGTTGGATCAACCACATCATTCAATGGTACCCCGTTTACTTGATCGAAGGTTAAATTAGAAACCAAGTCAATGTTTATGGTGTCATCAAAAATAAAGTCATCCTGTGCATCTACTTGCGGAACGTTGAATGTTACAATTCCCTGAGTAGCACCGTTATTTTCCACTCCAAATACGTCTCTAGTAGAGACAGATGGTTGATATTTGCTAAAACCTGAAGTACCTGGCTCAGTCTGAATAAAAAATTGAGTGTCTTGGTCTACAATAAAATTATAGGTGCCGCCACGTAACAATGAGATAACAGGGTTAGAACCAGTGTCTACATCTGTTCCAACCGCTTCAATACGATAGCTGTTTGGTTGGCTAAAAACATTGAAGTTCAAATTAGTAAAAATGTGGTTAGGTGATACTGTTACAGTAGGAGGACCATCTTGTAGCCAGTAATATTCATGATAGTTAACTAGCTTGTCTAAATCAGTAAAGCTATCCCAGGAATATATTTCACTAGTAAATAACCTGTCGTGATTATTAGTGATCCCACCTGCTACATTAATAGCCGAAATCATTTCAGGATAGGAGATAAAATCTCTAGCAGTCTTTTCATCTTTTTTAGTGAATACAACACCAGGTTCTAACTGGTAGTTATTTCTTTCTGCTGTAGGTTCGTTTACATAAGAATCTGTAATTCTTGAGCCCGCACCAAATCTATTCCCGATATACCCCTGGACTCTAACCGTCACTGGTTCATTAACTATTTGATCTAGTGTAGCTGATAAAAATTGACTGTTAGTAGATGTTTGAAAAACGTCTGGTAAAAAGTTTAATGTCCTAATGCGTGCCATACATATATTTATCTTATCTGTAATTCGTTAGGATTTAATGAGGATACTACTAGAATATCATCGGCGGTTGCTGCATTGACAAAAATTTCAAAAGGTTTACATCTTATTTCGTATAATTCCCCAAAGCTCTTGCTTGGATCGTTAGGAACTAAAACTACTGCACTAATAAAATCACCGCACTCTGCATGTAAATATGCGCTCAGCTCCGAGAAATAAAAAGTATCACCAAAATCCCAGTTATTAATATCAAAATATTCATTCATTGCTGCTAATATTCTGCTCCTAACTTCACTGTCACTAACATTGGTATTCCCTGATTTTACTACTTTAATAGTTGAACGCAAAGCAGGTTCTGCCTTACTACCAAATAATGGTTTGAACTCAACACTATTTAATACTACTGAATCTGACATCATTTTGTAATTTTGTATGTCCGAATACTGTGAGCTTAGCTCTAAAATAGTTGGTTTGGCTGGTTTAGGAACTGTGTTGGTCGAATCTAAAGCCCATTTTCTATATCGGTCATAATATCCAAATGGTACTAGATATATGTCGATAATATTTGTTGTGGCCGGATCGACTCGGGTGCTGTTGTTTGAGTTATGCTTGTATTTAAAGCTAAGACCTTGACGACCGGGCTTCATGCTATACTGCGGTTGTTCAACAAGATTATACACAGGGAACGTTATAGTTTGGTCTTGTACGGTTTTATAAAACTTGTTTTCGCTAAAGGCATAAAATACCTGCCCCAGGGGGTATTCATACTTGACCAATTCAATTTGTGTCTTGGTAGCATACTGTGATTTCACCAAGTCTTCATCTACTAAGAAAGTTCTTGTTAGGTTAAAGGCATCCTGCACTGTCTCAAAGAAGGCATATACACCTATATTTTGAGTATTATTGACGTAACCAGTAATTGTGTTAAAGAAGTCTGGATCTAGAATAATCTGTTTGTTATTAACATCCGTCGCCCCTATTTCTACTTGATAATCATTTACATAGCCGTCACTTTCTACTGTTTGTCCTAGGATATTTACTACTGTATCTCGTCCAATATTAATTGTTGAGTTAGGTAAAGTATTGATTCCTAATATATTGATATTATCTTGCAGAACTTTACCGCTAAATGGATCGTATACAATTTGGTCTTTGTTAAAAATAAAACGTGTATCCTTAACACTACCAAAATAATAAGCAAGCGACTTGTAAACAATAGAATAGCGATTATTTCCCAGGCTTGCAAACTTGACAAACCAATTGGTGTTTGTTATTCTACCAACAGACCAACGATTTTGTGAAACTGGCAAAGAATTGTCAAATATCAAGGTAAAATCTTGCTGGAGCTCCATTCTTATTAGAGCTTCTTGAACCACATCACTTGGAACAACATTACCGAATGCTGGAATAATCTCTGACAAAATAGCTTCATCAGGGACAAATCCATTAAGCCGTATAGGACCATTTCCGTTAGAGAAACTTCCTCTACCGTTATTTGAGCCGTCTCCTGCAACACTCAGCACAGTTGACCATATAAAGGTTTTGTCGTTGAATGATGGGATGCCTTGAACTAATCTGTTATCGTTGTCAAAATAGAACCCAACAGGAGCAATGAATTTCAAGATTGCACCTGGAGTAATATACTTAAGATTATTTGTAGTGAATATCCCAACATTTTGTGGCTGTTCTAAACTACCAGTGCGAGTGAAAAAGTATCCTGTCTCGTTTGAAGAATTGACAACACTAGTTTGCCAAATAACATCTGAGCCTATATCAACTGGATATCTTGGATAAAACTGTATATAATATTGTGTTGCTCGGTTTGAGGCTAACACACTTGTTAGTGTTCCCGTGAAGAAGGCGATAATATCATTGGTGTCATTAATCGTCAAATTTAAGAAACCATCATTGTCATCTAGATAAATCGCACCATCTACACCGAAGTTATTCGTGCTTGAGAACTTGCCTGTTGGATCAAGTAAGTCCAAATTCCTCGAAATACCTATACTAGAACGATTGATTGCTTTACTCTTGATAATTGAGTTGTAAAAAGTGAATGGGAAATTGTTATAGTCCTCGCCATTAACCATTCTATTTTGAGTATAGTAGCGAGTTGGGGCACGTAATCTTATACTGTCTAGGCTTTCTCTGCTCTGGGCGGTAGTAATAGTCTGAGTTAATGCTAATCCAATTGTCAATGTTTCTACTCGTCCAAAACGCGAAATATAACTAAGTGATACACCAAGGCCGTTGAAGTCGGTAGGGAAAATTGTGTAAGACAATGCATTGCTTGCACGAACATATGCCCTGAAATTACCTACGGGAATCTCACTGAAAGCCCCGTCACCAAAAACATAAGTCACTTGGTCGTTAAATCTAGATGATACTGAAAAGATTTTTTTGTTTCGGGTTCTTTGTGTTTCTTTAGCGGCGAAAACGTTGTCGACTTGCTGCCATTGAATACGCTCGTTTTTATCAAACTGATACAACCAAGTGTCGTCATTATTGATGCCCTGAATATTAATGTCTACTGTTTGATTACTAATCTGCTGGTTTAAAACAAAGTCAAATGGTTGTAGAGTTCCTTGCTTGAAATAAAAGAAGAAACCAGTGTTGGGACTTCCGAAGCCTAATTGATCGTTACGATATATGATGTTGAATATACCATTTGGTGCTGGAGGTAACTCATAGATACTCCCAGAGTCAATAGTAGAAACACTGCATAATTCAAAGTTCATACTGATATTATTCACAGTTCTAGTAAATGGGACAACCGGAATACTATTAGCCGGAATACGAAGACTATACTCGCTAGTTTTTACACCCCCGATATCAGTGACATTGCCGGGACGACCAATTCTTTGTGTGTCAACTAATGCAGCATTTATAATGGCGTTGAATTGCTCTAACCAATTTGGGTTAGCAGGGTCGTTCCATAATACAGGGACGTTACTTAAATTAAAACCGTTAATATCGCTAATATTTTGAGTGGTCTTAACACTAACCACTTTCAAAAAACCTTGCCCGGATATATTTCTCTTTGGAGTATACCCCACTAAATTAGCTAGTTTGATTACACTATCTCGGCGTTCGGCAGTGTCAATAAAGTTCTCTCTTGCATTCAGGTCGTTTCTAAATGCGAGGCCCTGGCCCATAAATGCAATAACGTCAAGTAGTGCAACAAACTCACTAGATTCGACATAATCATTGAAGGTCTCTGGGTAATTGGCCTGTAGGTAGTCTACAAAGGTTCTGCGTAGGGTTTCGTAGCTGTAGCTACTGAAATCAGCTTGATTGAAGGTTTTGTACAGAGCCTTCCAATCGTTTGGACCAAACAATGCACTTTGACGGCTGCTTTGTGCCATGTATCTTATACTCCTGTGTGAGTATTTATCTTTGAAAAAATGGGGGTTTTAAGCTAAACTAGCAGTGCTTGTGTTAATATCTAAATTAATATTAGTAACGAAGGGAACATTGAAAGGGCGTATTGCTAATTGTAATTCTGCTATTATTATGTTTTCGCTTCTAAAAACTCTTACTTGATTAAAGATTATCCTCGGATCTTGGGCCGCTACTCTTCTTATTTCAGCATCTACTTCTTCTTGAAGAATATCTGTATTTGGTTCGAAAAGAATGTCCCAAATAGAAGAACCATAATTAGGTTGACCAACTTTAGTTCCTTGTCGTATATTGAGTGCATTAATTAAATCTCTCACTACTAATTCTTGGTCAGTTAATCTAAACTTATTGCCAAGAACCGTTCCCAAATTATCTCTTGTTCTGTTACCTTTACAACCGTCAACTGTGCTAAAACCAATAAATCTTGCCATAATTATTTCTCTTTACAATATTTATCTAGTAGCTTATTATACGTAACCGCCTATTCCGGTTGAATTATCATCTTTACTGCTTTTGACCCGAGTATTAGAAATACTTTGTAATCTGGTCTTGGCTTCTTCAAGTTCTGTTACTTTTTTATAGTCTACTACACCCTCAAACTCGGGCTTAGGAATTGCCGGGTCGTTAAGAATTTTCTTTATTTGTTCTTCCTGTAGGTTTCTGTTGCGAGTGTTAGTGGCGAATGAAGGAAGCTTGATTGGGGTTTTGCCGGCTCGCCCAATTGCACCGATAGAAGATAGCATTGACGATACTAACCCTATAGGTAAGACGCTTTTAATTGCGTCAGTCAACCCAGACTTAATGTTTTTAAAAGAGAACTTGAAATCAATGTTTTGAATTCCGCTGAATAGACTGTTTCCTGTAGACACTATATTATTTAGGTTACCCGGTATGTTGGAAATACCACTTGCTAACTGTGAAGCTTTACTAGACAAGCTACCAATTTGGATATCTTTAGCAGCATTTGACAACCCAGTTAATCCATCAGTAATTGATGAACTGTATCCAGCTAATGAGTTTACAAAGTTTACGCTATTGCTCAATGAGTTTGATAATTGACTGAAATTGCCGCCTGACACTGTTCCTATTAAATCAGAAGTATTACCAAAGTTTGGTAATGTCCCTGAAATTGATCCCACATTGACTGTGTTAATTCCTGTGCTAATATCATTGATTACCGAATTTCCTCCCCCAATGATACTTTCAATTGAGTTGCTATCAAAAGTCGTTGCCACTTGACTTACTGTATTTTGTAGAGGGGATGAAACACCTGTAACTAAGTTTGCTAAATTAGAAGCATTTATAGTAGAAGTCTTTACAGACTTGGATAGATTTTGCGGAATACCGGGGGTGAGCTTACCGAACGAATTCTTTATTAAATCAAAAGAACTTGAAATTGCGCCATACGAAGTGTTAATATTCATACCCGAATTGTTCATTACTCCTATAGTATTTGTCAGTCCCGCTAATACTCCTGTAGTTTCTGATTGCATTACAGTTAGATTTGTTGATGATATATGTGATAATAACTTGTCGCCAGCAATACTAAAGGACAGCTGGTCAGATGAAACGATGTTCTTGTTTGCTAGTTCGACTATGTCATTAGTCCCTAATACTGCTGCGGCTGACAATATTCCAGCTACTTGCGTTTTAGATTCATTGCCTCTCAGTAACCCTACTTCAATTAACTGTTGCTGCGCCACCTTCATTGAATTTACCATTGAGGTAGTTTGAGCTTCTAAATTGCGAGAAAGACTTATAGTGTTATCTGCACCCGGTGAACCCGTATACAACTGCGTTGGTATGATCTCATCCGCTGCTTTGCCTGACTTAGCTAAAGTATTTATTAGGGTGTCTGATCCTGGTTTCAATACACCGCTTTTAACTAAGCTCTTTGGATCTCTGTCGTAGACACCAACTGTTGTAGCAGGGTTGATTGGTTGGATTTCACCAAGCTGAATAACATTGTTTTTTGCTGCTTCAAGAGCCGAGTTGACGCCATATGTTGCGTTTGGATTTTGATTGGTAATACCAGCGCTTGACTTGAGTAGGTTCTTAGCTCCTATAATCCCTGCAATAACCGAAGCTGCTCCCAACAAGCTTCCTAAATCGGTTTTCTTTAACGACTTAGAAACTTCAGCCCCTTCAGGTGCCGTAACAGTAGATGCCTCGGCTACTGGAATAGGTGCTGCTGTATTTGCTTCGCTGTTGATTTTATCTACATTATTTGATGCAGGCTGGGGTAAATTGTCATCCGCATTTCCACTATTCTTGATGTCAACTCCAAGGCCAGCCCCGACCCAAGGACAATGTGCAGGTGCTCTTGACGTTATAGATAATAATTTGCCCGGTGCTGCGCTCCACCCTGTTGTTTTGTCAAACATCGTATCTGTATGAGCTATCAATGCTATATCATTTATAGATGGTGCTTTGAGACTTGCACTGCCTGAATTCAAGTTGACTCTTGATCCATTAATAAAAGTCTGTGAACTTGAAGTTAAGCTTGCTTGTCCACTAGCATTTAATGCTATGGCTGCTTTTACTTTAGCAGTATAATTTTGACCTACGTCTAATCTAAAATCTTTTCCAGACTTAAAATTGATTTCTTCTATGGAATTGACATTAATATTTTTGGCTTTTATATTGATTTTTTCTTCGGCATGTAAATTAATATCTCTGTCAGCATGGATATTAAAATCACCCTCTGTTCTCATGTTAATACTATTTGTAGAGTAGATATCAACAGTACCCTCTTTTCCAAGCTCAATATAGCTCTGCCCATTACTATGTAATATCATTAATGTTTGTCCATCATCACTCATTAAAATTTGATGACCTAACGCTGTCCTAATTCTTATTAGTTGGTCTCTACCAATAATATCACCGTCGTCCATAACAATTGAATGGCCGCCTCTACGAGAAACTACCTTCAATCTCTCGGCATTTGCTTGATCAAGGTTTTCAGGTAGGTTGCTATCATCATACCCGCCTTCATATATTGGTCTACCTGGTGTGCTTACTCCCCAACCAACTCTACTTACTGTTTCTCTGCTTGCGCTGCTGCTGATTGGGCCACGTATCGGATCTCTGATAACACCTTGTTGACTCATCACACTAGCTGTATAGCTATGGACCGGCCTAGCCTCTTCTAAAAATTGATCGCTTTCGTTGATTTCAGGGTTGTTGATATTGATGTTAGTAGTTGGTAAGCGTGGAGCACCCGACAAACTCTCTGCTTCATTTTCATTCACAGTGACATTAGTAGCTGCACCTAAAGCAGGAACCATATGCAGTGTTTCTGGTTCTGGTATTGCACCAATGTAATACCCTGCGTTCATATCGCCATTAACAAATATACAAATTACCTTAGTGCCAATGTCAGGTGGAGATTGCCATTGCCCATAGCTAGCCGGGTTAGCCTTATATGAACCATAATCGCCAGTGCTGCTTCCCGCTGTTGGTCTGACAGAACCAAAGAATGTAGTGAGATAACTGACTGTTACCCAACTTGATGAATCATCAGGGCTTATCGACCCTTTACCGTCTTGTAATGCTACACGTATCCTACCTGACCGCAGTGGATCAATATTGTCTTTGACGATACCGATTATCGGATAATTTTTAACATCAGCACCGCCACTGTCAATTTTTGAGGCTTTAGTTGGGCCTTTTGGTTTATACGTGTCTAATGGCATAGTTTAATTCTCTTATTAAGATCCAGGAGTACCCGGCGTAACAATGTTATTGTCTTGGGTGAACTCATTTAACCTAAGCTCCTCTTCGGCTCGGGCATTAATTTGTTCTTGCGTTTCTTCATTAAGGGCATTAGCAGCAATTGAGCGGTTAATTACCGAAGTAATATTTTGGGTAAATGCACCCCCGCTAAAGACGCTTTTTACTGTAAGAAGTTGATAGCTCACACCTTGAACATTTTCAGCATCCTCAGTATTATATTTCCAAAACTCAATACTGTCATTAAGCGCCATTGTACCCGGTTGGCCTGTAATTCCTCGATCAGTGTTTTCTACTAAATCATTAATTGCTGTATCTGTCACATTGTAGTCAATTGCCTCTTTGAAATCCACTTCAAAGAAAACCTGGCGAGATGTTCCGTCAATCTTACCTGTTATTTCTCTTGCAGTATCATTAATAACCGAAGACACTGTACTGTTCATTAGATAATCGGGGTCACCTAATATTTGAAACTTTGCTTCGACAAAGCTAGAGGGGTCGTACAAGCTAGTTTTAAAAGCATTTACCGCCGCAGTGGCCAATGTTCCGCCCGAGTTAGATTTATCTCCGCCGGGTTCTGCATTTGTTGCTACTGTTATCCCAACTTTATCTTTATATTTGCCAGACGTGCCATCGGGGTCAGGTATGGACAAAAAGTAATTATTATTGATAACCTGTTCATATCCAAGTATTTCAGTATTTTTTCCAGTATACCAATAATCATATCTTTTATGCGGGCCGTAATAATTAGTAGTATTATTTACGTATGGTGCAGGAACATTTGGTATCAAGTATGGCTTGATTATGTATTTGATATCATACACCCAGTCTTTTTTATCATTGTCCCATTCTATTCTTGATATTTCTGGGCTAATATTAAACCACTTAAGCTCTTTACCTTTACCCTGTTTACTATAAGGAGTGTTGGTCTTTTGGTTCATTTCCTTAGCGTCAGTATAGTTTTTGGTGAGAGAATCTTGGATGTAAGTGCTATTACCAATAACCTGTTCAATTGCCTGAACGATAGGTATTTTACCTATTGACATTCTTCTTTTGTTTTTGTTTGGAGTACTAGCTAATGCTGCGGCGTCAGTAGATTCTGTTGAGTTTTTTGCTGCGGTAGTCGCTTGTTTGGTTTTGTCTGTAATATTGTCTGTGACAATTAACGAGTTAGCTATTTCTCCGTTATCAAGCCATTTTATACTATATTTGATAGCTCTACCGTTACCAGGAATTTTTGCTAATTCTTCTTGCTCTTTGTTTAGCTGAGTTAAAAGACCGTGTTCTCCTGTTAGCATGTCATTAACAGTAGTTCCCTGAATATCTCTGTCTGATGTAACCATACCCCTTCTTACGTTCACAACTCCGCTAATAGCGGTTGGTTGCGCCTCAATGTTATACATTGTAGATCTACCATCGACCTTAAACTTGAACGAAGTAAAGACTAGTTCAGTATATGACTCAAATAAAGCACCTGTGCCTGAAGCATTGGGATCAAGTGGTTGTCCGTCGGGCATAATCTCGTTGCCCATCATTTGATTACCGTCGGCATCCCAGCCGTAAAACCTGATGCCTAATATGAAAAAATTTCTAGTTGTGTCTTGTAGCTGAGTCCCACTTGGAAATTTATTTTTTTCTTCACTTTGCATTTCTCGTTGTGCCCTAGATAACTGAGACACAAACGAAAATCCATATGGTTCAACTATACTAAATTTATAGTCGATTTTTACACTGTTCTGCCCGGCCGTGCTTGCTGGCATAATTGTCTCAATATTAAGTCTATCTATGAAATAGTCGTACTTAAACCCAGGTGCTCTAAATTGATCAGCTCCAGTTCCGCCACCTTGCGCTACCAAAAACGCACCCACTTTATTATTACCAGCGTCAGCCTTATTGAAAATTTCAATTGTCCTACGACCAGAAGCAATAAAGGCTTCATACGCAGAAGGAGAAATCATATACAAGCTTAGCTGATAAGTGTATGTTGAAAGATAGCTTAGTGGATTTTTTAGTCTTCCTGATATTTTTGCGTTAGCCGCATTTTTTAGAAATTCTACCTTACTTTCATTTTCATATAATTCTGTTGCTGAGGCCTCCGAAGAATTTACTGGTCTACCTTCAGGGTCATTATTGTCCTGTTGGTTTTGGAAAATAGCTATATCAGGAGGAACTGTATTATCAGTCCCGAAATAATTAGTAGGCTCAATTACCTTGAAATATACTGCTGGAGTAATTCCAGATATAAGAGAATTTGCTGGCTTTCCTGCTAAAAAATCATCATTTGCTGGGTCAGATAATGGTTCATTTGCCATATTAATTACCTAATGCCCTCTGTATATTTATTTGTTTTGGGATGTAGATCTTAGTTCCAGCAGTCATGTTGAAATATGGATCTGGCCCTAATACATTGGGGTTTCTAGCTGCAAAAACCCACCATAATTGTGCATTGTTGTATAAATCAAATGCAAGCAAATCTGGGCGGTACTCGTACACTGGAGTAATGGTCATTAAAACATCATCTTCTTCTGCAATGATTGGTCTATACCGAAGAACATCAAGAAACTTACCATTTACAATATCAGTGTTATAATAAGGGCTGGATCTGCCGTATATCTGTTGTCTTGTTACCAAAATCTTCCTCCGTCCTTAAGATAGGCTTTACCACTAGCATAATCCTTAGTACTATAATTATCTGCCAATGACGCTCTTGAAACAACAGGCAAGCAGTTAATATTTAAAGTAATCTTGGATGGGACATAGCTTATCTGGTTAAACGCAGCTTGGTCTGGGAGGGCACTGAAATTAGGTCCTGCTCTTTGCCCTCCGGGTAGAATTTCATCAGGTAATCTTCCATCTGGAATTCTGCTACTTTTCCATTGAATAGGTTCAGGTTTAAACCTTGAGGCATAACGGTCTGGTCCGGTTGTGGGGATATAGTCTACATCGTTGGGAAGCGTATAGGAAAAGGTTGTTATCACAAGGGGGTGTTCTGAAAACTGATAGCTACCAAGTCCTTTTAAGAAACACAAAGGGGGCGGAGTCCCTGCTCTTGGTGTCTCATCTTTACCATCTTGCCCAAAGAACATCTTTGTTGCTGTTCTGAAAAAATGAATAACCGAAAGCAAATATCTAGCTTCTTTAGTATCTTGTGCAGTAAAGTCCCCCACAATGTTCACGGTATCTACTGAGCTACTAGCATACTGATATATCTTGTAGTTGGTATGTACAATATCTGTGGTGTTATAGTTAGCCGAGTAAGTTACTGTAATCTGCGGTAAGTAAGGAAATATCACCCCGTTAGTTTGTTTTAATGGTTCAAGAATACCAGGATCTTTTGCGTTATATAGATATTTTGATCCCGGTGCTAATGATAATTTTACACGCCAGTCATATTCGGGCTCGGGGAGAGGAGCAGGAGGAACGGGGCGTTTGGCAACAACAGTAATACCACCGTCTTCGTCTAGATTAGCCAAACCCCCTCTTTCTACTGCACCAAGAACTTCGTTTCTAATTTCCCGGTCTTCTGGACTTAATGATGCAACCTGTTCTGGTGTAAGATTAGGATCATAAATGTCTACAGGATTAGATGGATCACTAGTTACAGGTGGTTTAGAAATAGGGTTTGGCATGTTTTCTCCGGGCTAAATATCAATTACTAGCTTCATTGTATTTATCACTGAAAAAAACACTGGTATTTTACCCTAAACTGTTGTAAAATTACCCCGAGTTGTAATAAAATTACACAAACTAACAGGAATTAATATGACAAACATAAGAAAACAGAAAAAAGTAAACTACCTAAACAACAAAGACATTCTAAAAGAAATTCACAAAAGTAAAACATCATATTGTTCTTTCGTTAACCCAGACTATCATCAATACGATATCATTATTGACAAACCAGATTTACCATTATCTAAATCACTTGAATTTGCCCTTAAGCCTACGCAAATAAAACGGGCTAAAGAGAACAGGGCAGCTAGGTTGTCTATGGAAACTGAAACAAAAGTAAACCCAAAAGACATACCAGAAACAGAATTGATTTTTAGAGTGATGACCTGGGAACATGTGCCAATGTCACAGAAAGTTCCTAAAAAATCACAACCAAAGAAAACAGCCAAAGATATTATTGATTTTGACTTCAGTATCGACGAAGAAGTTGATTCAGATATTGACCTAGATGATGAAAACTTAGTATATGAAAAAGTAAATTTCCCTCCTTTTCAGCATTTTAAACTTGATAGCGAAAGAAATTTTATATGCGTAGGTAAGAGTCACTGGATAGGTGACATGGAAAACGGATATTTCAGTAAAGATCACGGGCAGATAACTGACAAGCTTGCAAGAATCTTCATGATGCTTTGTGAGAAGTATTCAATGAAATATAATTGGAGGGGATATACTTACCGAGATGAAATGGAAGCTAGTGCGATTCTACAGTTAACTTATGTCGGTCTACGTTTTAACGAAGCCAAGAGTTCTAATCCGTTTGCTTATTATACACAAGCTGTCACCAACAATTTCAGACGAATTCTAAACATTGAAAAGAGAAACCGAGCCATTCGTGACGAACTTCTTGAAGCTAATGGTTTAATGCCATCCCTCTATCGTCAAATGAGTGACTACGATAAAAAGTAATCATTCTTCCAAACGTACACTGCATTACCAGAATCCCAATAACGATTCCATTTTAAGTGTTTCATAATATCCCATTCACTCCCCAAATGATGTAATTCTTTGGGGAGTTTATGTTTCTGAAACTTGACACGACTGTAGATTTCGCTCAAGTTACGAAAATACCAATAATTAGGATTAGTATAATGCGAAAATTCAAACCCTAATTTCAAGTACACCCCACCCTTTCCCCAGTTCAAATCTGCATATGAAACAACTGATAATGGAGAGTGTTCTTTGACAAAAGAAGAAAACAACTTACTTGCTGCACCAGGTATTGAATATCCATTCTTTACTGAAAATCTTGTTATTTCATATTCATAATTTTTAGAAAATCTAGTCTTAGAAAACCCCATAACAGCATATAATTGATCTTCATTGTCGACCAATCCATAATTAAATTTAGAATTGATTCCACTTTGAAGATGGTTTTCGTCAAAAAACTTTTTAGCAACTTGATTATTAACTATGATAACTTTCAGCTTTCTAGCAAACAGTCTATTAGGATTTTTTTGCATTGCGTTCAAAATTCTTGCTTTTACTATATTTTCTTTAAATAATAAATCTTGTTCGAACACTTGTAAAAGAGTTATACCCTGCTCATCACATTTCTTGAATTTATTCTTATGATAGTTTCTGTCTCTACCGGCTAACTCACTATGCCAATACAAGCCGTTAAATTCAATAGCAAGTTTTAATGAGGGTATATAAAAATCAAGTTGATATGGAGAAATTAATTTGTATGTTCCATTCATATTCTATATTAAGTTCATCCAACCACGATTTAATTAATGTTTCTCCCCAAGACATATGTGTGGGGTTGCATTCTGGACAAGCCCTGTTGTTTGCATTTCTAAAAGCTTCAAAAAATTCATTATTACAATTATTACATTTCCAAAGCAAGAGGTCTTCTGATTTAGCAGTAGCATATTGTTCTCTGGTAAATAATGGAGTTATTTCTGTTCGGGACTTTAGTAACTCTACTAACATATTATTCTTGCGGGTATGCTTCCCCTTATTGTATATTTCTGGATTTTGAAAAGGGTGCTCTGTGCCATACCTTTTCAGGCAGGTCTCTTTAGTTGTTTCCTTAACTATCTGGTTTTTGGCTGGACGATCTACCCCATATCTCTTTAGAAAAGTTTGTGTTGTTTTTTGACATATTCCTTTACTTTGCTGAGGCCACTCTACACCGTTGTTGACCAAACAAGTTTGTGATGACTTTTTCAATATTTCAGCATTTTGGGTAGGTGACTTAGTTCCATATCTTTGATAACAAGTTTTAGCCGCTTTGTCTTTTATTTCTTGTAGCTGGCTTATATGTTCAACACCATATAATTTCTTTACTGTGTTTTTCCTCTTTTTGGTAATTTGATTTTTGTCAGCGGTTTTCCAATATTCTTGCTTTTCTTTAGCATTGCAAGGACAGCTACCAATATTCCCACAGAACTTGCGATAACCTTTAACTATACCAGAATACGTTTTTTCTTTGTTACTTATGCTACAATAAGCAACTTCAATATTGTAATTGTTCAAAAAAAGATATGCCTTTCCAGACAATGAAATATCATATGGGTATAATTCATCCAACTCTTTTTTGAATTTTTTAGCTTTGAATACATACTCTATCGCCGTTATCAATCCTTGATGATATTTTTCTTTGATTTCACTTAATGTCATTGCTAACCCTTTTCTTATATCTATACCCAAACACCATACTATTATTTCTTTTTGGATAATAAAGTCGTTTATATTTGAAATATAATATAATATAATTATAGGTATGAGTAATTTATTTAAGAAAGCCGCTGTATTTACCGACATTCACTATGGGTTAAAGTCAAACAGTATCACCCACAACACCGACTGTGACAATTTTATTGACTGGTTTATTGAAAAAGCCAAAGAAAAAGGATGCGAAACATGCTTTTTCCTAGGAGACTATAACCACCACAGAGCAAGTATCAATATACAAACTCTACAGTTTGGTCTCAGGGGATTAGAAAAGCTTAGTAAAAGCTTTGATATAGTTTATTTCATCCCAGGAAACCACGACCTCTACTATAGAGACAAACGTGATATTCACAGCGTCGAGTGGGCTAAACATCTTCCTAACGTTCAAATCATCAATGATTGGTTTATTACTAAGGATGTGGTTATTGCTCCCTGGTTGGTTGGCGACGATTACAGAAAGCTCCCCAAGCTTGAAGGAAAGTATCTGTTTGGTCACTTTGAAATCCCGAACTTCTATATGAACGCACAAGTCTTGATGCCCGATCACGGGGAAATCAAAGACACGCATGTTTCCAACTTTGAAACTGTATTCAGTGGACACTTCCATAAACGCCAAACCAGAAACAATATATGGTACATAGGCAATGCTTTTCCACACAACTATGCAGATGCAGGTGATGATCAAAGGGGAATGATGATACTTGAATGGGGCAAAGAACCAGAATTTTATTCTTGGCCCTACCAACCCTTATATAAAGTTTATAAACTAAGTGAAGTTTTGGACAATCCTGACAAATTACTATTTCCGAAAAGCAGCGTACGAATTCATTTAGATATTGATATTTCATACGAGGAAGCAAGTTTTATTCGTGAGACACTGATGCCAACTTATTCAATCAGAGAAATGTCGCTTATACCAATTAAGTCAGATCAACATACTCAAGACCTAGCTCCAGGAGAAATCAAGTTTGAAAGTGTAGATCAAATTATTATTGACAGCCTATCTGTTATTGATAGCGATTATTTCGATTCTAAGCTATTACTTGATATTTACCGAAATTTATAAAATATGATACTTCTATGTAAAAATATGATTGGATGGTGTGATGTATCAAACTCTCCTGAAATAACAAGATAATATTTACAAAATAGAAATGATAGCGTTTGTCATCAAAACGTAAAATATTTCATCTTACTAAAAGACCTTATAATAGAGAAATTCAAAAATGACAATAAAAATTAAAACTATTACAATGAAAAATTTCCTTAGCACTGGTGCTGTTACCCAAGCAATAAATCTAGATACTAACGAACTTACGCTTGTATTGGGAGAAAACCTAGACCTAGGAGGAAATGGAGCAAGAAACGGGGTGGGCAAAACTACCGTAATTCAAGCACTGTGCTATGCTTTATATGGTAACCCAATCAACCAGATTCGCAAAGACAACCTAATCAATCGCACTAATAGCAAGAATATGCTGGTTACATTAGAGTTCAGTGTGAACGGGATAGATTACAAGATTGAACGAGGCAGAAAACCAAACGTATTAAAGTTCTATGTAAATGATGTCCTTCAAAAGAGTAAGGATGAGAACAACGAAGCCCAAGGTGAAAACAAAGAAACACAGGCAGTAATTGAAAACATAATTGGTATGACCAGCGATATGTTCAAGCATATAGTTGCGCTCAATACCTACAGTGAACCATTCTTGTCTATGAAAGCAAGTGATCAAAGAAATATCATTGAACAATTATTAGGCATCACACTTCTTAGCGAGAAAGCAGACCTAGTTAAGGAAAAAATCAAAGACAACAAAGACCAAATTCAACAGGAAGAATTCAGGATAAAAGCTATTGAAGAAGCCAACAAAAGAGTCCGTGAACAAATTGATAACTTGAAGCGTAGGCAGAAATTATGGCAGAAGCAGCACGACGAAACGCTAGAAAAATTGTTGTCAGATTATAATGAATTATTAAAGATTGATATTGAAGCTGAATTAGAAGCACATAAGCAACTAGGCATTTATAATGAAGCCATGAGACTCAAAGAGCAGTATGATTCTATCAAATCTAGATATATTGCTTGGGAACAACGTCAAACAATAGAAATATCAAAACTACAGGAACAATACAATGCTTTAAGTCATGTTGATATTGAAGCCGAGTTAGTAGCACATATTGAACTAAGAGAATATGAAAACAACAGAGTAAAATTAGAGTCACTGGAAAAGACAATACAGCGACTTGAAGTCATTGTCAAGAAGGACGAACAATTACTTAATAAACTAGAAAAAGAAATAGCAACCCTTCAAAACAATAAGTGTTATGCTTGTGGTCAAGACTTCCATGATGATAACCACACAAAGGTAATTAATGACAAATTTGTTATGTTGGATAGAGTAAAGTCAGAACTTGCCCAAACCCAAAATGAATTAGAAAAAAATAAAAATTCTTTATTTGTTTTGGGTGAAAAGCCAACTACATACTACAAAACTGAAACTGAAGCCATAAAACATGGAACTGAGGTAGAAAGACTACTACAGCAAATCAACGATAAGAAATCTGAAAAAAATCCATATCTTGAACAATTAAGTGAATTGACTGAAGTTACTCTGGGTCCTATGCCTGTGACTATATATGACACAGAGAGAGAAGCTTATGATCACAAGAATACCGTAAGAAACCTTGAACAGCTTATAGAAGCTAAGGTAGCTGAAACTGACCCGTATCATGAGCAGATATTAGATATGGAGAGTAAAGCTCTACAAGAAATAAGCTTTGAAACGATAAATGAGTTAACAAAGATTGGTGAACACCTAAAGTTCCTGCTTGATGTTCTTACTAACAAGGACAGCTTTGTCAGAAAAAAAATAATCGATCAAAATCTATCGTACCTCAATGGACGTTTGACACATTATCTAGACAAGATTGGTTTACCCCACAATGTTATCTTCAAGAATGACCTAAGTGTTGAGATCACAGAACTCGGTAGAGAATTGGATTTTGATAACCTGAGTCGCGGTGAACGTAACAGATTGATTCTTGGGTTAAGCTTTGCATTCCGTGATGTTTGGGAAAGCTTATATTGCCCGATAAATACAATGTTCATTGACGAGCTTATTGATAGCGGTATGGATACTGTGGGCGTAGAAAATTCAATGGCTGTTCTTAAGGATATGAGCCGTAACAGAGGAAAATCAATTTGGTTGGTAAGTCACAGAGAAGAATTAGCAGGAAGAGTTCCTAGTGTATTGAGAGTGGTAAAAGAAAATGGGTTTACCCAATACAATACCTCAACTGATACAACGTTATGAAAACAAATAAAAGTATATTGTATTCACAAGACACCAAAGTAGATATATGCTTACAAACATGGTGACAACTTTAAAAGTATAAAAGCAAAATGGGAAAAAATAATAAAAAAAATTCATCTTACTTAGTAAAATAGTAAATATGATTAAGAATAATATTGATTTGTTATAATATCTGAAAACTGAACATCAATGTGTTCTTTTGCAACAGATAAATATAATCAATCAATATTCTGACAATGTTATTGAGAAACTTATGACAGCCAAAGCTCGTATTAAAGGTAACGCATTTGAAAGAGAAGTCGCTACCTATATGTCAAAATTATATGAATCTTCGTTTGTTAGGGCTGCGCATAGTGGTGCCTACATAGGCGGGACTAATAATCATCGTACCGAAACTCTTAGTACAAACCAAGTTCGTTCTTTTAAAGGTGATATTATCCCCCCCGACGATTGGTTAAACTTCAACGCTGAAGCCAAGTCATACAAAGATTTCCCTTTTCATCAATTATTAACAGGAAAGTGTGCAATAATTGACGAATGGATTAAACAAATAATGGACGTGGCAGATGAAAATGATATGAATATACTTTTCATGAAGTTTACCAGAAAAGGTAGATTTGTGGCAGTCGAGTCCAAGTATACTTGGGTAGCTGACAACTTTATTCATTATAATTCTGAAACCTCAGGTGAATGGATTATTATGGAATTTGAACACTTTTTTAAGCTAAATAAAGATTTAGTAAAATTATATTCAGGTTCAATACAAGAATAAATATATTATATTAATTATGCACACCATTACAGCACACCATTACAGCACAACATTATAGCACAACATTATAGCACAACATTATAGCACAACATTATAGCACAACATTATAGCACAACATTATAGCACAACATTATAGCACAAAACTAAAAAACAACATCGTTATTGGCCTCAGGGCCCTCCTTGAGATTGCACCGCCGCTGAATGCAGTCGGATCTGGAGTAATATGCTTGGACTCTCGTTTTAAAAGGAGAGCAAGGAACACAAGAGTTGTTCTTTGATCTTCGTGAGGGAACAAGGAACACCGACAAGGCTCTCGCGTGGTAGGCGAACCTTGAATGAGTCTATGAATGCTCCGCTTTGATTTCATAGAACATGCGTTACTGGGGAGGTCCTCGGGAATTTATTTCGCCGGGACTGGACCCGCTACAGCCCATAAACCTTACAGCGTAACCGGTGGCGGTAAGTGGCATATAAAGCCGACTTACCGGGGAAAAGCGGCAAAAGCGACAACCGTGCAGGATGTTTATTTTGGTAGTGCTAGGATTAGCACTACCTTGGCTTCCTCCCGGCAGGCAGTTCAATTAGGTCCAATTAGCTTTAGCTAATTGGACGAGAAATTAGTCCATTATTAACGATGGCGGTCCCCAGAAAAATAATTTTAAAAGTAGAACGAGCGCAAGCGAAGTTCTAGTTGTTCGTTAGAACAACTCTCAAGTTTAGAGATTATTTTCTTTAGTTATAAACTTGATATAAAATGATGGTTTCTTAACCCTTAACTCTTATGAGTTGGTAATTACTTTGGTTTTACTCTTTGACATATAATTACCTTACCCAATAAGTAATTTCTGTGTTAAAGTCTACGTTTGGACTGATACCATAATAGTTTCTGCAAAAAGTTGAAGTTAACTTATCTATACTAATCATTAACTGAAAAATAATAGGATTCTCAATGAGATTGGAATATCCTTGGATTTGATCTTCTTTGTAAACTATGGTTCTTTTAATAGCTCTATTGATTTTTCTTACTGATTTAATCTTTCATGAGTTTTTCTTAATTACCTTTGTGAATACATCTATTCAGAAAATAATGGCTAGATTACTAGCCTGGTTATTATCTTGTTACAAGGACTGGGATAAAATTTACTGTAGATGTATTTTTTTCTAATGTGTTTGCTCATTAGACTAAAAAATCTAACCTACTATGGTTTTAAAAATAAGGCAAACCACTCTTTTTCGTGACCTCTATGTTGTCTTCAATGAGTTTTTGGATTTGTTTACGCTCGCTTAAACTCATGTTGAGTATATCCACGTAGGATGCTCCTCCCCTCATATGCCATGCCATAGATAAAGCACTGGCCTTAATGTCGTTAGTTTCTTTTTCGTAAATTTCAATTAGCTTCTTTATGTCTTCGGGTGTTGAATAAAGAAGCCTTAGCCGAAAAAATCAGTTGGGTTGATAGTGTAGGACTGTTCATACTCATGCTTACAATTATGACACTTTATATATGCTGGTTTAATTTCAGTACCTTCTCTTAGCTTGGTGCTATAATCTTTTATAGCATTATAAATCTTGTTATCACAATTCTTCATGAAATCCAAAATGTATTCTGAATCATCTACACGCATTGTTGGTGTTTCAATATATTCAATTGTTTTAGATAAAATTTCCATTGTCAAGTAAGTAATTTTTTCAAGTGCTTCTTTGGTAGCTTGGTTTCTCTTGTCCTGATCTTCAATTTCCATAACACTGTTAAAAAATCTCTGCACTTCAAATTGGCCCATAGATGCTTGATTCATTTCTTTATAAGTCAATGGTCTGAATTTGAACTTTAAATCACCAACTTCAAGTGGGGTTTCGTAATCTCCGGCAGTAAAGGTACCTAATACTGCAAGCAAGCTTATGCCGTATGTAGATTCACTTTCACATTTTGGGCACTTGGTATCAATCTCTAAAGTTTCGCTATCTGATGCTGCTTTAATGCCAATAAGAATTGCATCCATGTCTGTGCTTTTAATAGCCCAGGGGTTCTTTATGTTTGGAACACAACTCTTAATCAAATCTACTACGGCAGAACCGTTGAATAATGCGTCAGGTGTTCTAGCAGTAATTTCATCAATTGCTGTCATGGGATATACTGGAAGCTCTAAGTTTTCTGGCATATCCAAGTCTTCTGGATTATAGCCAATGCCTTTAGATGGAAGACTAATGTAAACAGCAGGTCTTCTGAAATATTGTTGTAGTGGGTTATGTTCCATTGTTATTCCTCGTTATTTTGGTAATAAATACATATTATTTATAGTTACAAAAATACCCGTTTTTTATTTTGAAAGAGTAGCATGGATCCAGAAATCATAGAACAGTTGAATGAACAATTCAGAGAAATGTCTGAAATTCTCAGCCAACAAAATAATCTTATGGCTGCACAGATACGTAACATGCAGTCTATGTCTGGTGGCGTTAATAATTCAACTAGTGCTATTAGAAATAACACCAACGCTACAAACGATAATACACAGTCTACCAGAGAATTAACTGAACAGCAACAAAAACACGCGCAAACCATCAATAAATTTGATTCTATAATAAAAACTACCACTGATGGTCTAGGGGGTTTTGCTGCGGCTTTGTTCAACACAACTCAAGGTATGACCAAATATGCTGATGCAATTGGACAGTTTGGAAACACAGTAGCAGATTGGGGTAGGCAAAGTAACAATATATTCGGTTATATAACAGGTCAGCTTACCAAAGTGTCTGCTATGGCACTTCAAGAAGAACTTAAGAGAACAGAGAATGTATTGAAGTTTAACGATACTCTGTCTAAGATGGGGGCAGCTAATCGTTTTACTACCAATGAAATTGCTGAAATGGGTAAAACGGTTGGACTTAGTCGGGCAAACTTAGATAGAATGCTTGAACCAATGAAAAAACTCGGTAGCACCTTTCAAGCAATGGGGTTCGGTACTGCTGATGCGATGCAGAAGTATACACAGATGCTTAAAGTGTCTGAAGAAGAAAGAAGGGAATTTCAAAGGCTTGGTTATGTAACAGATGAAGAACGCTTTGAAGCTCAAGGAAGGTTTCTCGAGGCGACAATTGCGTCGGGTATGTCAATTAGAACGCTGGCTAAGGACACTGATGCCCTAAGGAAAATGACACTTGACTACACAAGAGAATTAACTGTTCTCGCAGATATTACAGGTAAGTCAGTAGAAGAAGTTGAAAAACAAAGAAGAGAAGCTGCTGCCACAGCACAATTTCAAGTTTGGGCTAGACAACAAACTATAAAGGCTATTGAATTAGAAAAATCCGGCAGAACTGATGAAGCTAAAGCTATACGAGCTAATGTTAAGTTAGCCAATGATATTGTATATCTTGTTGACCAAGTAAAGGGTAAAGAATACGCCGCCGCGATGGCTGAAATGTTTGCCACTGGGGGCACAACAACAATTAGAGACGTTTTAGCCCAAGCATCCTTAGACAATACTTTAGGCTCTATGGAAGAGGTTGCTAGAAAAGTAAATCAAGGTCAAGCAACTATAGATGATGGAATTAAGCTACAAACTAAGTTCTTAGACGCCACTAATAATATGGTTAAAGAATTTGGGCCAGTGTTGGCAATGAGTCAGGACCTCAGGTCGTTGACAGGTACTAACGATATTACATTAATGCGAAATCAGAGTTTGCTGCTAGATCAAACTGTACAAGAACGACTTGAGGCATATGAAAAGGCAAAAAAGGCAGTATCGGATAATGAAGAAGGTAAGGGACCAACAGCAGAAGATCCTAACGTAAAATTAAGAAGTGATCTGATAGAATTTGAAAGATATGCACAGCAACAAGTAGATGGTATATTAAAAGCCATTGGACCATTAAAAATGGCGTTTGCTGGACTAACCTTTGCTGCTCTTACTGCCGGATTTGCATTAGCTAGGGGGGGAATTTTATCTAGTGTGGGTGCAACTACCTGGGCTACTGGCGCAGCATCCGCACCCGGTGCATCAGGATTACCCAAAACACCCAAAATAATAACCGACGGTGGCAATCGTTATGTTAAGTCACCAGGTGGGATATTAATACCACAGAGTATGGCACAACCCACTCTACCGTTCTCGCCTGCTCCTTCTACTGGGTCAAAAATAATGTCTAGTCTTAGTAAAGCTGGAAAGGTATTAGGCAGGTTGGGAACACCACTAATGGTACTGGGGGGAGCATACTCTGCATACTCAGGATATACTAAAGCTCAGGAACTTGAATCACAAGGTAAGATAAATGAAGATGAAGCAGCAAAAATGAAAGGCAAGTCAGTAGGTAGCGGTGCTGGCGGAATAGGCGGCGGACTTGCAGGTGCAAAGTTAGGCGCATTAGCAGGTGCTGCCGCAGGGCCACTTGGGGTTGCGATCGGTGGCATTCTTGGTGGTGCTCTAGGTTATTTTGCAGGAGAAAAACTCGGCGGGATTATTGGAGAATCAATCTCAGGTGCATCTGATAAAGTTACTAAAGATCCAGAAAAGAAACAAACCCAACAAAAACTCCCTGAAAATGTTGATACTTCTTTCAATAGCGCTGTAATATCTTTTGGAAGAATAGTTTCATCTTTTGGTAAAATAGTAGGGGCTTACGGTAAATCTACTAAAGCAATAATTTCGGCGGTGAATGCCTTAGAGAAATTGGGAGTATATAATAAAATAAAATCAGCTAATGAAGAAAAAGAACTATTGGGTTCATTTAGTAATAATAAAGATGGTTCATTAATAGATTATATTAGTAATCTTAAGGTAGAATTTGAACAAGCTACCAAAGCTACCGCCAACATGATGGATGATGAAATTAAAAGGCATAATTTTAACGAAATGTCTATGCTAAAATTCAGATTAAGCATAGAAGACCTAACTGAAAAATTCAAGATATTAGCTCTTATTACTCCAAAACAAGGAGGCATGCCCGGTTCACCCGAGGTTGACTATCCAGGAGGCATTTTCGGATATGATGTGCCCCAGGACGTAACAGGAAATCTTCGTTATATTGCAGAAGCATTGCGTAAAAAAGGGTTCGGAGACGAAAACTACATTAACGCAGTACTAGGCAACATAATGAAGGAGTCTGGTGGGCGGATGGACAGGGTAGAAGATATTTCAGGATATGCTAATACCTCAAATGCTAGAATAAGAAATATATTCGAAAAAGCAAGGGGGATGTCGGATGCAGAGCTTAATGCTCTCAAATCTAATCCTCAAGCCTTTGCTAATGTAATGTATGCCACTAAGGGAGGAAACAGAGAACCAGGTGATGGTTGGAAGTTTAGGGGAAGAGGCCCTATACAGCTAACTGGAAGAGAAAATTACGAAAAAGCCTCAAAAGATATCTTTGGTGATGATAGATTGGTTAGAGATCCTGACTTAGTATTAAGACCTGATATAGGTGCAGAAGTAGTTGCATGGTATATGTATAAAACTGAAAAGTCAATGAGAAGAAGCTTCGGGTTCGATAGAAACCAAATGTTATCTAAACAAGAAGCAGCGTTGCTGGCTACTAGTCAGATAGCTGGTCAAAAAATTATTAGAGGCTCGGGATATCTAGGAACTGAAAATCTTCAAAAAGTAGAAAGATATGCGGCATTAATGCCTTCTTTGTTGCGCGGAAAACCGGGCGGGCGGTCAGGCAGTTTAGCTAATCTATCTAATGTTTCACTTAAAGAATTGGGAAGAAAGGGAATCATAAAACTAGGCGGTGGTATCACTGGAAATATAGAAAATCTAGAAAATATTAACCCTGACTTTGAAAGAAGGTTGGTGTCTGCAATACTAGAGTACCACCAAAAAACTAACAAATCTGTAACTTTGACTTCGGGCTTTAGATATCCAGGAGACCAAGCCAAAATAAACAGTGGAAGTAACCCTAAAGCAGCTCCAGGAAATTCCAGACATGAGAGGGGACTAGCAATAGACTTTAGTTCAAGCGATGTGTCTACAATGAATAGTTTGGGGTTACTTGAAAAATTCGGTCTTATTGGAGGTAAAGCTAAATCTATAAAAGGAGGGTATTTAAATGACCCCCCTCATATTGAAATTAAAGCAGCACAGGGAGGTATATTTGACGGGCCAAGTTCAGGTTACCCAGCAGAACTTCACGGTTCAGAAATGGTGGCACCGTTAGATACAAACAGTATACTTATGAAGCTTGCTACTACACCAGCTTCGACTGACCTCAGTAATATAACAACTGTTACTTCTACTATTGAAAAAGAAACCATAGAGAAAATTTCAAATACTAACCTAGAAACTATGCAAGCATTACTTGACAAGTTTGATAGTCTAATCAACGCAATTGAAGAGGGCAACAGCGTTAGAGACAAGATGTATAAGACTAGCATGATTTAATATGCATGACAACGGATGTAATAAATAGATAGTATGAGTTACAAAAAGAAATTTCTAAACAAGTCTGGCATATCCAGTCCTATCTCTGGTTTCAACAGTAATACTGGTTCATGGAATAATAGCACCAACGATATAAGAGCCAATGCTGATAGTTTTGGTTATAGAAATTACATGAACAACCTCCCGGAAGTATACACTGGACACCCAAACAGGGTTGAAAGGTACAATCAGTATGAAATCATGGACCTTGATGCTGAAATTTGCGCCTGCCTTGATATCATAGCCGAGTTTTCTACCCAAAAAAATGAACATAATAAAACTCCTTTCAAATTTGAATTTAAGGAAGACCCAACCCAACATGAAGTCGAAATTCTAACAAAGCAGCTACAACAATGGTGTAAGCTCAATGAATTAGATGTTAGATTGTTCAAGATATTCAGAAACACTATTAAGTATGGCGATCAAGTCTTTATAAGAGATCCACAAAACTTCAAGTTATACTGGGTAGACATGACCAAAGTTGTTAAGGTTATTGTCAATGAAAGCGAAGGTAAAAAGCCAGAACAGTATATTATCAAGGACATTAATGTAAACTTAGAGAACCTTACTGTCGCTCCCAAGAATAGTAACGACTTTGCAGTGAATCCATCTACAGGATTTGGTGGAACGGGCGGGGGAACAGGGGCGCCCTACACTGTACCTAACATGCCTAACGCAGCATTATCAGGTAGCAGGTTTACTCTTGGTCAAACTGAAATGGCAATTGATGCTAAGCATGTCGTCCATCTTTCGTTAACTGAAGGTTTGGACAGATTTTGGCCATTCGGTCAGAGTATTCTTGAAAACATTTTTAAGGTTTATAAGCAAAAAGAGCTACTTGAAGACGCTATCTTAATCTATCGTGTTCAAAGAGCACCAGAACGTAGGTTATTCAAGATTGACGTTGGTAACATGCCAAGTCACTTGGCTATGGCTTTTGTTGAAAGAGTCAAGAATGAAATTCACCAAAAAAGAATACCAAGTGCTATGGGAGGGCAGTCAATTGTTGATGCAACTTACAACCCCTTATGCTTAGACTTGGACACAATAATACCTTTATTAGACGGGCGAAAATTAACACTTCGGGATATCATTACTGAGTTTGAAGAAGGAAAGGAAAACTGGACGTATAGTTGTGATCCTTCTACTGGTAAAGTAGTCCCCGGAGTTATCGACTGGGCAGGAATAACAAGAAAAAACACTGATGTCATACGATTAACATTTGATAACGGAAAAACTCTTGTTTGTACTCCTGACCATAAAATCCCAGTATTCGGTAAAGGATTTATAGAAGCACAATATTTGACAGAAAATGATAGCCTCATATCATTTAACACGCGATATAAGCCTATTTCGGGGAATAAAACCATTAAATATCAACAAGTTTGGGATCATGATTGTAAAGAATGGGTATGGACACACCAAATGGTTGGTGAATTTTTCCGAAACTCAGGAAATAACCAGGAATTCGGTTATTTGTCCGAATATGCTATGACTCCCGAGACAGTCATCCATCATAAAGATCATAATAGATTTAATAACGATCCTAAAAACCTAATTTACATGGATAAAACAGACTATGTATTGTATCATGAAGAATACTACGATACTACTTCAAAAATATCAGATACATTAAAACAAAATTGGGCTAAATTAACAGAAGAACGAGCACCCCGATTAAGGAATATCCGCGCGGCCCAGCAAAAAGAAGTATGGACGAGACAAAACGATAAAGATACAGAGGCACTTGAACAAGCTAATGAAAATTATGAAAAGCGAGTAAAGATAAAAAATCAGAAAATTAATCTAACATTTGAAATGTTGCAAATAGTGGCTAATTATGTCAAGCAGGGTAACAAGAATAAAAATACCGTGATAAAATTGTGCGATAATGACAAAGTGTTACTTGGTCTAGTCAGGGAAGCTAATTCAGTTCCGTTAGATTGTAATAATGCTCATTGTAAAACCGATTTTACTAAGTTCGGATGTAGTAAAATAGACAAGCTTATTTCTAAATTTGGATACAAAAATTGGAAACATTTTACTAAGGAAATTAGTAATTTTAATCACCGTGTTATAAAAATTGAAAAAGTGAGCAATCGTGATACTGGAACTATTACAATTGACGGCTATCATCGTTGGCATGATTATCATACTTTTGCAATAGACTCAGGTATATTTGTCAAAAATTCAACAAACGAAGACTATTTTTTCCCAGTAACTGCCGAGGGTAGAGGGTCAAGTGTTGAAGTTTTACCGGGTGGTCAAAACCTGGGCGAAATTGATGACTTGAAATACTTTAATAACCGATTAGCAAGAGGTCTAAGAGTCCCAAGCAGCTACTTACCAACCGGCCCAGATGATTCTACTACGCCGTTGAGTGATGGTAGAGTAGGTACAGCAATGATTCAAGAGTTCCGTTTCAACCAATACTGCGAACGACTACAAAATTATATGGCTATGACACTAGATCAAGAGTTTAAATTATTTCTACGTTTCAGAGGGTTGAACATTGACACTAATCTTTTCCAGTTGACATTTAATCCACCGCAGAACTTTGCAGCATATCGTCAGAGCGAACTTGACAATGCAAGAGTAAGTACATTTTCAAGCATGGAATCTTATCCTTATATCTCAAAGCGTTTTGCTATGGAGAGGTTCTTGGGCCTTACTGAAGAGGAAATCAAGCGCAATGAAAAGCTTTGGTTAGAAGAAAACAAAGAATATATCAAGTCAGGCCCATCTGGAAGCGACTTGAGAAATATAGGAATATCACCGGGAGACTTCCAAGCTGATATGAACTTGTCAAGTGAGCTAGGAGATATGGAATTAGGGGCTGAAGGCAGTGAGAATTTTGATGTTGCTGGTCCAGTTGCAGATGCGACAACTGCAACACCGGATGATATCCCCCCTGGTATAAATACTAATAATTAAGATAGGTTATTAATATGCAGTTGAATGAAATGTTCGGTCCTCCCATACAAGGGCTGCAAGACGTTAATTTTGATAACAGTAAACCTACCCTCAAATCTACTAGAAAATCCAAATTAACACTTAAACAAATACGTAAGTTACGAAGAATGTTAGACGTTAGGCAGTACGAAGAAAGTCAATATTTAAACCAAGTTAGGTTTCAATATGGACCTAAATCAGAACAAGCCGGCGGTGGAATGCCTGCTTTCTAATATAAAATACCAAAAATTGCTGCTTATTACGCATATTTCCTGATTAATGTATAAGTACTATACACAAAGCCATTAATTTCAGGAGATAATATTTATGGACAGCAAGAAATATGAAAAGTTGATGAATTATGTAATCAACGAAGATACCGAAAAGGCAAAGGAACTATTCCACCAAATCGTTGTTGAAACTTCAAGAGAAATCTATGAGTCAATCATGGCTGAAGACGAAGACGAAATGGGCGGCAAAGTTGGTGATCTTTTAGATGAAATCAATGCCGAAGAATCTGGTATGATGGGAGACGAAGACGATTACGATACAGATTTTGATGATGAATATGATATGGATGACGAAGACGAAGACGATGATATGGACTTCGAATTCGGTGACATAGAAGATGAAGAACTTGACAGCATTGAAGATAATGATGAACACGAAGAAACCTTAATCAGAATTGAAGACAAGCTTGATGAGCTAATTGCTGAATTTGACCGCATCAATGACGAAGACGAAGATGATGAAGACGAAGACGAAGATATAGACTTCGATGATGAAGACGAAGACGAAGATATAGACTTCGATGATGAAGACGATGAAGACGATGAAGACGAAACAGATGAAGTTATGGAGGCGGTTGAACTTCAGAAAGTTTCAGTAACTCACGGTGATCACGGCGCAAACAGGAAAAGCCCTTTCCCCGCAAACTCGGGAAAGAAGGGTATGGAAGCAGACGTTGTGAAGTTCTCGGGTTACTCTGAACCAGTACCAACAGGTCCTAAGGCCCCAAGCAACTTCTACACTAAGGGTAATAAAGAACTACCTGGCGCAGGTCAATTCAAAAATGCCCCAGGTCATAAAAAGGCAGAACTAGTTCCAGTAGCAAAGTTAAACAAGAGTCCGGTAGCTGAGTCTCGTAGAACAAGATCGGCCTTTAAGCGCAAGATATGATAAGGAGATAACTGAGGTAATGGCTTTGTATCTCAGTGATAATTTGGTAATAAGTAAATCCAAATTATCATCATGTGTGAAAAAAACACACAAAACTGCAAGTGGGCTTAAAAACCCACTTGCAGATATTACATGGAGAGTATTGTGATTGTAGAAAAGAAAATTTTACGTGAATTTCTATCACCAGTAGCCTCCAAGACTGTGGTTGAATCTGTCGATAGTGACAACGGTAAGAAACTGTATATGTCCGGTATTTTTATCCAAGGTGATATAAAAAATGCTAACGAAAGAATTTACCCAGTAAATGAGATTAAAAAAGCTGTTTCAACTCTTAATGATCAAATAGCTAATGGATATTCAGTATTGGGTGAAGTAGATCACCCTGATGACTTAAAGATTAACCTAGACCGTGTAAGCCACTGTATTGTTAGTATGGCAATGGATGGTTCAAACGGTGTTGGTAAATTGCAAATACTTCCCACTCCTATGGGGCAGCTAGTAACAACTATGCTTGAATCAGGGGTGAAATTGGGAGTATCTAGTCGTGGATCGGGTAACGTAAACGACTTTGATGGTAAAGTCAGTGATTTTGAAATTATCACTGTTGATATCGTAGCCCAGCCAAGTGCTCCTCAAGCTTATCCCAAAGCTATTTATGAAGGTATCATGAATATGAAATACGGACATAAAGTTTTGGAAATTGCAAAAGAAGTGCAAGGCAACACCAGAGTACAAAGATTCCTGGGTGAGGAAGTAAAGCGCCTTATCCGAGAACTAAAATTATAAAAAGGAATCACATCAATGTTAGACGTAGTAAAACCATTATTAGAAAGCGGTCTCATCAACGAGGATATCGGGCAACAGATTAATGAAGCCTGGGAATCCAAGTTAAATGAGGCTCGTGAACAGATACGTGCTGAATTGCGTGAAGAATTTGCGCATCGTTACGAGCATGATAGAACTATCATGGTTGAGGCTCTTGACAAGATGATGACCGAGAACCTTCGTGAGGAAATTGAAGAATTTCACCGTGAAATCTCGGCCATGAATGAGGAAAGGGTTAAAGCACAAATTAAGCTACGCGAGAATGCAGCAAAATTTAACGAGTTCATGGTAACTAAGCTTGCCGAAGAAATCAAAGAATTGCGTAATGATCGTAAAGCACAACTTGAAAACCAAAACAAGATGCAAAAGTTCATTATAAAGGCACTAGCTGACGAAATTACAGAGTTTGCGCAAGATAAACAGGCTGTAGTTGAAGCAAAGGTTAAGTTGGTTAGTGAAGGACAAAAGCAAATTGACAAGCTAAAGCAAAAGTTTATTTCTGAAAGTGCAGCAAGAGTCAAGGCTATTGTTAATAGACAACTTAAGAGTGAACTTAGGCAACTTAAAGAAGATATTCAGGCTGCAAAAGAAAACAACTTCGGACGTAAGTTGTTTGAGGCATTTGCTAGTGAGTTCTCTGTTACTTATCTAAATGATAAGGCAGAAACACGCAAGTTGATGAAGCAACTTGCAGAAAAAGATCGTTTGATTCGAGAAGCTAGAGAAAAGGCCAATAAAGCCGTTAAGCTAGCTGAATCAAAGGAGCGTGAGGTCAGAATTATCAAAGAAACCGCAGAAAGAGAGCGAATAATGAATAGATTGTTAGCGCCTCTTAATGACGAAAAGAAAGAGGTAATGAAGACCTTACTTGAAAGTGTGCAAACACCACGTTTGCATACCGCGTTTGAAAAATATCTACCAGCAGTTCTCAACAGTGTTCAGGGACAGGGTGCCGTAACTAAGTCATCTACTAAGTCCATCATTGTTGAAGCTACTGGAGATAAAACTGCCAAAAAGCCGATTATTCAAGAAGACGTTATTGAAAAAGATAACGTAATCGACATTAAGCGTTTGGCAGGGCTTTAATAAAAAGACATAATTAGGAGAATAATAACATGTCAAAATTACTTACAGAAAGCCGTTGGGGAGAAACTAAGGGAGCCCTGCTTGAAGGCTTAACCGGAAATCGTCGTCAAACGATGGACGTCGTGTTAGAGAATACCAGAAGGCAACTTCTAAAGGAATCTACCGCGGGCACAACTACTTCTGGAAACATTGCAACTCTAAACAGAGTTATTCTTCCAGTTATTCGTCGTGTTATGCCAACTGTTATTGCTAACGAATTAGTCGGTGTGCAACCAATGACCGGACCAGTCGGTCAGATTCACACTCTTCGTGTTCGTTATGCAAACAGCTTGAATGATACCTCTGCCGCAAATACTGACATAATTGCTGGTGAAGAGGCGCTATCCCCATTCAAGATTGCCCAGGCATATTCACGTACACCATTTGGTACTGACAATGCTTCATCTTATACTGCTGCTGATACTGCAACACTTGAGGGTAACCCAGGTAAGCAGATTTCAGTACAGATTCTACGTCAGACTGTTGAAGCCAAGCAACGTAAGCTACAGGCACGTTGGACCTTCGAAGCTGCACAGGATGCGCAGTCTCAGCATGGTATTGACATTGAAGCAGAAATTATGGCTGCTTTGGCTCAGGAAATTACTGCTGAAATTGACCAGGAAATCTTGTTGTCACTTTCAACTCTAGCTTCAACTGAGTTCACATACAACCAAGCAACTGTTTCAGGTACTGCTACTTACGTTGGTGACGAACACGCTGCCCTAGCTGTTCTTATTAACAGAGTTGCAAACTTGATTGCTCAGCGCACTCGTCGTGGTGCAGGTAACTGGGCTGTTGTATCCAACGCAACTCTAACTGTTCTACAGTCAGCGACCACTTCAGCGTTCGCAAGAACCACTGAAGGGACCTTTGAAGCTCCAACAAACACTAAGTTTGTTGGTACTCTAAATAATTCAATGCGCGTATTTGTAAACAGCTATGCTCCTGATAGTCAGCCTGTATTGGTTGGTTATAAGGGTCCAAGCGAAACTGATGCGGCTGCGTTCTATTGCCCTTACATTCCGCTAATGAGTTCAGGTGTTGTTATTGATCCTCAGACCTTTGAGCCAGTAACAAGCTTTATGACTCGGTATGGTTACGTTGAATTGACGAACACTGCTTCGTCATTTGGTAACGCAGCGGACTACGTCGGGGAAATAGCTGTTGCTAATTTATCATTCCAGTAACTCTATCACAAAAAGCTTAGAAAATAAGCAAATTGGGAAAGGGGCTTTAAAGCCCCTTTCTTTATATCTTAATGCATTTTCATGAAATAAATGCGGTGTTATTATTATCAAATAACACCGAGAAAACATAAGAAAAGCCCAACTAGACAGACGACCTAAGAGATATACAGGCCTGCTACGGTTGAAAACATATCTTGTATGATATATGTCCAAGTTATCTACTGATTTAATTGATAAATACATTATAATAGGGTAATAGATATGGCATCTGAAAAATTTAATGTATTGAATGGAATTTCAGTAGGAATACCGCCAGTAAATGTAGTGGACAATACAGGAAATGTAGTGTCAAACTTTAACAATCTATCCGGCAATGTTTCCGCTAATCGTATATTTGCCAATCAATATCTTTATGCTAACGGAGCACCATTAATAGGCGGCTCTAACAACACTTTGTTGTTTAATAATAATGGCACTATTGGCGGCTCAGTAAACTTATCTTACGATATAGCTAATAATACTTTAAGAGTATCTAATCTTGCTACCACAGGAGTTACTAATTTGGGTTTAGTAACTAATGTTAAAATTAGCGGCGGAAACCCTAATCAATTATTGTCTACTGACGGAAATAGTAATTTAGTCTGGAAAAATAACACTACCTTATATAACACTTCAGAATTACCTCCAGCGTCTTTATCACTTGGTGTATTAGCTTTTGTAACAGATGGTCCAAGACCTAACAGACCAATATTCAGTGATGGTGTAAACTGGCGATTTGTCAGTGACGACACAATATTAATTTAAATTCTCAAAGTATTCTATATTTTTCTAAATATCATCAAAAGATATTTTATGTTACAACTTTGGCAATTTTGGGAAAAAGCACTTGACGATGTTACAGTCGACCGTATCATTGAACTGGGCGAAGCCTTTGCCCCAGTTGATGCAGGAATAGGTCTTGGTGGAGTTCAAAGCCCAGGATATCGAATTAGCGAGATTCGTTGGATTTCTATAAATGATAGTAGGGCAGCATTCTTAAAAGAAATTTTGTGGTATTATGCCACAGAAGCAAACAAGAACGCATTTGGTTTTGACATTAACTATTTACCTGATGTTCAATACACCAAATACAAAGCAACAAACAATGGTAAGTATGACTGGCATCATGATGTATTTTGGATTAATACAACTACGCAACATAGGAAGTTATCTGTTGTAATTCAGCTTTCAGATCCAAGCGAATATGAGGGTGGCAACTTTGAATTTCACCCAGAGTACGACCAACTTCCTGCTGATAGAATAAGAGCAAAAGGGACAGTTATTGTATTCCCTTCGTTTTTGCATCATAGAGTTACGCAAGTAACATCAGGTATTCGCAAGTCAGCCGTATGTTGGTTTGAAGGTCCTAAGTTCAGGTAACTCGGTAGAAATAATAGTCACCGTCTACTCCAAGTGGACTCCCGCAGAACATTCCATCGGTCTTGAAACCCAACTTATTCATGTAGTCAATTACCTCTTCATGTCTAGGTGCCCCTATGTTATAGTTCTTGTGCTGTAACTCTAAGATAATATGGTTACAGTTTTTTATAGCATTTGTTGCCCCTTTAAGAATATTCAACTCGCTACCCTGAACATCCATTTTAATCATGTCAGGTAAAGGAAGGTTATACTGTGCAATCAAATCATCTACTGTGATAGTATATTTTTGTGTTTTGTTAGCTTCGGTAAATATCTCTGTGGCCCTAGGAGATAGCTTTGGGTTCTCTTTGAAGATAGAATTCCCACCCGGGTGTTCAAGATTTTGATTAAACTCAACTAGCTCACCACTAAGGTTTGATAAAACATATCCGCACACATATGGTAGAATATTGTTTTTTTCGTAAAACATACCTACTTCATGCATGGCTTCAAAAGGAATAATTTGTGCATCTGGCCATACTTTTTTGGCAGCATCATACCAGTGCAACACACAAGCCCCGATATCGTAGATTACTTTGGGATTAATTCCTTGACTTTTCAATTTAGCCAAGAATTTTTGATGGTCTTCTGGCACAGATACTTGAGTTCTAAGTTCATAAAATCTTTTTTGAACAGGATCTTCTTTGGCTTCTTGAACTTCTTTGGGAATTTCAACATACATAGTAGTAGAACCTATATGCCCACACATTACAGAACTATCACAGTAAATCTTGTACCCTTTGTTTCTGGCTTTGATGCAAAAATCATTGTCTTCACTTAAGGTGTGGGCAAAGTCCCGAGTTACATGATATTCAAACTGTGGATAGCCTATATCTGCCATCACCTCTTTTTGGACAAGAACGCACCCAAATCCGCACCCCCCGATTTCAATTAATCCCTTGTTATATATGTCTTTTATATCCATTCTTTGTAAGTTCAAGTCATAAATTTCAATCTTATGAACAGGAAGTCTTTGTCTATAAACACCCGAGACGATAGGAACATTATGAGATAACAGTTTTTTTAATGTATCAGGGGCAAAAGTGATATCATGATCAACTGCAAATAGATAGTCAAACCCTTTAATTGTCCAATCTGCTATCAAGTTTCTTACTTGATCAACTCTGTAACCGTAAAAATACTGGAAGGTAGTTTCGTAGCCTTCAGGAATCTCTAAGTCGTAAATTGACTTGAAGGTATCAGGCTCGATGTACCGAGCAGTTGGTATAGCAATTAGAACTTTCTTTTTCATAAGGGTTTTTGGTTACAATATGGTTTCGGCAGATTAATACCTATACTATTTAATTGTTTTTGAGTATTATTCACAACGGTCTCAAATCATATTCTCCAGGTTTGAAAGGCGAGCGTGCTATAATCATGTTAGCGGTATTGTTTTGTTCTTCAGCATTTACTTTATAGTCATTGATAGGGTTAGTATCATTGTAATTATATACTACTTCGGGCACAGCTAACACTTTATTTGGGTCAGCTTGCTCTATTAGAGTATAAAATATTGAAGTATCGCCGCCGGCCCTCAACCATTCATTATTGTCGTTTTTGAAGCTGTTGAAACCATGCTCATAAACATAATTATTTAGGAGCCTAGCATTAAAGGTTCGCAAATGTGTATATGGCATGAGCCAGTTGAACTTATATTTGCGGTAAGACTTGTTAGCTTTAACCTCAGGTGGATATTCTTGTGCTATTAATGGGATATTGTCAGCCAAAGACCAACATGAACCATATGTAAACTCATACCCGTCATTGTAAATGTTGTTATATTTGTGGAAGATGTTGTTGTCATTGACCAACCAATCATCACCATCAAGCAGCATTACAATACCCTCGCATTTTAATGAAGTAGTCACTTGGTTATATACTGCACCTAAATTCATGTCATTTCTTTTCAGTATAAATTTTGACTGAAGTTCTTTAGGAAGAGTTTCAATAGTATTCTTTGCTACTGTATATGTGTTGTCAGTCGAACAATCATCTATGATAGTCATTTCATAGTTATGATAGTCTTGCTGAGCAACTGACAAGATACACTTGTCAATATAGTTCTCAGCATTATATACTGGAGTTACTATGTTGATCTTGTTTTGCGGAAAAGTTTGTGGTTCAACATACTCACAGGGATTGATAATCCTACGATTATATATTTTCTTTACTTTATGATTGATGGTATTTACTTTTCTAAATTCACCAACTGGTAAGAACTCTCCCAAAGTCTTGTAGAAGTGTTGCTTCCATTGCAAAGCTATAGTGTCCCACGTGCAGATATCTTTTATTTGGTTACATGCATACATTTTTTGCTGATGTAGATATGGATTATTGATAGCATCTATCGTCATGTTGACAAATAAGTCACGCTGTAAATCCTCATCCAACCAAGTGCAGGACCAAAGCTTTTTGATAGGATAATTCAGTTTGTATGACATTATATCAATTGCAATTTCCTCTAAAGCACCTGAACGACAAGTTATCGGGGTGACATTATGCGCCAATGCCTCTAATGTTGAGATACCAAATGTTTCGGGAAACAAGCTTGGATACAGCATGTAAGATGCTTTACGCAGTATTTCGGAAATTTCACTTTGACGAATAATACCAGTAAAGTTGATATCAGGGTTGTTTTTGACTAATTCTCGCCATTCAAGCTCTTGTTGGTCAGGTTGCCAACCTTCTCTAAATCTGTAGTATCCGCCTATTACAATAAGTTTGGCTTCAGGGAATTTCTGTTTGATGATAGGCCAAATTTCAGTGACTAAAGGAACCATGCCCTTAGTTACTGAAGAGTTATAGACAAATAGCATTGGGTCCTTTTCTTTGATATCAACAAAGGTTTCTGGCTTGATACCAATTCCGTTCCTAGTCTGAAAAATCTTTGGCTTTAGAATATCAAAGTTTCTCTTAGCACCATGATCGCAGGTAGAAACATATGAGGTATGCCAGTCTGATAATGTAAAGATTTCACTAATCCAACCGGCGTTTAGGAAATATTCGATATAAACGTCTCCGTCACAGAAGGTATCATGAAGGTATAAGATTTTATGTTTACTGTTTTGTTGAATGTTAGTGAAGTTAGGCAAACCCCCAATGAAATTCTTAAACTCGCTAACCATATGAGAGGGGGCAAAGGAAGCAACTGACCTAGACCCTATCATTATATCATAATATTCAGTAGTAGTTTCGACTTCGTAGAGAGGTCTATACCAAACACCGTCATAAATTCCTGGTGTGCAATCGTCAGAGAAACAGTCATTGAAGACAGTTACCTCCATCCCCAACTTAACCAGCTCTCTAGAAATATATATTATAGCAGATTCTGAGCCACCCAGCCCTCTTTTAGTGAGGGTAGAACCGTCATACGATAACCCCAAAACGTCTATAAATGCTATTTTCATATATATTCCCAAGTGATAGATAAGTGTAAGTCACGAGGTTGTAATTTCACTTACTCTAAATGATATAAAAAGAAACGTCTACATGATTATTTATTTGTTATAGTAATACTTACAATAAAACTTGACTTACCAATAACATGGTAAAACACTGTAAAAATATTTCTTCTTGTCAAGATTTATTGGACACACTGACCCACAAAATAAATATAGCACAAGGAGGAAAATATGGAAGAAAAAACTAATACAGTTGAAACTGACACTGTAAAATTCGAATTAACAATTGAAGAAGCTAACATTATACTAGCTGCTCTACAGGAACTTCCACACAAGTTGGTTAATAATATCATTCAAAAGATCATACAACAAGCAAATAACCAATTAATATCAGAGTAAAATATGGAATGTAAATTTGCTTATAATGACTACATAGAGCGATTACGTTCTTGGATCATGTTAAGGGAATCTATACAAAATAAAGATACCCAAACCATATGTAAAGAAGTCAACAACTATTGGATAAATCTTAAGACAGAGCGTTATTATCTTCATCCAATTGACATGGAAGATTGGCCCACACCTTGGGAACTAATATATGATAACATCTATTGCGGGTATGCCAAAGCTTTAGGAATAATCTATACATTACTGTTATCGGGAATTCGAGACGTTGACTTGGTTGAAATAATGTACGATAATAATGAAAACATACCAGTAGTCTTAGTAGATAATGCAAAATATGTGCTTAATTTGCAAGACTATGAACCAGTAAATAGTTTCTCATCAAACTTTACTATCATTAAGAAATATAACATAGACTTACTAAAGCAAAAGGCAGGAATCACATGATCAACATCATAAAGCGTTCGGGAAAAAAGGAAAGTTTATCATTAGAAAAGTGGCAGCAACAAATCAATAAAATATGCAAAGGGGTAGCAGATGTTAGTCAGTCTATGATTGAAATTAAAGCCCGCCCGCAATTTTACGATGGAATGACTACCCAAGAAATTGATGAAATCACACTACGAGCTATTGTCGACTTGATTGACGTTGAACAAAATCCTGATGTTGGTCATTCAAACTACCAGTATGTTGCAGGTAAGCAACGGTTGTCTATGCTTAGAAAAGCAGTATACGGGCAATATGAACCGTGGCCACTATATGATATTGTAAAGAAGAATGTTGAAAGAGGGTTATATACTCCTGAATTATTAGAATGGTATACCAAAGAAGAGTGGGACAAGATGGAAGAAATCATTGACCACTCTAAAGATGAACTTTACTCGTATGCCGCCATCGAACAGCTAATAGAGAAGTATCTTGTAAAGAATCGTGTCACAAAACAGGTATATGAAACTCCGCAAGTAAGGTACATTGTTGCTGCCGCAACAGCTTTTCATATGGAAAACACTGCAAATAGGATAAAATATATTAAGGAATACTATAATGCAGCAAGTGACGGGCACTTTACCTTAGCTACTCCTGTATTAGCTGGTCTAGGCACTCCCACAAAACAATTTAGTAGTTGTGTACTTATTCGTGTTGATGACGATTTAGATTCAATTTTTGCTGCTGGGGAAATGATGGCAAAATATGCCAGTAAACGTGCCGGTATAGGTTTAGAAGTCGGCAGAGTTCGCCCTGTGGGTTCTCCTATTCGCGGAGGTGAAATTATGCACACTGGTCTTGTTCCCTTCTTAAAAAAGTGGTATGCTGACTTACGTTCATGTTCACAGGGAGGTATTAGAAATGCATCAGCGACGGTATTTTATCCTATCTGGCATCTTCAGTTTGAAGATTTAATTGTTCTCAAGAACAATCAGGGAACAGAGGAAACTAGAGTTCGCCACTTAGACTATGGTATAATGCTCTCAGCATTTTTCCTACGTAGATTCAAGAACAAACAAGATATTACTTTCTTTGACCCCAATGAAGTTCCTGACCTATATGAAGCCTTCTACAGTGACAGTGATAAGTTCGAAGAACTGTACATCAAGTATGAGAAACGCAAGGACATACGTAAGAAGGTAATGAGCGCAGATGATGTATTTCGTTACGGCATCTTCAAAGAAAGAACAGATACTGGTAGAATTTATCTAGCTTTTACTGATAACATTATGAAGCAGGGTCCGTTTGATCCAAAATATCACCCAATATACCAGAGCAATTTGTGCTGTGTAACTGGCGAAACACAGGTAACTTTCCTTCATGAAAACGGAAAAATAGAACAAATGTCTGTTGCTAGTGCAGTAGAAAGATTTGAACTTGGCGGACTCAGTAACTCTAAAATCAAAAGTTTTAAAAATGGTAAAGTTTCTTGGGAAAGCGTTTCCGCTGCTATCAAGACAAAAACAGTCACGGAACTATACGAAATTGAGGACGAACAGGGTAATGTGTTAAGATGTACTGGTGATCATCTAGTTTTTACTAAAAACAGAGGTTACGTAAGAGCAGATGAATTAGTAGAAACTGACGAGTTATGTGTTGAAATTTGATTACCAATCATAAACGACAAGCAAACTTAACAGAAGTTGGGAGCACTTGAGACTATTAGGAAATGAAACTATTAGTAAGGCAAGAAAAGGAAAATACTAGCAGTTGAACATTCTAGTAGGCATCGGTGGTACAACAACGGTGTACAAAATGTAAGAGTTACTAACGAAGCAGAATTTTGTAAAAATAACACAGAATATGTATTAGGAAGAACATAAGTATGATTAAAATTAAAAAAATTGAAGTAGAGCCCACAGATGTATATGACTTATCTGTCCCTGAAACAGAGTGTTTCTTTGCTGATAACATATTAGTTCATAATTGTGAAATTCTTCTCCCCACCAAGCCTTTCAAACGCCTTGAAGATCCTACTGGGAGAATTTCTCTCTGTACACTGGGAAGTATAAACTGGGGAGCATTTAGAAACCCAGAAGATATGCGTAGAGCATGTCGTATTCTATTGCGCAGTTTGAATAACATTCTTGACTATCAGGATTACTTGAGCATACAAAGCAAGTTGTCCAATGAGGAAATTAGACCAATAGGAATTGGGGTTACTAACTTGGCGTATTGGCATGCCAAGCGAGGCCTCAAATATGGGGAAAAAGAAGCCCTTCAAGAAGTCAACACTTGGGCAGAACACCAGACTTACTATCTGATGGAAGCTAATGTAGAACTTGCTAAGGAACGTGGCAAGTGTTTGGACAGTGACAAGACTCGGTATGGTCAGGGTAAGTTTTGTTGGGAACTTCGCAGTCAGGGTGTTGATGAGTTGATAAACTTTGAGACTGAACTTGATTGGGAAACTCTTAGAAAAGAAATGCTTACATACGGGGTAAGAAACGCTACTGTCGGTGCTATTGCCCCTGTTGAATCAAGTAGCGTTGTTATAAATTCTACAAACGGTATTGCTATTCCCATGAGCTTGATAAGCGTTAAGGAAAGTAAAGCTGGCTCCTTCGTTCAAGTTGTTCCAGATTATCATATTCCTAGAATTAGAAAAAACTACCAGTTACTATGGGAAACTGACTGTGTAGATTATCTGAAGACCGCCGCAGTACTGGCAGCTTGGATGGATCAGTCAATTAGTACCGACACTTTCTATAACCCTGCCCACTTTCCTGATAGAAAGGTTCCTACTACACTTGTTGCTAAAAACATAATGTTGGCACACAAGTGGGGACTTAAGACAATATATTACTCCTTGCTCAATAAAAAAGGAGCTAAACTTGAAGAAGACGAAATTTCTGAATTACCAACAGACGACATTGAAGATGATTCAGATTGCGAGGCATGTAAGCTTTAATTATTAAATAATAACATAATGTTATTAAATGATAAATAAAAGCATGTACTACAAAAAAATACTATGATTTATTAATGAGTAGAAGCAAGAATCGAATTATTACTGGTTATACTGAAAAACATCATATTATTACGAAATGTCTGGACGAGCACGGATAATAGTAGCAATATTGCGATTCTTACCCTAGAAGAACATTATTTGGCACACTTACTATTGGTAAAATGTATCCAAAAAATACACCATTAGTTAATGCGGCTGTTATAATGACTACCCATCATACTGATAAAAGAGTAAATAACAAGCTACATAGATGGTTAAGGAAAAGAGCATCTGAGGCAGCAAAAGAGAGAAAAAAGAAAAACGGACACTCAAAAGGTATGGTAAGAAAACAACACACATCCGAATCTAACGCAAGACGGGCGAAAACTTGTCGATACATTATGACAGAAGCGAAGGGGGTTCCTGTCTTCATATATAACACGGATAGAACTTTCCATAAAGAATTTAAAACTATAACAGATTGCGCCAAATATTTAGGAACTGCTCCTTCTAATGTAAAATACACAGCCGAAGATAGGTTTGGATATTGTAAAGGTAAAATGATAAGATATCAACAACACGAAACTATCGCTTTATATAAAAAGCCGAAGCATCCTCTTATTGGAAGAATACGTTCTCCTGAACATTGTGCTAATATAAGTCGGGCCAAAAAAGGTAAAACACACAAACAAAAGGACAACCCTGAATAATGTTAGAAACTATTTGCGATATTATGGTAGATGCTTACCAAAGAAACTGGATCACTAGTCGTGATGGAAATGTAAGTTTACGACACCATGACCGTGACCACTTCTATATTACCCCAAGTGGTGTCAGAAAGCAAACATTACAACCCGACCAGTTCAAAAAGATTAAAATTCTTAATGACGGTGAATCTTGGGAAGAAATGGAATACACTGACATTAGTAAAAATCTAAAACCAAGCGGTGAAATCCCCCTACACTTTGCACTTCAAAAGAAATTGGGCACTAATGGCAAAGACACTAGAGTAGTAGTACATGTTCATCCTACCTACTGTATAGCAGCAATGCACGCCAACATTGACTTGTCAAAGCTAGTTCTAGAGTTCCCGGAACTTGGTAGGTATACTAAAGTAGCTAAGAATGTTGGCGTTGTACCCCCAATCTCTCAAGCATTAGCCGATCAAACAGTAAAAAAGCTAGGTTTAACTGAAGAAGGTGACCTTGACTTTGATATTGTGGGAATCAAAGGACATGGTGTCGTAGCAATTGATTCAACACCCTGGCGAGCATATGAGCATATTGAGAGACTCAATCATATCTGTAAGATTGTTTTAGCAAGCAAAGCAGCACATCAGCCATGCAAATGTGGCGGAACTAAAGGATTTTAAGGGAGTGAATAAATGTCTAAAGCACAATATAATTTATCAAACAAAACTGACTATCTAAACAGAAAAATGTTTCTTGATCCCGCCGGGCCAGTAACTATCCAGCGTTTTGAGGAAGTAAAATATCAAAAGTTACAGAAGTTTGAAACTACTGCTAGGGGTTTCTTTTGGGTTCCTGAAGAAATAAACCTAACCAAAGATTCAAGTGATATGAAAGAAGCCTCTGATGCTGTCAAGCATATTTTTACCAGCAACATTCTTAGACAAACTGCACTTGATAGCCTGCAAGGACGAGCCCCGGCGCAGGTATTCACTCCTGTATGTTCTATCCCAGAACTTGAAGCAATAATGAGTAATTGGTCGTTCTTTGAAACTAACATTCACTCACGCTCTTATAGCCATATCATACGCAATATTTATAATGTACCCAAAGAAGTGTTTAATACGATCCACGACACTAAAGAAATTATTGACATGGCTTCAAGCGTGGGTGAATACTACGATAAGTTACACGAGGTTAATTGTAGGAAAGAGTTAGGAATAGATGTAGATGAGCAGGAACATATCAATACAATTTATTTGGCTTTACATGCTAGCTATGCTCTTGAAGCACTTCGCTTTATGGTGTCATTTGCTACTAGTTTGGCAATGGTTGAGAACAAGATATTTATGGGCAATGGCGCAATTATCAGCCTCATCCTTCAAGACGAATTATTACATAAAGAATGGACTGCATGGATTATCAATCAAGCAGTCAAGGAAGATCCCCGCTTCGCAGTAGCTAAGATAATGTGTGAAGATGAGGTAATAAAGATTTATCATGATGTTATTCGTGAAGAAAAAGAGTGGGCACAATATTTGTTCAAAAAGGGCCCAGTCATTGGTCTTAATGTGAACATCTTGTGTGATTTTGTTGATTACACTGCACAAGAATCGTTGAAGGCAGTCGGCATTAAATATTGGAATCCTGCACCAAAGAGCACACCGATTCCCTGGTTCAACAAACATGCTGATACTTCCAAGAAGCAAACAGCACTTCAGGAAGCAGAATCAACCAATTATGTAATTGGTGTATTATCTGACGATCTAGATTATGATGCATTGCCAGAAATTTAAAGAAAATAAAATGGCAAATTTAGTATTCAGAATCCATTGAACTTGAAATAAGAAAGGTAGACAAAAAATGAAAGCAATAGTTTGGTCTCGTGATGCTTGTCCTTATTGTGTGAGTGCAATAAGACTACTTGAAAGCAAGGGCATTGAATATGAAGAAAGAAAAATTAGTGACAAGTATACTAAAGAAGATTTATTAGCATTAGTACCTGACGCAAAAACATTACCTCAGATATTTTTAGGAGAAGAATATATAGGTGGATACGATAAACTAAAAGAAAAACTAAAAGGACACAATTAAGACAATTTAGATTGATTTTAGATTATCTAGGATGATTTTTTATTTCCGCCTCCTATAAGAGGCGGGTATACTTTTGGGACGACCTTTCTATATATCAGGTTCTTTATTATTGAATATATAACCTGCCCCTTTTCTTTATTGTATGGAGTTTTTTGTCACTTTTTCTTAGATAATCGTGTATGTAATAAATATTCATGCTGATGTTTTTTGATAGCATCAGGATAGTTGGGAGTTTATTAGCCGCGAACTACACTAATAGTTACCAATAAGGAAACAAAATGAATACGGCATATGAGATAATGGTATTAAAATTAACCTCGGGAGAAGAGCTAATAGCAAGAGTAATTGCAGACGAAATGATGAGGTTTGTGGTAATGCACCCTCTATCCATTGTACCAGGTAATAACGGCGTTGGATTAATGCCCAGTATATTTACCGCCGATGAAAACAAGGAAGTGATAATTAACAAGAATAATATTACTATGACTGCAATCCCTCGTGAAGAAGTCAGAACTAAATATATCGAAATGATTTCAAATATTGTTATCCCTGAGAAAAAAATCTTATTAGGTTAATATATTTTTAAGTGGGCGCATGTTTACAAACTGATTGACTACTTATGCTAGCATTATGGTAGTTGAGATTGTCGCCTGTCAAGGATTATCTCTTACAACTACATTTTATCTTTCATAAATAAACAGAAAGAGATTTACCAAAACTATGACAAAAAAACTAAGCAGAGTAGGTGACGCAAACGAAAAGGGCGGAAAAATAGTGACAGGGGCTAATACCGTCTTTGCAAATGGCAAGAAAGTGGGACTTCATAGAAGTGATATTACTCCTCACCCTAAAGATAACAAACATAAAAAAGCAAAGACTACTGACGGTAGTCCAACTGTTTTTGCAGAGGGGAAACCTGTTCTAAGAGTGGGTTCGGGTAACACGTGCGGTCATAAAATTGTTGAAGGCTCTGATGATGTAAGAGTTCCTTAAGGATACAGTATGGCAGATTCACCTAAACAAACTCCCCTGGGTATCAATGTTATTAGTTCTTTACTTGACAATACCGGCTTGATAATCAATCCAATTGTTACTGAATATCTTGGAACAAGCAAAAACAATAGCATGTATACGCCGGGTAAGCTAGTGACTGAAACTTGCTTGAATACTCTAACCTACGCTATAAATGATGCATATACCCGAGCATTAGTTAGTAGTCCTACCTATCAAAATTTAATTACAATTGGCCAGGGAGTTTTACCAGCATTAGGAAACTCTCTTCCCCCTACTTATACTATTACAGATCCGTCAGGTAATTGGACCACCAAGGCTGTCAAATATGCAAAACAACTTGGGTTTGTTTCACCCTTACCTGGACCAGCAAACGTGGGTTATCCTATTAACTCAGACCAAGACCAGGGTCAAGCAGCCACTTGGCTTCCTTATGACAACACCAATCCTAACTTTTCTATAACACAATGGGGATACTTGAGGCTTCATGCACTGCAAGCTTGGACAGAGTATAACTGGAATAACGAGGATCCATTAGGTCCAGTTGATTACACTGATTTGCTTTCTTCAATAATGACGGTAGATAATTATATACGTTATAATAACGAGGTTATACTAGCAACACAAAACTCCAAAAAATTCATGGATGGTGTCTATAGTAATATGGACGATTTGATTACATCAGATTGTCTGGGAGTGAATTTAGCAAACAATTTATTTGGATATGACCTAGAGAATTTAGGCTATGCTCTCAACTTAGCAACTATTACTACGTTTGGTTTTCCGTCCAACTTATTGAAGATATTGGGTGACAAAAATGCTATAATTCAGGACTTGGCCTTGTCCTTATTATTGACAGGTATGCAAGATGTTGAAATTCAAGACTTGATATCAGGTAAGATTGAAACTCCTACTGTTCAACAAGAGCAGAATATTTACAAAGCATTTCAGAACATTACTGGTGAAAATTTACAAGAAATATTGAACATCCTTGAGTGCAAAACACCTGGATTAACTAGTTTGGTTGATTTACTTGATGTTAAAAAGCTTTTACCAAATAGCTATTCTACCTTGACAGTACCCAAATACAATGACACGTTGGGACTTCCTACAAACAGCAAAACATACTTCTTGGTATATGACGGTACAGAAATAAATGATGCAATTATTACTGAAGCCATGAATGAGTATGTGGGTTGTCAAACACCAATCAGAACCCCGGCTGTAAATACAAACGAAACTACCGATATTGTTTCAAAAGTGAGGAAGGGCTTTGGGTCGCACCTATTGAACATTCTACCAAGAGCACAAGCAGTAGCGGCGGGGGCATTTACCTTCGCTCTAAGACAGATTAAAAACATTGACCGAGTTACTACTAAAGATTTTGCTAGAGCAGTAAGGTCATTAGAAACTACAAAAGACTTGACGCTAATAGCAGGAACTTCAAAACCAACAGATGATTATTCAATCTTGAATACACAGAGCAAACAAGCATTAGGGTCAGGTCCATATGGATCTTACACTTTCTCAGATTTCTTTGGGTCAATGAGTGGTCTCCCGTATGCATGGGAAAAGATTTATGAAAATATTATTGCTCTAGAAAATTCAACTCTTAAAAATATATACAATCAACTTTATCTAGCAGTGACGTGGCAACAAGCTACAGCAACAGTTCAAAGCACAGAAACTTCGCCCGGAGTTTGGCAAGTTGATAGTATTACTATCACCAATGCTGGCGGAGGATATGGGCGAGAAAACTCTATAACCACAGCTACCGTTAATGGGACTCCTGTCACTGTAACAGTTGGCACAGATCCAACAAATTTGAACACTTATGGTAGAGTAATTGGTATTAGCATTCCAAGTGGCACTTTTACTTCTTCACCTACTATAACAATCTCATCTCCCCCAGGTGGCGGTTTTCCTGCTATTAATACTGTCATTGATGGTTATATAACACAAGCTAATGCTGAGATAGTCAATATTGCTACAGCCAACCCTGAACGTACCAATTTATTGAACACATACTGGAACACATTGGGTAGTCAACTGACCATTGAACAGCGTTCACGTTTCATAGCATTACAGCCGGTTGAAATTGTCAAGGATTTGTTTACCAATCTTTATCCATCAACCATCAATGTTTTTGTTGACACGATAGGAGAATTAGCGCAAGATACGTTGCCCCATATGGCTGCACAGACTATCGAGGCTATTTCGGACTTGACAAATATTGGCGGGCAAAGTATAGTAGGATTGATGCGTCAAGAAAGAAACAAAACAAGGCTTAAATCTGTTGGTTTAGACCAAGATAATAATATTCCTTCAAAATTAAGTGACATGGATACTAAAACATTGCTTACCAACAACACAATTCCTGCAGGATTCAACAACGTAATCAATAGTCCATTAATTGATATCGTAAACAATAATCCTGGTCTTTATGGCAATGTGATGAACGGAGTCACAGGGTTCACTAACCCAAGCTGGCATAGGAATGTAGTTGATAATCAAGTTATCACTCCCGTCCCCAAGGGAAAATATATTCCTAGTGACACTAGAATTATCGGTGATTATCAAGTGGCTATCACTACAGCGCCCGGAGATATTTCTAGTATATTGAACGGAGAGGTAACTCCTATCGTAAATACTATTGTTCCGGCACAACTAGAGACAGAAGTGTTTAACCCGGTATCAATATCATTGCCATACGAGCTTGAAACAACCTTGAATGTCAACATGGATAATCGTTATACATCAGGCACATTGCTTCCGTCAGAATATAGTGCCACTCAAGCACTAGATAAGATCACTAACTGCAATTGTGATTGTTGGTCTCTTTAAACCCAATTATCTTGTAATTGTTTTCACTTAGTGTTACTAAGGAATAGTTTTTCACAACAAGCAAGGACCTTTTCAATGAACATCCTGATTAAGAACGGCATTTATCGCAATATCCCTATCAATAACGTTCAATTTAGAATGATTGAAGGACCAAAGCAGGGTAAGAAGGGCCTGTATGTAACGGTAGAGAATCATATGTTTAGTCAAGCAAGTGACAGAATTAGGGTCAAGCTGAACACAGTTGAAGATATCGTATTCACCAGTCAAGAAGATACCGGAGAAAATACCATTCAAGAAAAGATTGTTGAAGAAACCGACGAAGAGGCAATGAACCGTATTGCTACTCGCTTTCAGATTCTTGATCAAATGAGTAAGGCTTGTATCCAGGGTGATATTAAGGGACTTATCGTATCAGGCCCCCCCGGCGTTGGTAAGAGCTTTGGTGTAGAAAAGCAGCTTGAGAAAAGTTCTATTTTGGATGTCATTGCAGAAAAAAAGCTTCGCTATGAGGTGGTTAAGGGGGCAACCACAGCACTTGGGCTATATGCTAAACTCTACGAATATTCCGACCCCACTAATGTCTTGGTATTTGACGATTGTGACTCAGTTTTCTTTGACGATCTAGCTCTTAACATCCTTAAGGCGGCACTGGACTCATCTAATAACCGAAAGATTTGCTGGAACTCTGACTCTAGGATGTTGAAGAAAGAGGGAATTCCTAACTCATTTGTCTTCCGAGGTTCGGTAATCTTTATCACCAATTTGAAGTTTAGCAACGTTAAAAGCAAGAAGCTACAGGATCACTTGGAAGCAATTGAATCACGTTGTCACTTTTTGGATTTGACAATTGATACAGAACGCGATAAGATTTTGAGAGTAAGGCAAATTCATAGGGATACTCCGGGTGGGTTGTTTGAGTCATACAGATTCAATAACAATGAAGACCAACTAGTTCTGGACTTCATGGAACAGAACCAAAAGAAACTTCGTGAAGTCTCAATCAGAATGGCACTTAAGTTGGCAGACCTAATCAAGGTTAATCCCAAAGACTGGAAGAATCTAGCAGTCAATACCTGTATGAGGAGAGGGAAGGTTGCAGTATAAAGAAGAAATTCTGAGTAAGTTCCTGGATGGTTCTATCAGCCTAAGTAAGATTGACTATAGGTTCTTCAATAATTTGCAAATTACCTTCAACAAGGGCACGGGAATTACTACCAACCAAGCATCATTATTTGACAGGTTAATCAATAAGTATGCCAGACAACTAAGAAAGAATGGTATTGACGTAGAGAAGTCGCTACAACTTTCTTGGAACGGTAAAGTTATACCTAGCAATCGTGAGTTTACCTCAGCAAGAATTACAGTTGAAAATAATGACACTCTTGTGTTGAAAGTTCCCTTCAATAACAAGTTCATTCGTGCGTTTAACCAAAATCCCGGGTGCATTAAATACGACAAGGAGCGACGAGCATACACAGCTACATTCACTACACATAATTTAAAAAAAATGCTGGATATAGTTAATCAACACTTTACTTGTTTGGATTTGTGTGATGAGATCAGCAACATTATAACTGACTTGAAGCAATATGAAGCTGCCTACCACGACCCGACACTTGTTGAAATCAACGGTAGATTAGTTATTGTAGCCGTCAATCAAGCCCTTGGTGTACATTTAGAGAACATCATTATTGAAAAGACACCAGAATGTTTTGAGAAGTTGTTGGACTATGGCATTACTATTGACAAGTCAGTCTGGGGTAACGATGAGAAACTAAAGTTTGCTGGTAGCAGAGTATATGAGCTTAACAACTCTAACCTTAAGGAAGTTGTAGACTATTTAGATGATTTGGGATATGATGGATATGTAATACCAAATTTATCCAGTAGAATGAAAATTTCTGCTGCTTTGGTAAACCAATTTGAAGTTTCTAACTCTAATCTAGTCTCATTCAGTGCTACTTGGCAAAAGGCTACTGATAGCACTAAGCTTGTGATATTTACACCCAACGAGAGGATATCACAAAGCTTTGTAGAACAATCTAGAGCCTTCAAGAAAATTATAATTATGAAAGATTCAAGTAGAGTTGAAGTAAAATGAAAACAGCAAAAATTGAAATAAAGGACGAAGTCAATGTAAAGATTCATGATTTAGAGGCCCAAGACAGGCGTGCTCTAATGCGCAAGTTCGAGTTTGAGGTGCCGGGCGCAAGGTTCCTTCCTGCCGTCAAGATGGGCAGATGGAACGGCAAAACAAGTTTTTTCTCACTTGCGGGCAGCACCTATGTAAACTTACTAGAAGATGTCATAACATACCTTTATGACAACAATTATGATATTGAACTTACTGACAATCGTATAGTTAGAGAAAAATTAGAGTTTGACAAGGTAGAAGCGAACAGTTTTGCTCATGTAATGTGGCCCGAAAATCACCCAGCTGCTGGTCAGCCCATCGTGCTGCGAGATTATCAAGTTGAACTTATAAACAACTTCTTAGAAAACCCGCAATCAATTCAAGAAGCAGCCACTGGTGCAGGAAAGACCATCGTTACCGCAGCACTATCTTCTAGAGTTGAGAAGTATGGCAGAAGCCTGGTAATTGTGCCAAACAAGAGTTTAGTTACACAGACCGAAGCCGATTATATCAACATGGGTCTGGATGTTGGTGTATATTTCGGGGAGAGAAAAGAAGTTGGTAGAACACATACTATATGCACTTGGCAAAGTATCAACGCACTACTAAATCACCTATCTAAGAAAAGCGAGTTTGAAGAACATCAGACAGTCGTGGATGCGTTCTTTGATAATATAGCTTGTGTCATTGTTGATGAATGCTTTCATGGTGATAGTAAGGTACTAACGCCAAATGGATATATTCCTATAAAAAATCTAAAAGTCGGGGACAAAGTAATTAATTACTCAGAAAATAACCACTCTTTCAAAGAGGATATAATTGTTAAAAAACATGTTAATTTAACAGTGTCTTCTACTGAAAAAATGTATGAGTTAGAATTTGATAATGGGATTGTTATTAGGGTAACTGGAAATCATAAGTTTTTAACTAATTATGGCTGGTGCAGAGCAGACCAGCTAACGGAAAATCATGAGATTATTCATCAAGACATAAATATATGATGCAAAAGCAAGAGTATTTATGAAAATAACTTATGAAACATGGAAAACGTTGTTAAATGAGCGGTTAGAATATTTCAATCAAACAACTAGAGTAATAGAATATAACAAACAAGAAATACGACTTTAACGATGGCACTAAATTAACCGTAACAGAATACAAAAAGTTTAAGAAAAGGTTAATGAATACTAAAACTACATTATGCATATAAAATATAGATGCTATTCTTTCTGGAAAGATAACTGTTAAACAAATTAAATCAAAATTATGTTCTATAGGAAGAAAGTCCTGTCAGAAATTACACAAAGAAACTATTAAGAAAAACCTTAATTCTGGTATCCCCTGGAATAAAGGAAAGCGAGGGTGTCAAATAGGATGGGCTCGAGGGTTGACCAAAGATACAGACGCTAGGGTAAAAAACTTACCAAATTTGGTAAAAAAATGGCATGTTCGGTAAAAAACATAATGAGGAAACTAAAAAACTTCTTTCAGAAAAAATGAAGAAAAAAATATTAGAGGGAACATTTACACCTAATTCTAATAATAGAAATACACATTGGGAAGCAATGTTGGATAACATGAGATATCAGTCTAGTTGGGAAGCTTGGTACAATTACTTAAACTTGGGCGCAGAATACGAAACACTTAGGATTTCTTATGAATATAACGGTAGTAATAAAGTGTATATCGTAGATTTCGTGGACCATGAACAAAAACTAGTAATAGAAGTAAAACCCAAAGAACTTACGAATAATTCTCTTTTTGCTGCTAAGTGGAATGCTCTTGGTCAATGGGCCAAAAATAATGGGTATTTACCTTTACTCGTTAATCAAACGTGGTTAGTTAGTAATACTACTAGCATTGACTATTTTAGGTTTGATAAAGGAACAGGTGATAAAATAAGGAATATATATGAAGTTAATAAAAAGAACTGAGATTTCTAAGCCAAACGAAGTATACAATTTACACATCAAAAATGACCATAATTATATTGTAGAAGGGGCAGTAGTTTCTAATTGTCACCAAGCTAAGGCCAATGTTCTAAAGGAGTTATTGACAGGCAAGCTTGCCAACGTACCAATTAGATGGGGATTAACAGGTACTATACCAAAAGAATTGATGGATCAGGTATCATTACTAGTCTCACTTGGTCCAGTTATCAGCAAGCTTTCTGCTAATGAGCTACAAGAAAAGGGAGTCCTAGCAAAATGTGAAGTTAACATCATACAGCTTAAAGATGATAGGGAGTTTTCAAATTACCAGAGTGAGCTAAAGTTTTTATTGGAAAATGAAGACAGAATAAATGCTATTGTTGGTATGATAAACCAGATAGCACAAACAGGTAACACTCTTATATTGGTGGATAGAATTTCGGCAGGAAGAAACTTAGCGGCTAAATTACCAGACTCGGTGTTTATTAGCGGTAGTACTTCACTGACTGAACGGAAAGAAGAATATGATGAGGTTGCGACACAGGATAACAAAGTACTAATTTGTACTTATGGAGTAGCAGCGGTAGGAATCAACATTCCACGTATTTTCAACCTAGTGTTAATTGAACCAGGCAAGAGTTTTGTAAGGGTTATTCAGTCAATTGGTAGAGGTATTCGCAAAGCAAAAGATAAGGATTTTGTTAACATCTACGATATCACAAGTAGCTGTAAGTTTTCTAGAAGACACCTTACTCAACGTAAGCAGTATTACAGAGAAGCAAATTATCCTTTTAAAGTTACAAAAGTGAGTTATTGAAATCTTGACATATTTATAGTATTGTGTCATAATATAACCATGAAGATATTAATTTTAGAAAATATTACTTACAACTTAGAAACATTACCAGAAGAAGTTGATGATCTAAGATTTGCTATCTTAGATAATAGCACTCCTACAAACGTGGATTATCATTTCATTCCTTTGATATTTCTAGAGTCATTTAACAGCACGGCTTTGGTGTTAAAGATAGGTGACAAAGTTATAAAAATGCCCATAGACTGGCAGATACTTATTGGGGAGAAAGAACACGGTGATTTAGAAGCACTACCTCTTACAAGCTTAAATGACAGGGGATTCAATGCATTTGAGTTCAACCCTCTTACATCTTTTTCCCCATCGTTTTTGCCCATAGAAATTCTTGATGTATACCCAGATGTAACGTGGTATGCGCCTAGATTAAAGAACGGACAATTTTTGTGTGTACCAATAGACGACGGAGAAAAACCTAGATGCATTTACTTTGTTAAAGAAGTCAGCAGAAATTGTGAAATTGTAGATTATTCATTAGTATTTTAAAAGGGTGTATAAAATGGAAACTGTGCTAAAGATTTACGAGAAGACTACCAACGACTCTACTGAGGTAGACGTAATGGGTGTTATTAGAACATTGTTCCCCGACGTTTCAGTAGAAACGTTTATTGAAGAGCGTACAAAGAAGAAAATTAAGAATGGCAATAATCGGACCGGCAAACTCAACAAGAGCTAAAGACTTATGACATGTCTAAATAATCTAGACATGGTACTAAATTACGCCCAATGATAGAACTGTATGGTTCAACACTCTTATATTCTAGGAAAAGAAGATGAATGTATTCAAGAGAATTATTAAAGCTTGGTTATTTGACGGCCAAGATGCTGATACTGGGCGATACGAAAATATACCTAAATTAGAGTCATCTTTACTAAAATCTGGAAATTATATTAACTTCAAGTTACATCACGCTAGCGGAGGATATGTTGTAGAATATCGTTCTTACGACCACACCGATGACGCATATACCACTTTCAAGTTAGCTATCGTTACTAACGAAGAAGATTTGGGCAAGAGACTCAAGGAAATTGTGTTTATGGAAGGTCTAGATAGATGAACTTTGAAATATCAAAAGATACCATTCAAGATTTGATTGCCATGTATGGTGCAAAACTAGCTATTCAGCAAATTCAGGAAGCATTTATGGCAGCATTAGAAACTGCCATAACTGAAATTCATACGGTAAACTATAATGCCTAAGCAGCATAAGTTATCAAGTGACGAAAAATTTCAAAATGTTGAGTTTGACTTGTTTGAGGCATTAGCTGCCATAGACAATAAAGATTATGGTTACTATGATAGACTTACACCTGAACAGCAAAAAAAGTTTATACCGTTCATGCTTATTCATTGGGTAAGTGCAGTAAAGGGTAACTCTGCTCTACAGCAATATTATCTTAGAAGCACTGATAACTATGCTAATATGCACTTATTCAATGAGGTTGTAATCAAGAACCCTAAGCTACAGTGGTTGATGCTAGTGGCTGCTAGCCCAGGTCTTGGCAAACAATATCATCAGTGGATACCCCATATTAAAGAACGAGTAGCCAAACTCAAGGATCCAGCTAAGCCCAGTGAAATTAAGGAATATTACAGAAAATTATACCCAAAAGCATCTTCCTCTGATATAAATTTGGTCACTGAGGTCTTTATAGATTCTCATAAGAAAAAGATGTATTTGGCTAACAAGTTCCCTTCAATGAAGTATGATGAAATAGAGCTATTAGCAGAAATAATCACAGATGATGAAATTAAAGAATACGAAAAAGATCACGGTAACTGAGAAATTTCAATGTAAATTTTGTGACAAGCTCTTTCAGAGAGAAACCTCTTTGGATAAACATTGTTGCGAAAAGAAAAGAAGATTTCAAATCAAAGATGAACCAGCTTCACGACTGGCATTTCAAGCATGGTTAGACTTCTATAAAACTAATACCTCTTATACTAAGCAAAAAACTTTTCTTGATTTCATCAGGAGCAATTATTATACAGCCTTCTACAAGTTTGGTAAATACTGTATAGACGTTAAGTGTATTCAACCTCTTTTGTATTTGAAATGGTTGAATGATAATAAGGTCAGAGTAGACGATTGGGCTAAAGATACATATTACGATAGGTTCTTGAAAGAGTATCTACGACATGAAGATCCATATGATGCATTGGCCCGAAGCATTGAAAACCTAAATGAATATGCCGAACGTGACAACATACAATTTAATGATTATCTAAGATATGGCAATCATAACATAATATGTCATTTGATAACTAACGGTAAAATTAGTCCTTGGCTTTTATATAACTGTGTTAGTGGGCTTCAATTTCTTGATAGTCTACCAGAAGGACTTAAGATTTCAATTATTGAATATATCGACCCAGAAAAGTGGGCGCTGATATTTCATAGAAACCCCGAGATAGTAACTCAGATACGCAAGATATTGTCAGAGGGAAAGTATTAAGTGATATTATGTTCCTATCAAGAGTATAACTCTTACTATAATATGTTATGTGTTAAAAACACACAATTATTAGCTTGAGTGATTAAGTAGTTAGAAGATTAATGTAGGGTCAGATTTGGTAGCTTTGATTATAAAGTTAGAAAGTATATTCGTATATAATTATGATTTCTACTTGAATCTTCATATATTTTATGTTATGCTAGATCATATTATATGAAAGGAATTTGTATGGCTAAACGCCATTTAATGGTAGACTTAGAAACTTTAGCAACCTCACGAAACGCAGTAGTGTTGTCAATTGGCGCTACGATATTTGACCCTACGGAAAAATCAATTATTGATACACTTTATCTTAAGGTAGATATTGAGGAACAAACACAAACCTATAACCGTTTCGTCAGTGAAGAAACTCTTAAATGGTGGAGCGAACAAAGTGAGGATGCTATTATTGAAGCAATGGGTGATGAAGGCCGTGTCAGTTATCGTGAAGCAATGGAAACACTAAGTAAGTTTGCATGGGGTGCAGATAGAGCCTGGGCAAACGGTTCAGTATTTGACATAATCATTCTTGAAGATTGTTTTGCTGACCTAGGCATGACCGTTCCCTGGCAGTTTTATAACATCCGTGACTGTAGGACAATTTATGAAATTGCCGGTGTAAGTCTCAAAGACAAGAAGTATAACACTAAGACTACTCATAAGGCTTTGGATGACGCCATTCACCAAACAGTAGTTATTCAGGATGCTTACCAAAAGCTTATCGGTCTAGGTTTAACTCATTTACTACAATGAACAGCAAACAAGAAAATCCTTTGCGTTCACTTAAGAAATTAAATCTTATTCAGTCTTTCAAGCGCTGTTTTAAGATGGTATTATTGAGACAAGCTTTGAATACGTTGAGAGGTTAAACATGAGTTATTTCCTCCATTATTTTATTTGATATTGTTTTGATCATAGATTGCCTAGAACGAAACATTCTGCTAGACTATTGAACAAGAAAACGGTGTGTTAACAGTTAATATGAGAACAGGTACAGATGTAGATATAGATGTGGCCTCGCGGGAAAAACTACTATCCCTAATTACTCATACCAGTGCGGCGATGCGAAATGTTAATCCTATACGTAAGCACCCAAGTGGTATCTATGTTTCTGATATCCCCTACGACCCTATTCACGACATGGCTGCAATAGATTATACTGAGGCCCAAGAGCGTGGATACTTCAAGATTGACATTTTAAACGTTCATGTTTACGAACAAGTTAAGGATGAAGAACATCTAATTAGGTTGATGCAAGAACCTGATTGGTCTATGCTATACGACCCGCGATATATTAGAAATCTAGTTCATTTGAACAACTCATTCAACATCCTTAAAAAGATGCCTGAACCAGTTGACAGTATTCCCAGACTAGCAATGTTCTTAGCTATTATTAGACCTGCCAAGAAGCATTTACAAGGTCTAACTTGGAAAGAGGTAGCAGAAACAGTTTGGGACAGAGAAGACGGTGAATATAGTTTTCGTAAAAGTCATGCCATCGCATATGCCCACTTAGTGGTAATTCATTTGAATTTAATGAGAGGAATACAATGATTTATAAAATTAGCTAGAAAAGCTAATGACAGGATGGTAGATACCCTCATAATTCAAAGGGCTCATTTAGTGGGGAAGTGATGATGTATAAAACATTGGTAAACTTTTCTACTAGACAGCCTGGATGTTAGAAGTAATAGAAATAACTAGGCAAATATGTAATGGAGAAAAAGATGAAACCGTTAATCAAGCATGCAAAATCCTGCCCTATAAATATATATATATCGCGGGAGATTATGATAATGCAGTTAGGTCAACTAGAGAATATTGTGACCAAGTTGGATATTGCGTTACCGTAACTCCAACCACTTATGTTTATACATCTGGTTCTGAATCGGGTGTTATTATAGGTCTAATTAACTATCCTAGATTTCCGGCAGATTATACAGAAATTCTTAAACATGCAACAGCAATTGCAGAGAAATTAAGGGTTGATTTAGGGCAAGAATCATATAGCATTGAAACACCAGACTCTACAATTTGGTATAGCTATCGTGAAAATGATATTATAAAGGCAGATTAATATGACTGAAAACCAAATCATAGTATGGCTTTTGTTTTTGATATTGGGATTGGGGATTTGTGTAATAACTTCTTCTCCCAATTGTTTTGCTTTACTTAGTTTGGTGTTGCTTACTTATCCTTTAATCTGTAGAGTAGTAAATACTGTTGCTAAGCATATAAATAACAAAATAATAAAAGATAGATAAAAGTTAGCAATGATATTAGAACTATTACCAGAAAACCATCCTGACTTAAAGCTTGTTTCAGAATTCTGGGATTTTGAAAAAGATGGCGATCCAGCTCAGCTGGTAACTCAATTAGGAAAAACCATGATGCTACATAACGCAGTGGGTCTTGCTGCCCCGCAGTGTGGAATTCATAAACGTATCTTTGTTATGGGCAACGATAGTAAGCTAGTTGCTTGTATCAATCCCAAAGTATTTTATCCAAAAACAGTTAAAAAAGTTAGTGACTATGAAGGGTGTTTAAGCTTTCCGGGCTTATTCATGAAGGTAAAGCGCCCAGAAATAATTATAGGAAGCTATCAAACAGTTACTGGCGAAGTAGTTGAACGTGAAATGTCTGGACTTGAAGCTAGAGTGTTTCAGCATGAGACGGACCACTTGAATGGGATTATGTTTGATACGTTAGTATCCAAGCTAACATTGGATATGGCAAAAAAGAAGAGAAAGAAGCATTCTATATTCTATTCACAAGAATGATACTTTTTCTTTTTGGATACTTTTTGATAATTCAGAAAAAGTATGATATTATAAAATCAAAAGGAGGTTCTTGCTACTTATAATATATCGTATGTAGTGAGGAATATAATGGATAAATGTGAATATTGTAAAGTAAATGATGTATTATTAAACAAGAAAGGTAAACCTTTAAGATATTGTTCTAAAAGTTGCCAACACTCACATACTATACAGAAGAGAAATCAGACAAATATCGCAAGATATGGCACAACTAACCCCATGATGTTAGATGAGGTTAAAGAAAAGCGTAAAAATACCAATATAGCCAGATATGGCACAGACAAGCCGTTTCTATTGCCTGAAATTCAAGAAAAATACAAAGCAACTTGCCGAATTAAATTTGGAGTAGATTTTCCGTCACAATCAGAAGGTATAAGAATTAAGCAGAAAGAGGCGTGGGTTAAGTATAAGAACAACCATCCTCTTTCAGATAACCTTATACGAAAAAAACGAGAAACAACACTATTTGACAAATTTGGTGTTAAGCACCCCATTCTACACCCTGAAATCAAGAAAAAAATTGAACAAACCAATTTAAAAATATACGGATGCCCAAATGCTGCATCTTCTAGTATTGTCACAGAAAAAATAAGTCAAAAATTAAATTCTTCCGAGACAAAAGAAAAAATAATTCAAACCAACTTGGAACGATACGGAGTTCCTTACTACAATCAGAAAAATATAAAAGAAGCTCTTCTAATATTAGAAGATAGTAATAAGGCCACTGAGATTATCACTACTTTGGGCATGACAGGAGCAGCCCAATTCTTGAACGTATCAATTGATACCATTAGAAAATATGTATTAATGCATGAAATTACTATTCAGAAACGTATTAGTGATTTTGAAATTCAAGTAGCTAATTTTTTAGCAGGCCTTCTACCAAATTCTCAAATTGTCAAGAATGACAGAACGTTGATAGGAAAAGAGTTGGATATTTATATACCTGACTATAATATAGCAATAGAATGTAACGGGTTGTATTGGCACAGTGAGTTGAATGGTAAAACAAGCAATTACCATATAGAAAAAACCAAACAATGCAAAGAAAATAATGTTAGATTGTTACATATTTGGGAAAATGACTGGAATATTAAACAACCGATTGTAAAATCCAGACTTAGCTCTGTTTTAGGAAAAAATACAACGGTTTATGCAAGAAAATGTATGATTAAAGAGGTTAATACAAAAGATACTCAAGAATTTTTATCTAACAACCACCTTCAAGGATATTGTGCTTCTTCTGTAAAATTAGGATTATATGAAAATAATAAATTGGTGAGTCTAATGACTTTTGGAAAAAGTAGATTCACACGCAAGTATGATTATGAACTTATCCGCTATTGTAATAAATTGGGAATCAATGTAGTAGGAGGTGCAAGCAAATTATTTGCATATTTCATCAAACAATACAGCCCTAAAAATGTAGTATCATATTCTTCTATAGATTTTAACACTGGCGAAATGTATTCTCATTTGGGGTTTAAAAAAACCCATTCATCATGTCCGGCATATTATTATACTAAAAATTACTTAGTTCTAGAAAATCGCATCAAATATCAAAAGCACAAACTAAAAAAGATATTACCAATCTACGACGACAGCCTATCAGAATGGGATAATATGAAATTAAATGGGTATGATCGGATATGGGATTGTGGCAATGATGTTTGGTTATGGGAGTCTCTTTACTAGTATAATGCTTTTTCTTTTTGAACGTTTTTTTGACAACTCAGATAGAGACACTATAGGTCCGTGTAGTATCTCTAATCCTTTATTATTAAATGTTTTGGTGTAATTCTTGAAAATTGTCCACTCGTCTTTCAAAAATATGTTTATAGGAATTTGTCTATTGGATTCCCACCACCATATGTCACCCAGTTCTAAGAACCTTACCTTAAGTTCAGGTTCAACTATAGCACCGTAATCATATATTGTGGTTACGGTATCATCTCGGTTTTGTATTATCCCAACATAGTCTTGGTTGTTGTATGAACAAACAGTAATGTATGGGTGCAAGTCGCTTAATTTTTTAAAAAAATCCTCGTTCATTTTCTATATTTAATTCTTATAATTTGCCCAAATATTTATTTTTACTCTACAAGCTAAATAGTAGCAGTCAGGAGAAAAAAGTGTTTAGTACTTCAGTATATCATTATGTCCCAAGACAATTGGTTACTGTTTTGACAATAGATTCGGTAAGGAAGTATGCGCCCGTGTATAGTAAACCATTAGTTCTTCATAAAGGTGTAGAAAACAAGCTATCGTTCCAGTTTTTGAACAACGAACAAAAGCCCATCAACTTAACTAGTAATCATATCATATTAAGGATTATTGATAGCACGGGAAAGAAAATTCTCTTGGAAAAAGAATTAGACCTCGAGTTTGCTTTGACTGGTATAGCTTCATTGAATGTCGTGCCAGATGATATTGAAGGTATTGATTCTCAGAAAGCCTTTTACTCGCTAGAAATCATAAGAGGCAATAATCATTACCCGGTATATCTGACTAAGAACACAACGGCAAGAGGCGAAATGACAATTGTAGACAGCATCTTACCGTCGTTTATACCGTCTGATATCTTGACCATACCAACTCTCACTGAACCGGTTGTTTTCCCTGCCAACTACCTAAGCAGTGTATATAATTCTAATTCGCTTGTTACTACTTTCCAAGTTACATTGAATGATTACACAGGAACATTTACTATAGAGGGCTCTTCCCAGTCACTTACAAGCTGGTATGAAATTGATACTTATAGCTATACTAACAAAACCGGGACAGTTGGGATAACGGTTAAAGGATATCACCCGTTACTTAGAATAAAATTCAATAGCACACAGGGAATAGTTACCAATATTCTTGTAAGATAGTTACAAATTGTGCTATACTTTGATAATACAAACTATGTTGTCACGCGTTGTGCACAAAAAATATCTTTCTAAAGAACAGGCTCTATGCAATAAAAATTAATGCTTAATATACTATCAATAATACCAGGTAAGAAAAAACGGACGTCTAAGGGATGGGTCGTGTTTAACGCCATCTGTTGCCATCATCGAGGCCACAGGCCCGACAAAAGAATGCGGGCTGGTATTATCAGTGATGGTAGAAGCCAAACTTATCATTGTTTTAACTGTGATTTTAGCACAAGACTAACTCTTGGAAAACCACTGAGCAAAAAGACTAGACAGCTTTTAAAGTGGGCCGGATTAGACGATGATGAGATTAATAAGTGGAGCATTGAAAGCCTCAAGCAAAAGGACATTTTTGATTTAATTCCAGAATTTCACAATAAAAAGATTGAGTTTAATCAAGTGCCCTTGCCTAGCAATGCAGTGTTGCTTGACAAAAACAACATAGCTCATAAGGTTTATAAGGACTTTTTATGGAAAAGAGGATATTCTCCCGATGACTATCCATGCTATGTTACACCCAATGATAAAAATACAAGGAACAAGAATAGAATCATTTTTCCTATTACATATAAAAACAAAAATATCGGATATATTAGTAGGTATATTGATGACAAGTTACCCAAATACATGAAAGAAAATCAACCTGGTGTATTATTTGGTTATGACTTACAGAAACCTGAATATGAAGTAGCACTAGTATTTGAGGGGGTGTTGGATGCAATTGCTTTTAACGGTTGTGCATTAATGCATGACGATATTAGCGACGAACAAGCTATTCTACTCAGGAACTTGAATAGAAAGATTATTGTAGTACCAGACCAAGACAAGACGGGCATGAACATCATAGACAAAGCGTTAGAATTGGGCTTCTATGTTTCACTTCCAGACTGGTCGCCTAGAGTAAAAGACGCTAATGATGCAATTATTAAATATGGCAAAATTCCAACACTGCTAAGTATACTACAAAACGCAACTAGGAACAAAATTATAATCAAGATGAAAAGGGAAAAACTTGCTAAAAGAACTCAATCATAACTTACCGTTTTCTTGTGTTAAGACTTTATACTCATGCTAAAAAAAGTTGTTTTATTTCTTAGAGGTGATATTATATTAATATGGCAAAAATTACAGAATACACCCCAGAGATACAATCATTGTTTTTATCTATTATGTTAACCGTGCCTGAGTTATATACCAGGGTGGCTAACATATTTAATGTTGAGAATTTTTCTAAATCTGTTCGTCCGGCCGCAGAGTTCATAAAAGATTATGTAGAAAAATATTCTTTTGTTCCTACTATAGAAGTGGTAAACAAGATGACTTCGGTTAATCTTGAATGCCTTGATTTAGATACTGATACCATAACTGATTTCTTTTTAGAAGAATTTGAGTCGTTCACTAAACGACAAGAGCTTGAAAGAGCTATTCTTAAAGCAGCCGATTTGCTTGAAAAGGGTGAGTTTGAACCAGTTGAGAAATTAGTCAAAGATGCGGTACAAATCTCATTAGTCAAGAACATGGGTACAGACTATTTTGCTGACCCTGAAGACCGCCTAAATAGATATTTCAACCAAGGTGGTCAGGTATCTACAGGCTGGCCACAGCTTGATAGAATCATGTATGGCGGTATGAGCAGAGGCGAACTAAACATCTTTGCTGGTAGCAGCGGATGCGTCACTGAGGATACCTTAGTTGAAGTCATTGAACTACCTGATCTTACCTTAGAGTAAAATATCATATGTAGTATGATTATCTTAAAGAGGTTTAAAATAGATGAATTATGTAAATGTAAGCAAAGAGTTAGAATATCTTAGACAATTTTACACTTTTGCAGAATTGGATAATTATGCAAAGGGCAATGATGCTAAAATAGTATCATTATATGAAAAAACCCAGCCAAAAAAAGTTCCGATAGGTAGTTTATACGGGAAAACTGAAAATTCTAACTTTGTAGTAAGTAGTCCTGACGGATGGGTGCAGGTAATTGACTGTATTCAAAAAATAAAGTCAGATATGTATAATGTAATTTTTAAAAACGGCACTCATATCAAAGCTAGCCATGATCACTTATTTCAGAAACCTGATCAGTCATGGCATTATGTCAGGGATCTTAATAAGGGTGATGTAATTTTAAGCGAATGGGGATATGAGGAGATAGAGGAAATTTCTTCTTATCAAAAGAAAACTAAAGTATATGATTTGTCAGTTGGTCATAAAAATCATAGATATTATACTTCTGGAATTTGTAGTCATAACACGGGCAAAAGTTTAGTTATGATGAACTTGGCGTTAAATTGGTTAAGTCAGGGATTATCAGGGGTTTATATTACTCTTGAGCTTAGCGAAGAATTAACCTCGCTAAGAACTGACGCCATGATGACAGGCATGAGTACCAAAGACATACGAAAGAATATTGAAGATACTGCCTTGAAGGTTAGACTACAAAGAAAGAAAATGGGCCAGTACCGAATTAAGGACTTGCCAGCGCAAAGTAATGTAAATGCCATCCGAGCATATATCAAAGAGCTACAAGTACAGACTGGTATCAAGATTGACTTTGTTATGATTGACTATTTGGACTTGGTCATGCCGGTAAGTGTTAAGGTCAATCCCAATGACCAGTTTATTAAGGACAAATATGTTAGTGAAGAGTTGAGAAACTTAGCCAAAGAATTTGGTGTGTTGATGGTAACAGCAAGCCAGTTAAACAGAAGTGCAGTAGAAGAAATTGAATTTGATCACAGTCACATTGCGGGCGGCATCTCAAAGATAAATACAGCAGACTATGTTTTTGGTATATTTACTAGCAGAAGTATGAGAGAGCGGGGCAAATACCAAATTCAGTGTATGAAATCTCGTAGTTCAACTGGGGTTGGGCAGAAGATTGATTTAGATTATAATATAGAAACAATGCGTATTACGGATAGCGGTACAGAAGATACTAAGCAAGAACCCCAAACACCGTCAAGACTTATGGACCAAATAAGAAAACGCGAAATCATTGATCCAGAAACGGGTGAGATAACAGAAGAAGTGCCTAAAATAAGAGCAGATGTTAGAGGAACTAGTTTAAATAAATTGCTTCAGTCACTTAAAAAGGATCACGGTTTGAACTAGATGAATGAGTTAAAATCTATAATAACAAAATATTGCTACAAAAAAAACGGGAGTGTAAATGGTCGGTGTAACAAGAAAATATGGTGGCAAAGTAGAGGCTTAGAAACATACTATCAGCAGATACTTGAAGTTACTGATTTTTTACCCGAAAACACTAAAATTAATATTCGTTTTTATCATATACTAAATGATATTTGGAATATACCAAAATGTGCTTATGTCAGTTGCGACAAAAATGTTGCATGGCACAAATCAACCAATCGTTATTCATTATATTGTTCTCGTAGATGCACCGCTCTAGCGAATATTAAAACAGGAAAAGAAAATTGCTTTTCAAAACGCAAAACCAAAGAAAAAATAAAACAAACCCTTGTACGAAAATATGGTGTAGACAATTTTTCCAAGTCTCATGAATTTAGTGATAAAATCAAGAATTACTATTCTTGTTTGTCCCAAGATGATAAAAAGTACATACAAAGCAAAAGAGAAAATACCAACTTGCAAAAATATGGTTATACTACTCCTTTACTAAGCAAAGATGTTCAGGAAAAAATACAAAACACACTTCTGGAACGATACGGTGTAGATTCACCTTCAAAAAGCAAGATTATACAGGCTAAAAAAGCCAACACCAATCTACAGAGATATGGTGTGCCCAACTATAATCAGCGCTATTTAGGAGAAGAAACTATCAATAATTTGTGTGACCGAGAATGGTTAGAAAAGAAAATGGCCCAATCTTCCATCAAAGAAATAGCCACAGAACTAAATATTTCTTATTCGGCGTTGTGTTCTTATATTAGGAAAGCTGGGATAATACTAACTAACTATTCATATTTTGAAACTGAAGTTTATAATTATATCAAAGAAATACGCCCTGACATTGAGGTAACAAGAAGAGACAAGACCTTATTAAAAACATCTAAACAAGAAATTGATTTGTATATTCCAGAACTAAAGTTAGCAATTGAATGTAACGGTATTTATTGGCACGGTGAAAATAAGGGAAAACACAAATACTACCACCTAGGTAAAACTGACACCTGTTTACAAAATTCAGTTAGATTAATTCATATTTTTGAAAATGAATGGGCAGGTAAACAGGATATAGTGAAAAATCGCTTATCAGTTTTATTGGGAGAAAAAACAAAAATATACGGAAGAAACACTGTAGTTAAAAAAGTGACCAAAACTGAAGAGCGTCAGTTTCTCGATGCCAACCATCTGCAAGGGTATGTTCCTTCAGTAGTATGTTACGGTTTATATTACAATGATATATTAATCTCGTTAATTAGTTTTGGAAAGTCAAGGTTTAGTAAAAATATAGAATGGGAGCTTCTTCGTTACGCAGTCAAAGATACATATTGTGTTCTAGGAGGGGCCAAAAAACTTTTCTACTCGTTCATTAATGATTTTTCACCAAAATCAATTGTTTCCTACTCTGATAGACGCTGGTTTACAGGTGAATTATACAAAGCCCTTGGTTTTATTTTTTCACATTATTCAAGTCCTAATTATTACTACGTTGAGCAGAACGGGGAATTATCTTCTAGGCTACGTTATCAAAAGCACAAACTAAGTAAAATTTTACCTAATTACAATCCAGAATTAACAGAATGGGAAAACATGCTATGTCATGGATATGACAGAATTTGGGATTGTGGCAATTCAGTATGGTTTTATTTCAAATGACTAAATATATCTGATGGATAAAATTTTATGAGAAAAAAAACTCGGTCCTTGTTGGAAGAACTACAACACTTAAGTGATACCCGCGATATTAACCATATCATTGAAAATAGAGCATCCAATATTATTACTAGCGCCATCAATTTAATTGAGTTGATGGAAAAGCATTACCCTTCCGACAAAGTTTTGATTCTTGAAAAGAAGCTTTTAAACGCCATCAGAACAAAGGACCAAAGTAAATTTACTAGAACTTTGAGGAAGAAAACCGGTAATGAAAATGACAGGTAGTTTACTCAACGAAGGCGGTTCTTTGCCGGGAGTGGGGGCAATTCATATTAGTGAAATTGAACCTACTCTTAGACCACTTGAAAAATTTTTAGGTATAGACTTAGTGAATAATATGCTCGGCAGCGCCGGCAAGAAAAAGTTCTCTGGCGATATCGATGTGGCAGTAGATTTAACCCAGGAACAAATACCAGAGTTCATAGAAAAATTAGAAAAATACCCGGGTATTTCTGACATTAAAAAATCATCTGTCATTATGTCTAAGGTAAAAATCAAAAACTTTGATCCTAGCAAAGAAACCGACAAAAAAAGAACAGGTTACGTTCAAGTAGATTTCATGCCAGGCGAAATAAACTGGATGAAAACCTTCTACCATGCACCATATGAGAAAGATTCAAAGTATAAAGGAGTATATCGCAACCTACTATTATCTTCAATCGCAATGTTCTTAGACAGAAAAGAATCAAAAGAGATAATTCCTGACGGTAGACCAAAAGAAGTAGAGCGTTTCTTATGGAGCCCCACGGATGGTTTAGTGCGCATCGTACGAAGACCAACCCCAAACAAAAAAGGCGACGGATACACAAAGGCAAATTCAAACGAGATTATAGGTGGACCATACAAGACTCCTGAAGAAATAGCTAAGGTACTGAAACTAGATAGTCCTGATGATTTGTATTCTTACGAAACATTAAAGAAGGCTATTGACAAGAATTATGAACCAGAATTAGTTAAAAAAATTTTAGCAGACTTTAAGGAAAACCCTATTGTCCAGCAATTTGGTGTCCCTACTGATTTAGTGTCAGAATCGTTCGGCAGCGAATGGTTCAGGGTTATAATGGATATGATAAAATGAAAATAAAAGAGCTCTTAGAAGCAGAGGTTAAGCCCTACACTAAAGAAGAAATAGCCAAAGAAAAGGCTATCTCTATTTTAGAAAAGTCAATATTCTTTGAAAATAACAAGAGCCGCCCATTATGGCGAGGCACAAGATCTAATTTAGCAGAAGTTATCCTTATAGATCCATCTGATGGCATAAGAAAATCAGAAAATACTGACAATTACTATACATTATTGATGGATAATTCGCCTTATTACCAAGGCTGGCCAAAAAGAAGCAAGTCATTGATATGCACTACTAACCCTTTTACAGCAACTTACTATGAAGGCCGAATATATGCTCTTATACCATTGAATGGCTCAAAGATAGGAGTGTGCCCCGAAGAAGACATATGGAAAACAAGTGTAGAAATCTTAAATAGTGAATCTTTAGTAACGTTCGGCCAAATCTCCCTAATGATGTATAATTTAGGATTTTCTGATAAGTCATATCAATCTTTATTACACTGGTCAACAACTAACAAATTTATAAGACGACTGGATGAACGTTTCCCAGAACACAATTTAGGAAATAAGAACTTCATAGAATACATGCATGAACAAATGTCTCCTGAAAAAACCGGAATGAAACTTGAAACGGCAGAAAGTATGGATGTGACAAACTATCCTGATAATGAGTGCTGGACAGATGGCAAGTGTCTCTTAGTGAGGAAAGATATATATAAGCAATTATTCGGAGTTACTTTCTCGTCATGAAAATGAAAGAACTCTTAGAAGCAAAAATTATACCTCAGGGTGTTGAACCGGTTAATGTAGAAGTCTTAAAAGACTTACTATATAGCCAGTGTTCAGAGTTCATGGCAAACAACGCCAAAAGACCATTGTTCCGGGGTACACAGAAAAAATATGAACCCATAGTGATTATTGATCCAACAGTTGGGTTACGAAAATCAAGAGTCATAAAAAATCATTACACATTATTGATGGACAATTCCCCTTATTACCAAGGCTGGCCAAAAAGAAGCAAGTCAGTGGTATGCTCTACTAGTTATTCGTATGCTGCCGATTTCGCTAAATTTGGTACGAGGGTTATTGTTCCATTTAATGGAAGTAAAATTGGTATCACTCCTTATGCTGATATTTGGGCCACGCCAGTTGATTTATCTAAAGTTGCCCCCGAACTCAAATATTTTAATCATATTAGTTATCTATTAGAATATTTTAAAGTACCTGATAATAGTTATGAAGTCATGCTTGAATATATGCAAACACCAGACTTTCATTATAACTGGAAAGAGCGTTTTCCTAACATTGATTTAAATGATTTTGATTTAATAGGTTATCTACACAAGGTTATGTCTCCAGAAAAAACTGGAATGCAACTATCCAATACTGAAAACTTCAAGCGCGCATTGTACCTAAATAAAGAATGTTGGGTGGGCGGTAAGTGCTTATCAATAAAGCCTAGCGTATATGAACAAATTGTAGGAACATTTATAAAATGAAAATTCAAGAGCTACTCAAAGAAAGCATTTTGTTAGAAAGCACTCATAGAACTCCTCACCCCGAAGATTCAGTATTCAGTGGTTTAGAAGCAGTACAAAGCATGGTTGATTCACTATATTGGGTAATAGAAAATCCACGAACAATCACTATCAAGTTTGATGGTTTTCCTGCGTTAATATTTGGATATAATAGTAAGAAAGAATTTACTATATCAGATAAGTACATGTTTGACAAGGGAGAAGAATATTTAGGCACCAGCCCAAAATTTTGGGAAGAATATGACAGAAGTCGCGGCAAAGATAGGGGCGAACTATATCAAAAGCTAGCTAATATCTGGGAAGGATTGAAAATAGCAGTCGGCAGCAATACGGGCTTTTATTGGGGAGACCTGCTATGGGGTTTCCCTCTCAATGAGCAAGATAATATGTTTATTTTTAAGCCAAACACTGTGACGTATTCAGTTCCTGTAAACAGCAAGCTTGGTAAAAAGATTGCCGGAACTAAAGGCGGTATCGTAGTTCACCAGTATTTTAGAGCCATTGGCGCAACACCCGTGCAATGGAATGGTCAGGGATTGCAGGGTAATAGCCAAGTTGCTATTTTGACACCGAGTGCTGATATCTCATTTTCTCTGTCAAGACCGACCAAAGAGATTGCCCAGGTTAATAGAGCATTGCAGGATAATTCTGGACTTGATAAATTCTTGTCAGGCATGGCAGAAGTGGCTAAGAATGCTATCTTGAAGTATCTTAATCATTATGTAACTAGGCAAACCAATCAAAAGCTTTTGGACTGGTTGCCAACTCAGTTGAGCGGCAAGCAAGTTACCTTTTTACTTGGTAATGATGGATACTTGATAAAGAACCAAGAACAACTACAAGCAGCCATAAACCTTTATTTTGCTATAGCTAACTTGAAGAATAATCTTGTTGATCAATTAGAACAGCAAGTAAAAGGTATACAACAAACTATTAACGGTAAACCAGGAGGGGAAGGATTTGTCTTCAATACTCCGAACGGTCTGGTTAAACTAGTTAATAGAAGCATGTTTGGTGTGGCCCATTTTGCTAAAAAATAACCCAAAACCTGAATTTTTTGCCACTTAGTATAAATAACAGCATGAGCGTTGTCTCAATTTAACATAAGGAAACACTAACATGGCAGAATTTACAAGAGTAAACGGTGACTTCAAGCCAGTAATGAACTATGATGCACCCGAGTACATCAACACTGGTGTTAATGCTGTTACTTCAGCATCTACTGTACAGCCCCAAGGTCCAAAGCTTGAGTTCTTCACTGTAACTTTAACCGGAACTGGTACAACTGGCGCGCAAGTAAAGGCAGCTATTGATACCATTCAGCAGCTTGGAATTGTATACTTATATGAGTTTACCTCTTCTACTAATGATACACTGGCAGTAGCTATGTATCCGGCTGGTGCTTGGGGTGATGTAACTGCAACAACAGCTGGTTCACTAGACGAGGCTTTGACTACTGCACTTGGCGAAGCAGTAACAATCACTGCATCCGCAACTTTCACTAACTAATAGGCTCTAGTTAATCTATAAAAAGTCCGGGGATATTTTATCCCCGGATTTTCCTTTGTTAAATATCAGCATGACACAGAGAATAGCATGCTACACTCTATTCAATATAGAACAGACAAATATTTCAAATCGTGCTAGACACGATGCTACTGTGCCAAACTGGATAAAGAAGCGCAATACTCAGTCTAATTTTGATACACTTATACAAATAATATCCCTTAGAACACAACCAGAAAACATATCCAAACCAATAATGGTTGATATTACAGAAGACCTAAAGAAAAAATTAGGAAGCAAACTAACAATTGATAAATGTAAATTATGGTATTTTACGTTTGATATAAACTACACAAATGTGTATAATGACGGAAAGAATGAATTGGGACACCTTTATTATGATTGTAATGGTGTCCCAATGATTGAAGTTGATAGATGTTACACACCGGCAAATAGATTCTTAGATACTACTGAGGAATTTAGAAATGTGTTTTTTGAGTTAATAAGCTATGAATAAGAAAATTACAGACTTCTTTGACAAAATTATAGATCCCGAACTAGGGAAAATCGTAGTGTCAAAACAACCAGACGGTTATATGCTTTTTAGTAGGTTTTATGTTAAACAGCATAATGATTTGCTATATGAGGTAGTTGATATTAAGACCAACCAAATTGAACAGTTCTCCTACCTTAGAAATGCCATAGCTTACACATCTCTGATAAATTGCAAGAAATTTCGTTTAGCAAACAGATTAGCTAAACTAGACTTACAGTTGGCTAGTATTGATACTGACCTCAGCATATGTAAGCAGCTATACAGAACTTCAAATAACAACGAAATACAATGGCTCAAGTTTCATAATAAATCATACACAAGGAAAATGATTCTACATGAGATTGGTGAAATAATCAAACTTGCTAAATTTTGGCAGCAAAGGCAATTTTCTTCCAGCATGAATGATACTAAATTTAATTATTGGGGATAAATAAACATAATAATAACGGAAGATAACTATGAAACTTGATAGTCTTAACAACAAGCGCCCTGCCCAAAGAGCATTAAAGGAAAGTTTTGATATGAATTTTAATCCATCTAAGATGGACAAAACTCAGACTACTATTATGCTAGGTAAAGTTCGCAAGCTTATTAAGGAAGCTCGCTCTACCCCTGAATTTCACAAGTCACATCGTAATCCAGATTATCTAAAGATGCTGTTTATAGAGCAGGTATTGACAGAACATCTTAAAGTAGCTAAAACTAAAAGAATCGTAGTTGAAAATGAATCTGTAGAGAAATCACAGGTTATTCTAGCAGCACAGGACTTAGTTGATACTGTACAGGAAATGTACGAAGATGTTAATGACCTAGTAGTTAAGGAACTGCCTGCTTTAGTCGATTCAATCCAGTCACAAATTGGAGTCAAAGAAGGTAAACAGTACAACAACCAGGTTTCTGGTCTTTTGTCTACACTTGAAGATACTCTCAGAGAAACACAGATCGGTCTTCGTTCTGCTCTTAATGTCTTAACAGGTGAAGGAGACGAAGAACCATTTGATGTAGACGACACGGACAGTGATATAGACCTAGACACGGACACGGGTGATAAAGACCTAGATACAGATAATGATATAAACCTTGATATGGACATGGACGACCCGGAAGATGAAATCAATGCAAGGACAGTCGGTAGAGAACTTAGATAATGTTCTTATTTGAGCTTGAAGGGCAGCCAGACTTTGCTCCCAAATTGGTTGCTCTTACTAACCAATTAAAACAAAATTTTGAAGAAAAGGGATATCCACGTTGCTTTACTGTGGACCACTTATTAGCATACTTTGCTAAGTATGATATAATTATAGACCTAGACGATCTGTACAATATGATACAAGTCCCTCCGCTAAAAGACTTGATTAGTAATATTCAAGGGAAGGATATTGTTTTTGTCGGTCAGTCGGAAAAAAAGCCTGACATTGAAATTCCAGACGAAGAAAATGATGATACCGTAAAAAAGATGGCTGATAGAGCCATGAAAAGAAGATAGTTGTTTCAGCAATAATATTGTTGTTTTAGCAATACTATTTTAGTATAATACTATTATGTTAGTAAATAAATTTGATTATAAGCCATTACACAGAATAGCAACTGATGCTGGAAGGAAATATATTACTCCCGACAATCAGGCCCTGGCAAGTGTGACTACTATTCTTGACGCTACTAAGCCACAAGAGTCTAAGCAAGCTCTTAAAGAGTGGCGCAAAAGAGTAGGTGAAAAGAAAGCACAAGAAATAACTAGCGCAGCAGCAAGTCGTGGTACTAGGATGCACAGCTACCTAGAAAACTATATTATTGAGGATTCTTTACGAGAACCAGGCAAGCATCCTATGAGCATACAAAGTCATAACATGGCTGCAAAAATAATAGAGCACGGTCTTTCTAAATGTGACGAATACTGGGGCGTTGAAGTTTCTTTATATTTCCCTAAGATTTATGCAGGTACTACTGACCTAGTTGGTGTTTGGCAGGGTAGACCGTCTATTATAGATTTTAAACAAACCAATAAAGAAAAAAAAACAGAATGGATTGAAGATTACTTTCTGCAACTAGCCTTTTATGGAACAGCCCACAATGAACTATATGATACAGATATTAAGACTGGTGTAATCATGATGTGTACGGTCGATTGTAAATATCAAGAATTTTCAATTGAAGGAAATCAGTGGAACACCTATGTCGATAAGATGTGGCGAAGACTTGAACAGTATTATACATTACTAGTTAAATAAAGTCCAGCCTTCGCAGTTTTTTCTTTTACCTAGTATTACATTTCTTACATTAGAATGATAAATTGGATATTTTTTACAAGTGCGCAAGAGTAGTTAGGGATTTACGACCCAGTGAACTACATTTTTAGCTATCATAACAATACTATACCAAGTTCCTCTGACCAAGCATAAATAAGTGTAGTCAAGGACAAGATTACACTTATGAGCATTATCCAGATTTCAAAAATACAGCAGCGCACTGGTAACTTAGTTGATTTGCCGCAGTTAGATGAAGCTGAATTGGGCTGGGCCACTGATGCTAAGTTACTCTTCATTGGTAAGACCACTCCGAATGAAAACGTCGAAGTTCTAACAGCATATAGCCGTATCAATTTTAGCCAGTTAAATGGAAGTGTTGGCAATTTAAATATTCAATCTAATACATTAACTGCTGGACAAGTAATGACTTATGACGGCACTTCATGGGTTAACAGGGGAGGAAAAGCAGGCGGTACTATCACACTGGGTGATGTTTCTAATGTAAAAATTACCGGCGGCGCAATTAGTTACGTGCTAGAAACAGACGGGTTAGGTAACTTATCTTGGACCCCCAAGTCAACTATTATTGCTTTTATTAGGAGTGCCACTAATGCTAGTCCGGTGGTAATTACCACCACTCAAGAACATTTTTTTACTGATGGTCAGCGAGTTACTATTACCAACGTTCCGGGCATGACTCAGTTGAACGGTAACTCATATTTTGTTAATGTATTGTCTTCTAATACTATATCTCTATTCACTGACGGTACATTAACTACACCGGTTAATGGCACAGCTTTTGGAATTTTTCCTAGCACAAACGCTACCAACACTAGTGCTGCTAATAACAGGATAACTGTAACTGATTCGTCAGCTTTCACATTAAACCAAGCAATACAATTTATTGGTGACTTGGGTTCAAGCACTCTTCTTGAGAACACAACTTATTATGTTAAGAGCAAACCAACTGGTACAACAATAACCGTATCTGAAACATTAGTGGCAGGTGTTGCAGGAGATACCAAGAACTTGGCCACTTCAGCAATAACTGCAACAGTATATGCAACTGGTGCAAGATTGGTTTCTACCGTAGCAGGTGGAAGCGGTGGCACAGGTACCCCGGGGGGTTCTCCAAGTTCAGTTCAGTATAATAGAAACAATTTATTAGAGGGTGATGCCAACTTTACGTGGGATTTCCTCAATCCTACGTTATCAGTTAACGGGAACATAAATGCAAATACTGCTACAATTTCCGGTATCACAACATCCAATCGTTTTGTTTCAACAGTGGCTACAGGTACAGCGCCATTTGTGGTCAATAGTACCACCTTAGTAGCAAACTTGAATGCAGCAACAGCCGGGACAGCGACTAATGCGGTAAACGTAACCGGTAGCAGTCAACCCAATATCACAAGCATTGGTAATCTCACAAACTTGACTGTTGCAGGAAACCTGAACGCAGGTAACATTATTGCTTCTGGTTCAGGTATCACAGACTTGAATGCTTCAAACTTGGCAACAGGAACTGTTCCAACAGCAAGATTATCGGGAAGTTACAACATAACTGTTACTTCTGCAAACACAGCACAAACAGTAACTAATGCATCACAACCAAACATCACTTCACTAGGTACGTTAACTGGGTTGACAGTAACTGGAAATGTGCAATTGAACGGTCCTACAGTAAATTTAGGTCAAGTAGGTAATATTGTAATTCTCGGCGGTTCATCGGGTCAAGTATTGACTACTAATGGTGCGGGCGCTTTGTCTTGGCAGACAGTATCCTCAGTAGCTACGGCACAAACAGTAACCAACAACGCCCAGCCAAACATTACAAGTGTTGGCACTTTAACATCATTAACTGTGTCAGGTAACACATCGCTAGCTAATGTTTCTGCTACGAATATATCTGGTAATGGCACAAACATAACTAATATCAATGCCAACAATATCACAACTGGCACAGTATCTACGGCAAGACTTGGTACAGGCACAGCAAATAGCTCAACCTTCTTGAGAGGGGATGGTGTATGGCAAGCAATCTCGGTAGCCAACGGGTTCACTGGATCACAGGGCTTTACTGGATCACAGGGTTTCACTGGCTCGCAGGGCATTCAAGGTATACAGGGAATCCAAGGTATTCAGGGCCCAATTGGCTTTACGGGATCGCAGGGTTTCACTGGCCCAACTGGTCCGCAAGGTCCAACCGGCCCAACTGGTCCACAAGGCCCAATTGGCTTTACGGGTTCACAAGGCATTCAGGGTGCAACCGGCCCAACTGGTCCGCAAGGTCCAATTGGCTTTACGGGATCACAAGGCATTCAGGGTGCAACCGGCCCAACTGGATC